CTGTGACACAGCCGGGCTGGCCGTTCGCCGCCTGACCCCCCGGGAATGCGAGCGCCTGCAGGGATTCCCCGACGACTGGACCCGATGGAAGCTCATCGACGGCCAGCTGGTGGAGCAGTCCGACTCCGCGCGCTACCGGCAAATCGGTAATGCCGTGACCGTGGACATCCCGGAATGGATTACCGGCCGCATCCGTGCGTTCGAGGCCGCGCTGGCGCCTCCGCTGGAGGACACCGCATAACCCACAGACTCCCGGCGCACCCGGCGCCGGGCAAGGAGCGGAACCGCCCCCGCGGCAGGACGGCCAACGGCCAGAGGGCGGGCGCGGCGTCGACACAGGCGCCGCAACGAGCAAGACGAGAACCAAAGGAACAATCATGCGTAACCGCTTCACCAGGGCGCTCGGCGTCCTCGCGGCCGCTGCCGGCATCGCGGGCCTCGGCCTGTCGGCTGCAGCTCCCGCCGGCGCGACCGTGCGTCCGAACGCCACCCCGGCGTGCGGCAGCAACTGCTTCGACTTGTCGTCGCTGCTCCTGGGCCGCGGCACGATCCAGAACGCCTACGTCCCCGGTGACACCGGGATCGGCGCGAAGATCGGGCAGGACGTCAACCTCCACGTGGCCAGCAACACGCAGGTCAACGAGGACTTCACCGGGGCGCAGGTCGGCACGCTCGGCGACTTCTGCTCGACGGCGCTGAAGCCCAACAACCTGCTCCCGCAGGACGCGTACGTGTGCATCAACTACCCGTTCTTCTACCCGGTGTTCGAGTCGGACGTCTCGCCGTTCGGGAACGAGACGGGCCTGTGCGCGGGCGCTGCACTGCCGGAGGCCAGCGGCGAGAACGTCACCCTGCAGGCCTGCGGCGTGTCCGGCTCGACGCTTTGGGTCGGTGACCTGAAGAACGAGAAGACGTCCCACGGCCACACCTACTTCCCGTGGGTCTCGGGTGGCAGCACGTCGTTCAGTCACCCGCTGACGCTGCAGGTCGACTCGGGCACCAAGTCGCCGCTCAACCAGCTGAAGCTCGCCCCGCTGAACACCCTGACCGGCAACGTCTCGCCGGACGCGCAGGAGTTCACCTTCACCTCGGGCCCGGCGAACTAGTAGCCGCGGGCTGAGTGCCCGCGCCAGCTCCGACCCCCGTGGCTGGCGCGGGTGCTGAACCCGTGATGACCGATCGAGGGGAAACACCATGTCGCATGAACTTCTGGAAGTGAAGCCGCTGACCACCGTGCCGTGCGCGTTGTGCGGGAAACCCGGCCAGGTCGAGGACATGACCACCGACGGCGACGGCCAGTTCTACTGCGGGCGCCTGAGCCAGGCGGCGCTGACGGAGTTCCGGGCGCAGATCAAGGCGTGCGATGAGCGGCAGCAGTCCGCCCGGGCTAACGCGCGTCTCGCCGAGATGGCCCAGGCCGCCGCTGAGGTCCAGGCCGCTGATCCCGCGGCCGCCGAGGGCGGCGAGCCGGCCAGATCTGACACGGCCGAGCCGGCCGAAACCACGGAAACGCCGGCCGGCGATGAGCCCGCCGCGGAAACCGACAGCGGCCAGGCGGGTGACGCGTCGTGACCACGCCCCTGGCCCAGCTGCAGCGCGCGGCGGGCATCATGCGCGCGGACGCGGCGCGGATGCGCGCGGAGATGGCCCGCTACCCGCGGACGTGGGGGCACGGGTACCGCGCTGTCATCGACGACTGCCTTGGCGGCCCGGCGGGGAAGCTGGGCGCCCGGTGGGATCCGGACACGGTCGACGCGGTCGCGGGGATGCTCGAGCAGGAAGCCCGGCAGTACGAGTTGTACGGCGATTCGGCGCAGCAGTTCCTCGCGGGTGATGACGGCGGTGACGTGGACCCGGCGATTGCGGTGGCCCGCGCTTACCTGGGGGAGGCCCTGTGACCCCAACGTGGCTTGCCGCGGCCCCGTATGTCGTGATCGTGGTCATGGTCGCCGGGGTTGTGGTCGTGGCCCTGGCAGCCATCAGGGCCCGTTACGCGGCGACTCCGCAGCGCCCGCCGACCCCGCCGAGGCTGGCCGCCCCGGCGGTCCCTGAGCCGGTGCCGGCTGCCGTGAAGGTCGCAGCGGCAGCCGGCACCGCCCCTCCGACGAGGCTCGGGCGGGTTGCTGATCGCCGATGAGCTGCCGTCACCCTGATCGCACCGCGGGCGAGGGTTCGTTCCCCCGGCCCGGGCCCGCGGTGTCCCCGGCGCGCGTACCCGCCCGCGCCGGCGCGGAGGGGCCGGGTTCCCCCCGGTCCCCGGCCCCTCCGCTTTCCGTGCCCCCGGTGGCGGGTGCCGGCGCACCCGCCACCGGGCTCGCCGACCAGGTTTTCGAAGCCAACGCGCGAGCCGAGCTTGCCTGGTGTCACCGGAAAGGACGACGGCCATGAGCAAGCCCCTGGCGCCATGCGGGACCAACGCCGCCTACATGCGCCACATCGTCGCCGGCGAAGAAACCGACCGGGCCTGCAAGGACGCCCACGCCGCCTACGCCGCCAGCCACAAGACCGCCGACGCCGCCGGGCGGATCCGCAAAGCAGCCATGGAGCAACTCGCCGAGGGGCACCCCGACCGGTTCCGCGACATCTGCGCCGCCCTCGTCAACGGAGAAAACCCGTGAGCCTCGACCCGACACGGATCCGCCTGACCACCGACCCGCTGACCCGCCGGATGACCGGCGTGGCCGCGCACGGCAACATCCCGTTCTCGGTGCCGTTCATGACGGAGATCGCGCACAACCTCTGGCAGGGCGGCTGCGAGGACGGCCTCATCCTCCCCAGGCAGATCAAGCACCTGGTGTCGCTGTACCCGTGGGAGTCCTACACCGCGAAGCACGAGCTGACCACCGCGGTCCACATCCGGATGCTCGACGGCCTGGGCGAGGACATGGGGCTCATCGAGCACCTGGCCCAGTGGGCCGCCGCGTGCAGGGCCGACGGACCGACCCTGGTGGCATGCCAGGCCGGCCTCAACCGGTCCAGCCTGGTCGTCGCCAAGGTGCTCATGCTCGACGGCTACACAGCCGCTGAGGCCATCGCGCTGATCCGGGAGAAGCGGTCCCCGGCGTGCCTGTGCAACCCCGCGTTCGAGGCGTGGCTCCTCGCCGGCGACGGCCGCATGGAATGCGCGGCATGCCACCGCAGGATCCTCCTGAACAAGGACGGGTCCCTGCGGCGGCACGGCAGGCCATGGTGCCCCGGGTCGACCATGCCGGCCGACGCCGTCCGCGGGGCCGAGCCGCTGGCAGCCGCCGTATGACCGCCGGGATGGACGTGAGGTTCACGGGCATCGAGCTGGAATGCACGCCCGACGGCAAGGTCATGATGCGCCTCGACGGGGTGGTGCTCGGCTCCGGGGACCGCATCATGACCGCCGACACCGCCGACGAGCTCGCCAAAGCCCTCGCAGCGAAAGCATCTGAAGCGCGGTCGATCCTCGAAGCCGAGGCCCGCAGGATCGCCGACGAACAAGAACTCGCCGAACTCCGCATCGTCGGCTACATCCCCATGTCAGTGCCACCCGGGACGGCCCGCGCATTCGCCAGGGCGCTCCTCGCCGCGTTCGACGTGACACCCAAGGAGGACGCCCCGTGAGCAACCGCAACCGCGCCCGCGACGAGATCGCCGACCGCCGGTTCGCCGAAGCGTCCCGCACCGGGACCAGGGCATCCCAGACCTCCAACTTCGGATCCGAAACCCCGTACCTGTCCCTCGGGAACGTCACCCGCGAAGAGTGCGCGAAAGCCGCAGCGACGATCACCGACATCGTGCTGCGGGTCGGTCACGGGAAGCAATGCGGGCTGACCGTCGAACCAGACAAGGACGCCTGCACCCACCCGGGCCACCTCTGGGACATGGCCGTCAGCGACATGTTGCTCGACATGCTCAAGCTGAAGGAGTTCGCCCGGTGACTAGGGAGCCTCGTCGGGGTGTGTCTTCTGCCAGTCGCGCCATTCGGCTTCGTACCGGCGGACCTGCTCGACGACGACACCCAGGCCGGCGGCTGCCTGCTGCTGGGTCAGGCCCTGCGCCTTGCGCTCGTCGAGGACGGTGCGGCCCATCTTGGCCATGGCCCGCTTGCGGATCTCCGGGATCACGACGTCGTGGACGTGGCGGAACTCGGCTTTCGCAGCGAGCGACGCGGTCATCGGGCTTTGCACCTCCTCATCATGACACGACACGACTGGACGTCCCCAGTATTACACGTTGGCACGCCAGATTACAACCTGATAGCGTCATGGAGACCGGACGTGTAGTGTCCCTGTCGTAAGGATGTTGCCAGCACCACGAGAAAGGGCGACCAGCCGGTGGCAGTCAGCAGCACGACACCCGGAAGGCTGCCTCAGTTATGGGCTGGCAGCTAGCCGAAGAGGTCGCTGCCGCACGCCCGGAGCGACCCGGACCGGAATGGTGGACCCTGATGGACATCGCGCTCGACGCGCGCTACGAGACCCGTCGAGGCATGCCCGGCCACGAGCACCTGATGGCCCGGGGCAAGTGCTCGCGGGCCACGCTGTACCGGCGCATTAAGGCGCTGACGGATTCCGGGCTTATCCGGGTCGTCCGGAAATCGGCTCCGGGCCAGCGGGCGATCTACGAGATCGCCATCCTTCACAACTTCTCCCCAACGGGTCTCGCAGTAGCTGAGACCCGTTCAGGTCTCACGCAAGGTGAGACGTGTTCGGAGTTTGAGGATGACCGAACAGATCTCACGGAAGCTGAGACCCGTTCGCATCTCACGATCGTTGAGACCCGTCCCGAGGAAGTTATCCACAACGGGTCTCAAAACGAGGGGCAACGGGTCTCAAAAATCGACGAACGGGTCTCACCAATAGTGATCCCCACTCCGTCAGATACCCCGTCAGTACTGAGCCGTCAGCCTCCGAATCATCTGTTGACCTCACCTGAGGTGGAAAGCAGCAACGACGGTGCAGTCAACGGCGGCATCAGTTTCACAAGCAGCCGCACTGACGTCGCGGCCGAGGTCGACCGCCAGTCCAACGCGCTGGCCGAGTTCATCCGCCAGCAGGAGGCCGCCGCCGCGGCCAGCCGGAACGGAGCATGACCATGACCACCGATATCAACGAGGGCGGCCGCCTGGACTACGCGCTGACCGGCGTGCTTTACCGGCACTTCCGGGACGCGGGTGCATTTCGTATCGAGAGCGAGGTCTACGAGGTCGCGGACGCGATCCACCTGGCGCTGCTCGGCGACGACATCGCCGCGCCGGACGCCCCGCTGATCCTGGTTCGGATGTCCGACGGAAAGTTCGTTGAGGTCGAACTCTGGGCCATCACGAACCCGACATCCCCTGAGCTGCGAGATGCCCAGCGCCGGTCCCTGATCCGGGCCCGGGAGCGCGCGGCGGCCCGGCAGGAATCGGCTGGCGGCTCGGCATGAGCGACCCGGATGCCCCGAAGTGGGAGAAGACCCCGGAGGACGCGACGTTGAAGGTCGCTCCGACGCAGCTGCTGGTGTGGGCGGCGGCGGAGCGTTCCCCGAATTTCGCGACGCAGCTGGGTGCGGCGATTAATGCGGCGCGGTCGGAGTGGCCGTGGGCGAAGGTAGCGGGGTTCGCTGCCCGGCTGATCACGACGGAGGGTTCGGATCCGGAGGATCTGACGATCGCGTCGCGGAAGCCGACGCTGAAAGCCCAGCCGGTCGCTGACCCGGAGGACACGTCGGCGCGGGGTGCGGCAAAGGCCCGGCAGATGATCGCTGAGAACGCGCCGGCGACTGCGGCGGCGCTGGCCCGGCATGACCTCGGGCGTGCGTCGTGAAGCCGCCCGTGCCGTACTTCGGCGGGAAGCAAATCCTTGGCGCCCGGATCGCTGCGCTGCTGCCTGCGCATGGTCACTATGTCGAGCCGTACTGCGGTTCCTTGTCCGTGATGCTGGCCAAGCCCGTGTCGGCCATGGAGACCGTCAATGACCTTGACCGGGCCCTGCAGACGTTCTGGCGCGTCCTGCGGGACCGCCCCGCCGATCTCGAGCGGGCTTGCGCGCTGACCCCGCATTCCCTGGCCGAATTCCGGGACGTTGAGGCAGTCGACGCCCCCCCCCAGGGCGGCGAGCTTGAGGTGGCGCGGCGGGTGTGGGTGCGTCTCACGCAGGGGCGTGCTGGGACGTTGTGTACTACAGGCTGGCGGCACTTCGTGAAGCCGACGGGGTCGTTCGGGATGCCCGACTACTTGACGGCCTACGCCGAGCGCATCGCCTCGGCGGCCGAGCGGCTGCACCATGTCTCGCTGGAATGCCGGCCGGCACTCGAGCTGGTCGAGTGGTACGGCCGGGCCGAGGGCGTGCTGCTGTACGTCGACCCGCCTTACGTCCGGTCAACCCGTTCGAGTGACGCTTACCGCCACAAGATGACCGACGCTGATCACCGCGACCTGGCCGGGGCACTTCGCAAGGCCAGGGCCTCGGTGGTGCTGTCGGGCTACCCGTCGCCGCTGTACGACGAGCTCTACGCAGGATGGAACCGGACCGAGTTCACGGCCGGCACGGGGCAGAACGCGGAGACGTGGGGGAACCGGACCGAGGTGTTGTGGTCGAACCGGCCGTTCCCTGCAGCGCCACTCGAGTTGTTCAGCGCGGAGGCGGCGTCGTGAGCCTCCGCATTGTGCCGGTCTCCTGGGATGCCGCCTGCGAGTTCGTGACCGTGTGGCACCGGCACCTAGCGCCCCCCCTGCGCAGCATCTTCCGGCACGCGGTAGCCGACGACCAGGACATTCTCCGCGGCGTAGCGCTCACGGGTCGGCCGGTCGCCCGGCATTTCGACGACGGGCTGACGCTGGAGATCACGCGGGTCGCGACCGACGGAACCCGGAACGCGTCGTCGCTGCTCTACGGCGCTGCGGCCCGGACGTGCAAGGGCTCGGGGTACTACCGCGTCATCACCTACAACCTGGACAAAGAGAGCGGCGCGTCTCTTCGCGCGGCCGGGTTCGTTGAGGTGGCTAAGCGGAAGGCCCGCCCCGGCTGGGACATGCCCGGCCGGCCGCGCGAGGACCGCGGCGCAGACGGTGTCGAACGCGGCCTCTGGGAGCGCATCTGCAACCAGGACGCCCGCGCCTGGACGACGGCGTCACGACCATCCGAGCCGGGGGAACAGCCCCCGCTAACCCTGTTCGAGGAGGCGTCGTGATCCGGCCGTCGTGCGGCACGCTGGCCGGCTTACTGGCGCACCAGGCGGCGGGGGAGCGGCCGTGCGGGACGTGCGTGTACGAGGACGCGGTCCGCCGGTTCGCTGCTGAGGGCCTGCCGTGCCGGCCGACTCCTGTTGGGTGGCTGGCCCCGGTGACCAGGGCGCAGGCCGCGGAGAACGCTGCGCTGCTGCTGGCCGAGGTCGAGGAATTCGACCGGTCCCACCGGGGCGGTGGTCGCCGGCCGTTGCGGGTGATCCGCGGCGGGAAAGGCCGCCGGGCGAAAGCTGCCTGACCCCCCGCCGCCACCTGGCGGCGGGCTGAAACCGAAAACAAACGAGGGGAACCACATGGGGATTTTCAGCGGGAAGACCACCGTCGATGACGACGAGAGGGAGTCGGAGTACCAGCGGCTGCTCAACGAGATGGCGCAGCTGCGGGCTGAGGTCCGCGCGCTCCGCGAGGAACGCCAGGGCCACAAGTCGGCCATCGACCTTGAGCGGCAGATCTCGAAGCTCCAGATCGACAAGGACCGGCTCGAGGAGGAGAACGCCCGGAAGCTCCGCGAGGCAACTCAGGACGCTGAGATGAAGGTCCAGGCCGCGACCCACGAGGCGGGGCTGCTGCTGAAGGAACGCGAGTTCGATGTCGAGTCGGCGAGGCGAGAAGCCGTCCTGACCGTCCGTGAGGGCAACCTCGAGGCCGAGCAGAAGCGGTTCGAGAAGGACATGGCGTTCCAGCGGGAGCACATGCAGCGGGAAGTCGACCGGTTCGACGGGATCGCGAAGTCGCTGATGGAACGCCTCCCGACGATCGAGGTCAACCTCGAGGCCAGCGCCCAGCCGGCGACCCGCAGCCGCGCGAAGGCGGACTAGGCCCATGTCGTACTACTACACGACGTCATCGTCCACCGGCACGATGATCATGCCGTCGACGTACGGCTCGGGGCTCGTCACTTACGCGCCGAGCCCCCCGCCGGCGCCTGTCAAGGCCGCGCCCCGGCAGGCGACGAACCTGACCCGGTTGCATGACCGTGTCGAGGCCACCTGCGCGAAAGCGAGGCTCGCAGCATGAACAACAACAACGGCACGGTGGGCTGCATCGGCCTGGTCCTCCTGGTCGTGATCGGCCTTGTCTACTTCGGTTGGGCCCGCGCAACGGAGTCGACGGTGACGATCAATGTGACGCGTCTCGACGACCAGGCCGCCGGCAACGGCCACCAGTACCTGGTGTTCACCAAGCAGGGCGTCTTCAAGGACACCGACTCGGTCCCGTTCCTGAAGTTCAACTCCAGCGACTTGTTCAACCAGTTGAACGTCGGCGCCACCTATAAGTGCCGGGTGAACGGGGCCCGCATTCCCCTGTTCAGCTCGTACCGGGACCCGCTGTCCTGCACCCCGGCCGGCGGGTGAGCGGCGTGCCCGGCAACTACGTCGATGACCTGGCCGACGACATCGGCCGGGAAGCCCCGGCGGAATGCCCGCGTGAGCTCCTGCGGATCTACGCGGTCCTGGCCCTGGCGAAGGGCACCGGAGTCACCGACGAGGACGTCCACAACGCCTGGGCGGCCTGGCGGGCCGGGACTGACCCGGGTCACCGGGCGCTGGTCCCGTTCGATGAGCTGCCCGCCGCGGAGCAGAACCTGGACCGGGCCTGGGCCAAAGCGATCCGCACGGTCGCGGCGGACATGGAACCGGAGTAAACCGCGTCGTCCCCCGCTTCCCGGTGCTGCGCGTACCGGGAAGCGGGGGACGGAGTCGCACCCCTGCAACCAAGAAAGGTTACTAGCAATGACCACCACCACGATTTCCGTCCCGGCGCCGAAGCTGCGGCTGATGCTGACCGCGGTCCTGGCCCACACCGACGCCGACTGCGACCTTCCCCAGATCAGCGGTGTCCGGTTCGACTATCAGGCGGGGGCGCTGTACCTGGTCGCGACGGACCGGTACACCCTCGGCGTGGCCCGCGAGGCCGTGCCCGAAGCCGCCGCAGCGGGCCTCCCCGACCAGGCTGCGACCCTCCCCCTCGCCGGAGCGTGGGAGTTGCGCCGCATCCTGAAGCGGCGCGATGACAAGGCCGTGCTCTGCGTCGGCGACGGCAAGATCACCGTCAGCGCCGGCGACGTCAGCGGCTCCTGGACGGCCGTCGCACCCGGGCACGCCGCCCAGGGAAACCCGTCTTTCCCCGGCTGGCGTGAGATGCTGCACGGCTTCCTCACAGGCACGCAGGTGCCGATGGGGGAGTTGGCCGCGGTCAACCCGGCCAAGCTGGCCCGGCTCACCCCGGGTCCTTCCCGCGCGCACGACTCTCTGAACATCCGGCTCCTGGCCCGGGCCGACAACGGGATCCCGACGCTCGTGGCCACAGCCGGAGACTGGTTCATCGGCGCTCTCATGCTGGTAAGGCTCGGCGGCGAAGCAGCCGTGGCCCGGCACTGGGCCGAGTGGACGGTGGCCACCGCCGCCGCCGAGAAGCCCGTTCCCGAGGCTGCCTCCGAGCCGGCCGCTGCGGAGGCCGTCAGTGCCTGACGAGACCGAGGGCCTCGCACCCGGCCCCGAAGCTGAGTCGGATGGGCTGAGGATCTCTGAGCCTGCCGCCGAAACCATCGCGGCCCTGCAGGCCCGGATCGCCGACTACGAGAACGCGATCAACTGGAACACGTCATGCCTGGCCTGCTCGCGCACGCTGGACGCTTCGATCGCTGACTACGAGCGGGCGGAACGCGCCGAGGAAGCCGCCGCGGCCAAGGACCAGCGCATCGCCGAGCTGGAAGCACGGGCCCTGGAACCCGGTCAGGTGGCGGTGACCACCGCGTTCCTCCGCGTGACCCTGCAAGACGCGATCCGGGCGTGCCAGCGGGACGCCGACGGCGGCGACCCCGAAGCCGCCGGCTTCGCCGCTGAGTACGGGGCGGCCCTCGCCCCGCTCCTCGAGGCGCAGTCCGTCGCAGCGTTCCGCGACGCTGTCGGCCGCGTCAAAGCGGCGGGGAAGGCGGCGACCTAGTGAGCCTCACCCCTGTCGGCGACTACCTCGCGAAGCGGTACCCGCCGGGCAACCACACCCACGCGATGGGCGACGACGCGCACCCGCTCGGCTGCCTCGCCTGGCACTCGACGTGCCTGTACGCCGCCGCCTGGCGGGAAGCACTCCGGTCGTTCGCCGCCGACCTCGACAAGGTCGCCGCGGAGATGGCCGGCAAGACCTCGGCCGTGTCCGACGTCATCGCTCCGACCGCGGCCATCGCGCTCACCGAGGCCGCCGGCCTAGCCCGCGCGAAGATGGAGGCCTCGCCGTGACGGACAAATGCAGCTGCACCTGCGGGAGGGACGCGGTCCCGCACAAGGACCGCTCGGACCTCTCCACGACCTGCCGTAAGAGGTGGGTAGGCCAGGGCTGCCCGCCCGGCCCGGTGGCACCCCCGTTCGGTCACGCCGCCCGGAAACTCGCCGCCCGGCCTCTCCATGCCTTCCCGGACGGCACGTGCGGTTGCGGGCACTGCGGCCTCCCCGCGGTCCGCCCGGCTAAGAACCCGGTCATCTCGGAGCAGTGCTACCGCCGTTCCCTCGCCCTTGGCCTCGGCGGGTACGTGCCCCCGCCGCCCCGCGTCGAGCGGATCAGGCAGGACGGCCGCCCTGCCCGCAAGTCCGGGTCGGCCCCCGCCATCCCGCCAGTTATCCCGCCGCCACCAGAACCCCCCGCTGCGGCGGTGTGGGCCGATGAGGCATCCCGCCGCATCCCCGCCGAGATCACCCGCGCCCGCGCCTACGTGACCGCCTGGAACCGCCGCGACTTCCGCGGCGTAGACACCATCCTCGCCAAGGTCGACGACCTCGACGCGTTCGACGCCCTCCTCGACACCGGCCTCGACGAAACCAAAGCCACGGCCGCGCTCGCCGAGCAGCTGGCCACCCAGTTCCCCCACCGTCAGCAACACGAAGAAGAAACGGCAGCAGCATGAGCAGGTTCGGCGACGACGACTACGAGGAGAACTTCCCCAACCAGTCGGCATTCTGGTGGGCCAACTACGAGCGGGCCCTCAAAGGCAAGCGCGGCCGGCGGCTCCTCGCCGACATGCGCGAAGCCCTGCTGGCGCTTCCCGAGCACAAGCTCATCGAAGGCGCCTTGTGCACGGTCGGCGCAACCGCTGAGGCTGCGGAGGAACGCGCGAAAGAGGCGGCGGACCCGAGTCCGTTTGGCCGCAGCTTCTACCCAAGCGAACTCGAGGACGCCGTTGACGGCCAGGGCGAGGGCGTCTGCGCGATGGGCGCCTACCTGTGGCACAAGAAAGTCAAGGCCGGCATGGACCCCGCCGAAGCATTCGCCGCGCTGCCCCGGCTGCTGGACAGCCAGGCGACCGGCTACGAGACCGCCCTTGCGGGCCAGCAAGCCGGAGTGGCGCTGACCCTGGCCTGGTCGCTGGCCTCCCGCAACGACGAGACCTACGGGCACATGACCCCCGAGGAGCGTCACGCCGCGTTCATCGCGTGGATCGACGAGCAGCTGGCGGCGTCATCGTGAGCACCACGAAGATCGAATGGGCCACCGATACCTGGAATCCGACCACGGGTTGCGACCGAATTTCAGCTGGCTGCGACCGCTGCTACGCACTGACGATGGCCGGCCGGCTCAAGGCAATGGGTCAGGCCAAGTACCAGACGGACGGCGACCCGCGGACCAGCGGGCCCGGCTTCGGCGTGGCCATCCACCCGGCGTCGCTCGACGAGCCGTACCACTGGGCCAAGCCTCGCCTGGTCTTCGTGAACTCGATGAGCGACCTGCTGCACGCGAGGGTTCCGCTGTCGTTCGTCCGTGACGTCTTCTCGGTGATCGCAGACACCCCGAAGCACACCTACCAGATCCTCACCAAGCGGTCGCTGCGCCTGGCCCGCGTGGCCGGCAAGCTGGACTGGCCACCAAATCTGTGGATGGGAGTGTCAGTTGAGAACGCGAGCGAGTTGGGTCGCGTTGACCACCTGCGGGAGGTGCCCGCCGCGGTGCGCTTTCTGTCCTGCGAGCCTCTGATCGGGCCGCTCGACGGCCTCGACCTGACAGGCATCGGGTGGCTGATCGCCGGGGGTGAGAGCGGCCCCGGTGCTCGGCCGATGCTTCCGGCATGGGCACGGCAACTCCGCGACCAGTGCCAGGCCGACAGCGTCCCGTTCCTGTTCAAACAATGGGGCGAATGGGCACCAACCGGCGCCGTCGGCATCGGCGGTCACGACCCCCGCCGCGGCTTCGTCGGGCCGCCTGTCGATGACCACGGCTGCCGCGAGGAGATCGCTCGCATCGGCAAGCACAAGGCCGGACGGCTGCTCGACGGCCGCACGTGGGACGAGTTCCCCGCCGAGTTGGCGGCATCGGCATGAGCGCCGTCGACGACCACCCGAAGGCGTTCTCGCTGACCGAGTGGGCACCCGGCACCTGGGCTCTCGAGATCCACGTCCGGGACCTCGGCGGGCCGCTGACGTCGACCAGCAAGCAGCTGCTCGTGAACGTGGCCGCAGCCCTGGTCCCGGTCCTGCGGGAACACGACCGGCGCCAGGCCGTGGCCGCGGCGGTGAGGCGGCGGTGAGCGCGAGCGCCGGGCACGCCACCCTGAAGGTCACCGGAACCGGGTTCCTCGCCGACCCGGAAACCGAGGCCTTTATGCAGGATCTCCTCTCCGCAGCGGCCGTGTTCTGCTCCGAGCCGGCGAACTTCCCCAGGTTCCGGCGGTTCATCCTGGGATACGCGACCGGGCCGGCCGCTGAGGCTCTCGCCGCCATCGAACCCGAGTTCCTGGGCCTGGTCTCCATGGCCCTCAGCCCCGATGGCCTCCATGCCTGACCCGCGGACCTACGTCCTCGAGTTGCCGGCGGGCACCCCGATCCTGACGGCGAACCAGAGCCTCCACTTCCATGACCGGAGTGACCGGGTCGAGGCGCTCGCCGCCGTGGTGACCCAACTCGTCCGGTCGCAGCGGCCGCCGCCGTTCGCCGGGCAGGTGGATGTGCTGGTCGAGTACGCGTCCCCTCCGCACCGGAAAGCTGACCGGCACCCGCTGTCGTCGCAGGAGGTCAAGGACGCGGAGAACATCGCGCCGACGTCGAAAGCGGCGATCGACGCGCTAGTCCGGGCGGGCGTGCTGGTCAACGACAGCCGGAAGTGGGTCCGGCAGGTCACCTACCGGCTGGCAGCCGTCAAGCACCCGCGGGGCCTGGTCCGGATCACGATCACCGAGGTCGTCGAGGACGCGGCTCAGGAGCCGGCGTGACCTGGCTGCGCTTTGGCTCGCCGCCGCCGCGGGACCGCGGTCTTGCTGCCGTTCTTGTGCAGGTCGGAGATGTGCTCGCGGGTGTAGTCGGTGTGGCGGGCAATGCGGGATGGCCCGCGGCCTGCGGCGTACTGGGCTTCGATGGCGGCGAGCAGCTCGCGGTAGCCGTCGTTGATTTTGTCGGTGGCGCGGCGGACCGCGCAGTCGAGCTCGTCGGGCTCGCCGGGCTGCTTCATCCGGCCAGTATGCACGGAAGTAAGGCCGCGATTCAAGTTGACAGGTGCCCAGCCAGGCGGGTAGCGTTCTCGTCATGTAGATAACACAGCGAACTTGACCCCGGTAGTATCCAAGGCCTGATGACCCTGTCCCCTCGGGGAGGAGCCCGTAATGTCCGCCAAGTAGCAGCAGGAGTCCCCGCCACCAAGCGGTGCAGCCCGATCACGTCAGGGCCGGGGACGCGGGATCAGGACACGGCTTGCGCCCCCCGGCTGTGTCAACCGGCTTCGGATCATCGCCGAAGGCGCCGACCCGGACGAGGAGCGCTAACCAATGGCCATGCTGGAAATCACCCCGGTTCCGTTACACCGCAGCCAGTACCCCGGCGAGTTGCACCTGTGGGTCGGCGGCCAAAGCGAGTGGGGGGCCACGATGTGGGTCCCCGGCGGCTGGGGTATCACCGTCCAGTACCACAACGAGGAGGAGCCCGACCTTGTGAAGGTCGCGTGGCCCGGGCCGTTGTCGTTCTGGACGAAGAAAGGCGAGCCGGTCCTGATCTCATCCGACCGGGCACCCGCGCCGAACCTCGGCGACCTCGCCGCGCTGGAGAAGCTCACCGGGGTAGCGCTCGGCGCGGAACTCCTCGGCCACCTCGGCGACATGGCCGACCAGTTTGACAGCAGCGAAGGCTTCGCGACCCGCAACGTCCGGTTCACCGACCCGGCCATGTTCAACGATCTGATGGTCAGCCTCGCGATCAAGGCCGGCGCTCCCCTGGAACGCGCCACCCGCACCCGGGTCCTGGAAACCCTGCTCGGCGACGTGAACAAGAACACCGCCGCGCAGATGGACTGGTACGTCACCCACGGTGCGACCAGCGACGACGCCTACATGGCCGAGATCGAGGAGTTCTCCGACCTGATCGCCGCGTACCGGGCAGCCATCGCAGCCCAGATGGCGGGCTGACCGGTGGACCCTCTTGACGCTGCCCGCGACCTCATCGCCGGCGAGTACCCGGTGCGCCACGACAGCCCCGCTGACACCATCGCGCTCGCCCAGGCGCAGGCGCTCGTGGCCATCGCGGAAACCCTCCGCGGCATCCTGGACGAGCTCTCGGGGATCCGCACCTTCGGGATCGCGCAGGCTGGCCGGTGACCGGCGAGGATCTGACCGTGGGCCAGGAGGTCCGCGTACACAGCCCGTTCGGCACGCGGCCCGGAACGGTCACCTTCATCGGCCGCAAATGGGTGACGATCACCTACGGCGACCGGCTGAAAGAGTTCGACATCCAGACGTGTCGTTCCAAGGGGCTCCAGGTCGGCATCGGGACCTGGTTCGAGGTCGTCGACCGGGACCTTGACGCCGAACGGGAACGCTACTCGGCCGCCGTAGATGCCCTTGAAGCTGAGGGCATCCGCCTCGACCCGGACCACGAACTGTCGCTTGAGCAGCTGGAATCCCATGGCCGCCATCGCCCACGACGACACTGAGGAGAACTGAAATGGCCAACGCTGAAATGTACGAGGGTGCAGCCCTCGGGTACCTGGACGCCAGCAGCAACACCGCGGACCCGGCCGACCGGGCCGCCCTGATCGGCCGGGCGCAGGTCACCGCGACCCTCGCGGTCAACGAGAACCTCAAGCAGCTGCTCGCCACCCTGGAGGCCATCCAGGTCGCGGGCATCGGGCAGCCATGACCGACAGCATCCGCGACCAGCCCGGCGAGTGGTGGGTCACGACCGCCCGCGCGAAGGACGACGGTGCCAGGCTCGCCGGACCGTTCCCCACGCTGGGCGCCGGGATCACCGCCCGGCGGTCGATGGAGGCCGAGCGGGGCACCTGGGGCACCTGCGGCCTGTGGGTCCTGGACGCCGCAGACCCGGACTGCCCGGCCGCGTCTCTCGAGGGGGAGTAACCCGATGACCGCGAAGCCCCCGACCCAGCAGGGCATCAGCGCCCTGCTGGAAGAGGCAGGCCACGCTAGGTCAAGCGTCAGCCGTCGCCGGGTCAACGCCCCTGGCTGGGATGTGTTCGCCCGGCGTTGCGACGTGGCTGTCCGCCACCTGCACTTCAACCGGGCGCTCGGCGCGAAGGAAGCCTGGCCGCACCTGGAGGACTACGCCGCCACGATCGAGGCCGCAGGGTGGATCGTCCGGCGCGGCGAGAGCGCGGGCCTGCTGATCGTCGCCGGCCCGTCGAGCGCCGACCCGGCGTGGCACGAGGACTGGGAAGCCGACTCTCGCGACGCTGACGGCAACCTCATCCTCCGGTACGCGCCCACTGGCGGCCTGTACCGCGTGATCCCGGTGGAGGGCTGACCGATGAAGAAGACCGACATCAAGACTGGCGTCGTATACGCCTACCGGCGCGGCAACTACGGCAACCCCCGGCCGATGGTGTTCCTGAGCCTGGGCCTGCACCGCTCCCCCGAGTACGGCCGGGGACGGTGGGCGACCCCGGCTGCGCACGACACGAAGCCGAGAGCCGGGAGCGGCTACGGTGGCTCGGATGTCGGCTACCCGGTGGCGCTCGGCACTGCCGGCGAGACGCCAATCGAGAAGCTGGCGAGCCTCGGGCCGGATCTGATCGAGCAGAACGTCTGGTCAGGACTGCTGGCCGAGGCCGGCATCACCCGCGACATCCTCACCAACATGGCCGCCGTGCTCGGGCCGTGGGATGAGGTCGTCGCCGCACGCAAGGCGCAGGAAGCGCGCGAGCGCGAGCGGATGGCCGACGAGCGCCGGGTCCGTGACGCCGAGACGGCCATGTCTGACTCCGCTATCGCCGCGCTGCGGGAGCACGGGATCTTCGCTGACCGCTACCAGCACGGAGGCGGCGGAATCCGGCTGAGCCCGCACAACTCCGCGAAGCTCGCCGCCCTGCTGTCCGACCACAAGCCCGAGGGGGCTGAACTATGCGCAACACCCGAGTGGCCGGCCACGGCCTGAACTCCGAGGGCAAGCCGTTCGTGATCAGCGAGCGGACCGGCGGCCCCGTGAGCCCGGCCTACTACACGCCTTCCGGCAGTGCCCTGTGCGAGTGCGGCTGGATGTCTGAGGTGTTGGAGTCCAACGGCCAGCGCAAGAAGGCCCACGCCGCCCACAAGGACGAGATGCGCCTCATCAGCGACGCGGAGCGGGACGACATGACCGCCGACTTCATGGTGGCCATCCCCGTCGCTGATCCCGTGCCGCACTACAACCGGGGCCGCACGTTCCTCGCCCCCGACCTGGGCGCCATGCGCGTCGCGGGATGCGGGACCTGCGACGGGCTGGGCGCGCTCCCGCGAGTGGAGGGCGCCCGCTGGGACGACACGATCCCGTGCCCGGGCTGCTCCGCTACTCCTGCCCGATCGGAGTCCTAGCCATGCCCATCAGCCCCCAGGTGCGCGAGACCGGCCGCATGGAGGACGAGTACGGCATCCGGATCTTCTTCGGTGTCGACCACGGCTCGGTCACCGTCAACAACGTCCAGTTCCCCGCCGCTTCTGACGAGTTCACCCGCCACCTGTCCGCCGCGATCGAGGCCGCCCGGGCTCAGGCCGGGACCGAGTGCCACGGGGCCTGCTGCCTCACCGCCGACCGCGAGACCGAGGGGGAGCGGCGATGACCAACCTCACTCCCGGCCAGCGACTTGTCCTCGCCCGCTGGAGCCTGCGGCAGGTAGTCGAACGCTGGCTGGGCGAGCCCGAGCCGTCTGCTGGCAGTGATCAGGCACGCGAGCTTTACGGAGACCTGACCGCTGCGGCCCGCGACCTGGTCACGGCGCAGGATGACCTTGACGATGCATGGGCCGCCGCTTCTCCCGAGGGGAGCCAGTCATGACCGCCGAGCGCTGCACCTGCCCCCCGCTGGGCATGACGGGCTGCCCCCACTGCGGCCGGTTCCTCGGCCAGCCCCACCGTGACCGGTGCCACAAGGCAGCGGTCGGAAACCTGAACGATGCGGTGCGTGATTCAAGCAAGCCTGAGCGGGAGGGGAGCCAGCAGTCATGACCTCCGAGCCCAGCACCTTCGAGGACTGGTCCGGCGACACACTCAAGATCCGGGGCGACCAGGGCGGCGTCAGCCTGCGCATCCTGACGACAGGCGACGATGACGTCTCGTTCGATGTCGCCGCCGCCGACGTCCGCACGGTGACCGCCGTGATGCTGGAGAAGGCCGGCCTGCCCGACCGCTGGGCCGCGCTCAAGGACATCATCTTCTGCCTGCGCCCTGATGGCATGTCAGGCGAGGCGTACCGGCGCTTTGTGGTGGAGAGCATGGGACGACTGGAGGCAGGACAGTGACCTACTTCGGCCCGCATGAGCGCGCCGTCGTCCAGGGCGACAACCAGTGCACCTGCGGTCGGGACTGGCCCTGCGGGTTCTCTGCGGAAGGCAAGTTGGCCGCTCTCCGCGATTACCTGACGACCATGGCCGCAGCGATGGACGAGGCCCGCGACGTGGCAGCGGAGAAGCCCGGCGGCACCCGTCTCGCCGCTGGCTATGGCGCCGAGGCCGACGCTTACCGCAAGGCCCTGGCCAAGATTTACGAACTGGACAGGGCTGTCCTCCGTACCCGACGACACCGAGGGGGAGTAACCCGATGACCCTTCAGCAGACGACCGTCCGCCGGGCAGCGAAGGACCGCCCGTGCGGCAGCTACCCGTGCCGCCGGACGATCAGGCGCGGCGAGCTTTACAACGAGCACGTCCTCGCCCCTGGCGGCGAGCTCGGCAACGAGCGCTGGTGGCGCAGTACCGAATGCGGCGACTGCGCAACCCAGGCTGGCCGGGCGCCCGTCAAGCCCGGCGGCGCCCTGTCCCTTGAGCAGATGGCCCGCGCCTTCCACCACGCCGCCGGCCTGAGCCTCCCCGACGACCCGACCCTGGATATAGGCGCCGAGTTCGTCAGCGACGAGGTCCGGCAGAAGATCCTTGACGAGGAAGTCCAGGAGCTGCGCGACGCCGTGGCCGCGCGGGACCTGACCGGGATCGCGGACGCGCTGGCCGACATCGCCTACGTCGTGGCCGGCACCGCAGTGACCTACGGCATCCCGTTCGACGTGGTGCTGGCCGAGGTCCACCGGTCGAACATGACCAAGTTCACCGGCTGGGGACCGCGTCTCCGGGAGGACGGCAAGATCCTCAAGGGGCCGGGCTACGAGCCGCCGCGCATCGCGGAGATTCTGGCCGCTTCCCCCGAGGGGAGCCAGCAGTCATGACCACCGTCAACGACATCCTGTTCGGCCTGGAGATGGACCTGGACAAATACCCGCCGGGAACGCCGAACTGGGCGGGAAGCCGGCGGTCCATTCTCCGCGCCGCCCTGGAGAAAGCCGAGACGGACGGACGCCGGCAGGGCTACTCCGACGGGCACCGGGACGCCGTCGAGGCAGCGTTCGCCGAGAAGGAATGGGACCGCAGGCAAGCCGAGGAGGCAAGTACCGATGACTGACATTGACCTGAACCCCGACGCCCCGCACTCCCCGGACCGGACCCGCGAGCTGGGAGACGCGCTGGGCGAGATCGTGCGCTGCCTGAATCGGTCCACCTCCGGCCGCGCCGGGGGGCTGGAGTATCCCTCCGACGCCTACTCGCTGCTGGGCAACTGGGCGCACGCAGCCGGGATGATGCCCCAGCTCGCGGAGCAGGCAGGCGAGTTCCTGGCCGGCCAGTCGGGGCGCACGGGCCTGTACGACGCGCGGGACGCTGCCCCGGAGGCCCGGATATTCGAGGCCCGTCTGGCCCTGAGGCGGGCAGAGACGGCAGCGCGTGCACTGTGCCGGGCGCTCCAGGATGCCCAGAACGCTATCGCCGGGGTAGGCGTGAGGGATGACGGCAGCGATGAGTAGCCGCGCGAGCCAGCCGCCAGCGGGGACCGTGGCACTGACCGCGCTCCGCGAGCTGCCAGACGGCAGCGGGCGCCAGTACACCGCGACCACCTTCCCCCGCAGCCCCTGGCAGGGGTGCGAGCGGTTCGTGCGGATGTGCGCGGCAGTCGGGTACGTGCGCGACTGCACACCCGAGCACGCCTATGCCGTGCTGGACGCAATCAACGATGACGGCGACATCCTGGAGACCTGGGACATCACGTCAGCCAAGGCGTTTCGGTTCATCTACCGCAAGCTGAATCTGCGGATTGAGCGGGAAGGCGGCACCGATGAGTGACCGGGTATCCGCAGAGCTGGCCGCCATCCGCGAGCGGAGAGGGCACCTCCAGAAGCCAGGGATCGGACTTGAGCTGATGCTGCACGGACTGGTCTCGGCCGAGGACGTTCCCCGCCTTCTCGCTGCCGTAGAGGCCGTGCTGGCTGGACACAAGCTCATCACCGAGACGATCCCGGCGATGGGCACGACGTGGAAGTTCTGCGCTCACTGCGGCATCAAGCCAGGAGGACCCGGAGCCTCTTGGCCGTGCCCGACAGTTGCGGCCATCGAGCGCGCCCTGACCGGAGAGGACGGCAGCGATGGCCGCCAGTGAGCTGATCCGGGCCATGTGGAAGTCCTCGAGCGGATCGTCGGCCAAGTGCATGGAAGGTCCGGGCTGCGCCTGGAAGACCGGCCTTGTCAGCCCCGGGTCGGCCGGCCGGAAAGCCCGCGAGCACGCCCGCGAGACCGGACATACGACCTGGGCCGTCCACCGCCAGATCGTCCAGTACCGCCCGGAGGCCCCCCGTGCCTGACATCCCTGTCCCGCCAGAGGCCGTCACGGCCGCCGCGCTGGTCCTCGCTGACGTCGAAGGCGACGACACCACGTACCGCGACCTGGCCGACGATGTGCTCCGCGACGCCACCCCGCTCATCGTAGCTGCCGAGCGGGAACGCATCCTCGCCCTGCTGGAAGCCTGGACCTGCCCGTGCGGCGAGGACGGCTGCTCGGCCTACGACACCCGCGACCAGATCGCCTCCCTGATCGGAGACCCAGATGCTTAGCCCGCGCCGCGTGCGCGTCCAGGGCGACCTGTTCCACGGGCGCGTTCCTGACGGCGCGGTCTATGTCGGCCGGGCGGCCCCGGGGCTGCCAGCCAGCCCCTACGCCAACCCCTTCAAGGTGAAGGAGCCCGTAGACCGGGACAGCCCCCTGTGGCCCTTCGTGGCCCGCACCGTCCCCGGCGGCGCATCAGGGCTGGCCCGCGTGGCCATGCTCCGCGCTGAGGACGTGGTGTCCGCGTTCTCCTGGTGGATCATCGAGCAGCCCGGACTGATGATGAGCATGGCCGCGGACCTGGGCGGGCGGGACCTGGCGTGCTGGTGCGCGATTGGCAAGGCGTGTCATGCGGACGACTTGCTGAGTCTGGCCGCCGAGCTGGCCGAGCCCCTCGCGGTTCCCGGCCCGGAAGGAGAGCGGCAGTGAGCGGGCCGGCCGCCATCGCCCTGGGCCTCTACCTGATCCCCGCCTGCCTGGTCCTGACCCTGGCGATGTGGGCCGTCCGGAGCATGGACCGCGGCGAGATGGACACGCCATCGAGGGACTGCCCCGAGTGCGGCACCCGCGCCGAGTGGGCCAGCGTCCGCAGCGGCTTCGCCGGCCTCCGAGACGTCGCCCCCGGCAAGGTGGCCGTGTTCTTCCTGCTGCTGGCCCTGATGTGGCCGGCCACGATCACGATGGTGCAGGTCATGGTGGTCCGGGACCGGCGGCAGCACAGGGCGCACGCCGGGCCGCCACGCCACGCCCGCGGCAAGGAGGAGGTTCCCGGTGCCTAGCCGCAGGCCCTCTGAGACCTGGTGGCTGATCGGCAACAGGATGTTCGGAGTCCATGTCGCGCTGGGCCGCACCGGGCCTGATGCCAAGGCCGAGGTCCGTGACCGCATCACGGAGACCTACCTGGGCGAGGGACTGTCCGCCTCCGCCGCACGGCGGGCCGCATCGAGCTACGGCGTCTTTGTCATCGCCGGCGGCCTCGGCTGCGATGAAGCCCGGGAAGCGCGACAGGCGTGGGACCTGGACGACTCACAGCCTGTCATCCGGCTGGCACGCCGCTACCGGTCCCGATGGTCACGCAAGATCGCAGATGAGTACCCAGAGGCGTCCGGTGCCTGACCTGCCCCTGCCAGACGCCGGCATCCCCGGCCACGCCCTCCAGGACGACGGCAGGCCCTACCGCTCGCAGGGCGTGGAAGACGTCCCCGCTGACGGCCCGGACGGCTTCACCAGGTGCGAGTGCATGGTCAGCTCCGGGCTGCGCAAGTCAGACGCCGACCGCCAGCTGTGGCACTTCCACCACCTGGAGAACGTGCGGGCCAGGGAAGCCCGGAGGTCTTACCCGTGCACGAAGTAGAGGGGCGCCACCTGCCCGGAAGCCTGCGGGACGGCACTCGTGGTCGCGATGGATGCCACCACGCCAAGAGGAAGGCCGACGGCCAGGAAAGCGGAAACGATGACAGCCCGAACCTTGAACATTGTTCCTCCAAGTCTCGTTTCCCGCCATTATGCGCACCGTGGCAACGTTTTCAAATGCCCCGCCCGGAAGTGAAATGCGCGCTAAAAGGCACTCGAAAAACGGCATGAAAGTTTCACTCGCACAATCACGGGAATCGGCCTACAATCTGGCACAAAGACCGACAACCCAGGGAGAAAACCATGCCCCCCGCGCAGCAACCCGACACCCGCAGCTTCTCCAACGGCAACGGACCACGCCCCGACCAGCAAGCAGACTGGGTAGGCCAGCCCGCACACTGGTGGCTCATGGTGTAACACACCGGGCGCGCACCGGGAACCGCCCGCTGCGCGCCCGCCGCACCACCAGCCACGAAACAATCAGCACGGTGACAAGCCCCCTCAGCTGGAACGACCTCGCGAGCTTCGCCGCCAGCTTCCCGCCACCCGGCCCACCCAAAACACTCCACGTATCGGAACTGGCCGAGCAAGCCCTCCGCCGCATCAGCGTCCCCGCCCAGGCCCCCGCGCCAGGCTTCGAAATGTCCGCCGCGTTCACCGGCATCCCCATCATCCCCAACCCCGACCTGCCGGCCGGCGCATGGGAAATCCGGGCCGGCGACGAAGTCATCAGCAGCGGCATCATCCGGCCCGCGTTCAGCTGGCCGGAATTCAGCACGCCAGAGCGAGAAGCGTCATGACCGACTACAGGGTCCTCGTGACCGGCAGCCGGGACTGGGACCACCCCGACATCATCCGCGCCGCGATGCTCGAGGTGCAGGCCGCGCACCCCTGCGGCCACATGGTCTTGGTCCACGGAATGTGCGACCCCCACCATCCCCGCACCCGCGTCAAGGTCCCCTGGCAGATGGCGCTGCGCCTGCAACCCCACCACCGGGAGATCCTGCTCGGCGCGGACTGGCTGGCCGACGTCATCGCCAGGGACCTCTGCTGGGAAACTGAGCCGCACCCGGCCGACTGGAACCGCGGCAAGGGCGCCGGGTTCGCGCGCAACACCGCCATGGTGAAACTCGGCGCCAGCGAATGCCACGCCTACGTCGGGCCATGCGTGAAACCCGGCTGCCGTGATCCGCAGCCCCACCCATCACACGGCGGATCCCACTGCCTGAGCGTTGCCGAGAAAGCGGGTATCGCGACCAGGCGCTTCATGGCACCCTCACTACCTGTGACCGCCGCACCACAGGAAGAGACCCGTTGACCCACGAAGTCCCGGCCAGCCCGATCCGGGCCCGGTCCGCGTCGGACCTGATCGCCGCCCTCCAGGAACACGCCCCCCGGACCGCGCTCGCCTTCGCCGCCGGCCAGGCCGCATGGCCCCTCGCCGACCACCTCCGCCGCCAGGCCCGCAGCCGGACCACCTACACCGTCAAGGTCTCCGGCAACGACGCCATCTACGACGAGCTCCACACCTGGGTCCTCAGCCTCCTCCCACCCAGGGAACAGCACGCCCTTGTCGCCTGGTCCACCCGCCGCCACTTCGCCATGCCCGAAGACGACGAACCCGCCAAGCCCCCCGAGCTGCGCCTCCGCTACGACGGCACCCGCGAGCAGGACATCCGAGTCGCCGGCCACAAAATCAAGGTCGTCGTATCCGAAGGCGGCGACGAGACCGCCGGCCAAAGGTGGAAGCCACCGGAGATCATCTTCACCGCCCGGTCCGTCACCGCCCGCCGCGCCCTCCTCACCCAGATCGCCGGCGTCCTCGAGCGCACCCACCGGGAACGCACCAAGCCCGCATTCCGGATGCTCGGCCAGTGGGACGACTGGCAGCGCTGCGACGACCTCCCCCCGCGCACCCTCGACTCCGTCATCCTCCCCGACGGGCAGCTGCACCGCCTCGTCACCGACGTCCAGCGGTGGCTCGACGCCGAACAGGACTACCTCCGCAGGTGCATCCCGTGGCACCGCGGCCACCTCTACGAAGGCGACCCGGGCACCGGCAAAACTTCAGTGGCCCGCGCCATCGCGTCCCACTTCGGCCTCGACGTCTGGTACATGCCCCTCGCCGACGTGAAAAAAGACGGCGACCTCCTCCGCCACATCTCCCGCATCGGCCCCCGCTCCATGCTCCTCCTCGAAGACGTAGACGTCTTCTCAGCCGCAACCAGCCGCGACGACAACCACGGCGGCCTCACCCTCTCCGGCCTCCTCAACGCCCTCGACGGCATCGCCACACCCCACGGCCTCCTCACCGTCATGACAACCAACAACCCCGGCGTCCTCGACGACGCCGTCGCCCGAGACGGCCGCATCGACCTCCGCGAGCACTTCGGCCCCGCCACCGAAGAACAAGCCTCCCGCCTCATATCCCGCTACTACGGACACGACGACCTGAAGATCCGCGGCATTTCCGGGATCGCGCCCGCCGAGATCGTCGAAGCCTGCAAACGCCACGACCACCACGCCGACGCCATCCACGACCTCGCCACCCGCCACATCCCCGGATTCAAGGCGGCGTGATGGGCGGCCAGTTCTTCACCTCCGACACCCATTTCACCCACGCCATGGTCGGCAGGCTCCGCGGGTTCGACACCGCCCCTGACCATGACGAGGCGATCGTCGCCAACTGGAACGCCGCGGTCGGCCGCGATGACACCGTCTGGCACCTCGGCGACGTAGGCCTCGGGAAACCAGCCGAGATCCTCCCCTGGGTCGCCCGGCTCAACGGCACCATCCACCTCATCACCGGCAACCACGACGCCCCCTGGCCAGCCCACAGGGACGCGCACAGAACCCAGCGGCTGTGGCTCCAGTACTTCGCGTCTATCCAGCAGTACGCCCGCCGGAAAATCGACGGCACCGAAGTCCTCTTGTCCCACTTTCCCTACTACGGCGACCACTCCGACGAAGACCGCCACACCCAGTACCGGCTCCGCGACGAAGGCAAATGGCTGCTCCACGGCCACACCCACGGAGCCGAGCGCGCCCAGGTCGACGCACTGCCATTCACCCCGTTCCGCGGAGAACCACAATGGCGCGGAAAAATGGTCCACGTCGGTCTTGACGCCTGGAACCTCCGCCCCGTCGCCGCCGAGACAATCAGCAAAATCATCACCGACCTCGACGCAACCCAAAATGCAGTTGCCGACTGCCCGACCCCTCGCGTACAGTTGGATCCATGACCAGCAACCAGCCCAGGTACGAGCAGCAGCGGCACACCGCCACCAGCTGCTCGCGAGCCATGCTGCTGGACACGTTCGGGACCAAGGCGTCAACGTAGGGGCAAACACTACGAAGACGCCGCCCCCAGGAGCCCCTGGAGGGCGGCTTTCTCGTTAATGGGACATAGCTCAACGGCAGAGCTCCGGTCTCCAAAACCGGCGATGGGGGTCCGAATCCCTCTGGCCCAGCGGTACCCGACCCTCCGGGGCAATGGGTCTGTGCATTGACAAATCCACAGCGGGAAACGCAGCGCGGCCGAGCCAGGGCCGCGCAGTAAGACTCCGGTCCTGGCCGGCTCGCGGTACGCCGCGGGCTGGCCGGGACCGGGCAATGGGGCGCTAGCTCATCAGGTAGAGCACCTGTTTTGCAAGCAGGATGTGCGGGGTTCGAGTCCCCGGTGCTCCACGAGGGGAGAGGTCGCCGGTTCAAGTCCGGCCTGGGCGCCCCAAGGGGCGTCCGGTAGCTCAGCTGGTAGAGCACTCCCCGTGAACGGGATATCGCGTAAGGGTCAGCGCGCCTGGTTTGGGACCAGGCAGACAAGGTCCGAGTCCTTGTATCCCGACTCGGAGACCAGGAGCAGGGTAGGGCGCGCGGACTTCGGGCCGCGGTCCTCCTGGGCAGGCGCAAGCCGGAGAACCCCTGCATAAGTCTGTCTAGCTCATCCGGTAGAGCACCGCTCTGAAAAGGCGGGGGTGGCTGGTTCGATTCCAGCGGCAGGCACGGAGCACGGCCTGATCAGCCAGCTCCTGGACGGCGGGTCGCTCCCGGCGTCAGATGGATAGTGTAACTGGCAGCACGCCCCTCCATAAGTGGGGCAGTCTCGGTTCGAGTCCGATGTCCATCGCCACGCTCCACAAGCATTGTGGTGATGTGTCAGCCTTCCAAGCTGACGAGCGGGGTTCGATTCCCCGGTGGAGCTCTATGCGTCGCAAGCACAAGTGGACGTGCAGCGGACTCTTACTCCGCGGGCTCTCGGTTCGAGGCCGAGGCGACGCACTCGAGCGGGCGTGACGGGAACTGGCAGACCTGGCCCGCTCAAAACGGGTTGCTTGGGAGTTCGACTCTCCCCGCCCGTACTCAATGGGAGCTGGTGTAACGGCAGCACGGCGGACTCTGGCTCCGTCGGTTCTGGTTCGAATCCAGGGTTCCCAGCGGACAAGACCAGGCGGTGCGACGTCTGGCCCTGTCATGGATGATCTGGATGCCGAGTGGTACGACGTCTGGGCCGGGGCAACGCTGTCAGGCGTGACCGGCTGGGACGGATGGGTTGACCTTGGCTGGCCAGAACTTCCCATGCCTCTGTAGCTCACCTGGCAGAGCGTCCGCCCCGTAAGCGGAAGGCAACTGGTTCGAGGCCAGTCGGAGGCTCTGGCTGCGGGGATACTCGCGGCTCAGCGGCGTAGCGCCCATGACGGCATGGGGGAGGCGCAAGCGCCATTATCGTGCTGACGGGTCCATGCCCTGTCTCGCGCGCCATGTCTACGTAGCCCAACGGCAGGAGGCGCCAGCATGAGGGGCTGGACAGTGTGGGTTCGAATCCCACCGTGGACACGAACCACCGGTAACGCAGCGACGGCCGGCGTCGTCGGCAGACACGCAGGGTTCGAGTCCTGCGGCCGGTGGGAGACTTGCCCGCTTAGCTCAGCTGGTAGAGCGGCCCTCCTGTAAAGGGCAGGCGAGGGGTTCGAGACCTCTAGCGGGCTCACGATGGCGGCTGGGGTAACCAGGCAGCCCTGCGGGTTTTGGCCCCGCCAGTCCAGGTCCGAATCCTGGGCCGCCAGCGATAATCACGCCGCCGTAGCTCAGTTGGCAGAGCGTCTGCATGGTAGGCAGAAGGTGTTCGGTTCGAAACCGAACGGTGGCTCGTACGGTAGAGGTTTGTCGGGTGACTGTAGCCGCTATACCACTGGGGAAACCCTAGGCATCAGATTGGAACCCGGCTCATGCGGAGGTGGCTCAGCGGTAGAGCATTACCTTGCCAAGGTAAGGGTCGCGGGTTCGAATCCCGTCTTCCGCTCGGGGGAGAGGTCGCCGGTTCAAATCCGGTCGCCGGGCCAAGGCCCGGTGTAGCTCAGCCAGGCAGAGCACTCCCCGTTTTACTGCCGCACGGTACCGGGTCACCGGAAGGGAATCCCCGGAACTAATACGTGCGGCGACAAGCGGGCGCGTGCACGCGCCCCGGGGATCAAGTCCCGGATCGTACGGCCGCGAGATAGTGCCAGTGCAGCGGCCGGCGCAGTCAGGGAGAGCGATGAAATGCCGTCGGCTGGCACCGCACGGCTCGGTACTTGCGCTCCAGGGACTCCCCGTCACGCGCTCGTGGCGCAACGGCTGACGCATCCGGCTCAGACCCGGAGCCTACGGGCATGAGGGTTCGAATCCCTCCGAGCGCACCATGGAGGATGAACCGGACAGGCGAGCCGGGCTCCGTTGCTAGCGGATGCGCGTCGCAAGACGTGGCTTTCGAATAGTCCGTCCTCCGCGATGGAAGTGCAAGCCGATGAGAGGCTGACGGCAGCTGTCCCGAAAACAGCCGAGCGGCGCGAGTCGCCTTGTGAGTTCGACCCTCACCACTTCCGCTGGTCACGTCTCGCCTGGTTGGAGAGGCCGCGCTGATAACGCGGTGATGCAGAGTCCGATTCTCTGGTGACCTACCAACGCCCACGATCCGCCTGGTTGACGGAGCCTGCCTTATAAGCAGGAGATGCAGGGTTCAATCCCCTGGTGGGCTACGCCTCGCAAGCATTAAGGTGATGCAATCGGCTTTTACCCGATGGAACAGGGGTCGGTACCTTGGCGAGGCACGCGTCGGTGGTGCAACGGACAAGCACGGCCGCCTTCTAAGCGGTGGATCTGGGTTCGATTCCTGGTCGACGCGCTCTAGCCCAGTTAGGTTAACGGCAGACCGCCGGGTTCTCAGCCCGGCAGCAGGGGTTCGACACCCCTACTGGGTACGCAGGACAGCAAGGCCCCATCGTCTATGGGTAGGACCGCGGACCTTCGACCCGCGAGACAGGGTTCGAGTCCCTGTGGGGCTACTGCGGGGTGGCGCAGTTGGTAGCGCGGCGGGCTCATAACCCGCAGGTCGAGGGTTCGAGTCCCTTCCCCGCGACGAAGCGCCCATCGACCAGGAGCAGGTAGCCGTGGTCGAACTCCCAATGGCACCGCTTGTCCAGCGCCACGAGATTCTGGCAATGCCCGCATTCTAGTTCGGTGACTTGCATCCGCTAAGTATATGGATGCGGTCTGACATTTTCGCAGGTCCAATCCCTCATAGCTTAAGGGCAGAGCGGCCGGCCGTTAACCGGTGGATCTTGGTTCGAGTCCAGGTGGGGGAGCGAAGGCAACGCCGGCGCCTCGACCCTGACGGTGGTCAGGGCAACGTCAAGTCCGGTGGAATGGGGCCGTAGTGTCAGCGGTTAGCACATCACCCTGTCAAGGTGACAGCGCGAGTTCAAATCTCGTCGGTCTCGCTCAACTCTAAGAAAAGGGCTGCCCTCGGTAGCAGGACACGCAGACGTGCGGTCCGAGTTGCCGGGGCAGCCCACCTGGTCGCTTAGCTCAGCGGCAGAGCATCCGCCCGACTAGCGGAAGGTCCGAGGGTCAGCACCTCGAGCGACTACCAAGCGCCTATCGTTCAACGGATAGGACGCCGGCCTACGAAGTCGGCAATGGAGGTTCGAGTCCTCCTGGGCGCACGGCCGCTTAGCTCAATGGCGGAGCACCGATCTCACACATCGGGGGCCGGAGGATCGGTACCTCCAGCGGCTACTGAGGATATAGCTCAGTGCTAGAGCGCCGGGTTGTGAACCCGGTCACGCGGGTTGGATTCCCGCTGTCCTCCCCATGTTCCCTGGCATGGCCAGCACCCGAGCATGCACGGGTGATCCGGAGAGCCTGTTCGCGAGCAGGCGGGACTCAAAGACTCCGGGCTAGGCGTCGTTGGCAGAGTGGGCGAATGCGCGCGGCTGTAAACCGCGATCTACGGACACGGTGGTTCGAATCCATCACGGCGCACGGAGGACAGGGCGTAAGCCGGGCACACACACCCGGGCCGGGGCCCAGGTCCCTGTCCATGATCATGCTCCTGTCGTCTAGGGGATAGGACACCAGCCTCCGAAGCTGGCAACACAGGTTCGATTCCTGTTGGGAGCACCCGGGTCGCGTGACCGAGCGGCTAGGTGGGCGCCTGCAAAGCGTCTCACGCGGGTCCGATTCCCGCCGCGGCCTCCAATGCCCTGTAGCTCAGGTGGATAGAGCTGCCTCCTCCTAAGGGGCGTGCCCCGGTTCGAGTCCGGGCTGGGCAGCCAGTGCGTTTCCCGCTGCGGAGTAACCGTTGTGGCCGATACCGTGGCCAGCATGTTCCTTACCCGGCTGGCCGCAGCCGCAGTAAGCGGCCTCGGCCTTGCTGCCGTGGCCGCCTTCCCGGCGCACGCCGCAACTCCCGCGGCCGCGAAGGTTCACTACCTCGGGGCCTGCCACGCCACAGGCGGCTACCCGATCTGCAACATCGGCGGCCAGCTGATCGGCGACCCGGCCAGCATCCGCGTCCACGCCTGGGGGACGATCACGATCCCTGGGGAAGGCCGCGGCCGCATCGAAGCCGACTGGGACGACCTGTGCAACAACGGCAGCAACTCGTCGGATGAGAGCGGCAAGTTCAAAGCGTGGCCGGCCTACACCCGGCTCATCCCGCAAGCATGGTCGCGGGCGGGCAACTGCTGGCCGTCAGCGGAGATCTCCCCGGTGAGCTTCGAGGGCAACGGCACCATTCACGCCTACATCACGTACACCCGCCGTGACGGACGCTGAGCCGGCCAGGAAGCTAGCCGGCTGACAGTCACGTGCGGTAGTCTTCTGATCGCGGAGTGGAGCAGTTCGGTAGCTCGTCGGGCTCATAACCCGAAGGTCGCGTGGTTCAAATCCCGCCTCCGCCACGATGGCCCTAGCCGGCCGAGGACGAGACCCAAGCCGGCCAGGGCTGTTCCACTTCACCGGCCGGCTTGACCGCCAGCACGGTGATCGGACCTCCCGGTTAGGCCAAGAGCTTCGGGCTCACAAGGCCAACCGGGGGGTTCACTGGTTTCTACCCGACTTCACAAGGACCGGGTAGAGCGGTAGAACCCGCCGTGTGATTCGCTGGGGCCGTGGACACCGTCCCGATCTTCCCGCCAGGCAGCCGGCCAGCGGAATGCCCCGACGGGCACCCCTGGGGACCGGGGAAGGTACTCGCCGGCTGGCAGCCCTGCGGCGAATGCGACGCTGGCCGCGGCAACTTCAACGGCCACCACACTTTGCGTTGCGGGACCTGCAGGTGGCGGTGGTACTGGCCTGCATGCGACGGCCAGGACTGGGTGCGCGTCTAGCCGGCGAGGATCTTCTGCATGCGGTAGGCGGGGCTGTCGTCGAGTTCCTGGGCGTGGTGGATGTACCGCTGTGTGGTCTGCAGGGACGCGTGGCCGAGGAACTCCTGGATCTCGTGGACGGGGACCTTGTCGGCGGCGAGGAGCGTGGCGACTGAGTGGCGCAGGACGTGCGGGTGCATCCGCTGCCAGACGGCTTCCGGTAGTCCGGCTTCGCGGGCGATGCGGCGCAGCAGCTGCCGGACGTACGAGCGGTCCATCTGGCCGTCGGCGGCCCGCCGTTCGGTGCGCGCGACGGCCAGGATGTATCCCGAGGTACGGCCGTCGAGGTAGTCGACGGTCCGCTGGTAGGTGCCGGGGACGATGACGAGCTGCTGGCGGTTGCCGCCCTTGCGGGTGATCTCAATGATGTGGTGGCCGCCGGACATGGCCAGGTCGGGGACGGTGGCGGCGGTGAGCTCGCCGACGCGCATACCGGTCTGTGCGAGGAGCCGGCAGATCACGCCCGGCCGCGGGTCGTCGAGGCTGTCGGTGTAGGCGACGAGTTGGGTGGCCTGGGGCTTGCTGAGGTAGATGCTGACGGGCTTGGCGGACACCTTGGGTCGCTTGACATGGGCGACCGGGTTGCGGGTCAGGACGTCTTCCTCAGTCCAGTAGGTGTAGAAGCTGGACACGGTGCTGAGCCGCCGGTTGACGGTCGCGGGGGACAGGCCGGTGAAGGTCTTGCGCCAGGCATCGACGTCGGGACCACGTGGGTCAGCGGCCGGGACCCCGTTCTCGGTGCACCATTCGATCCAGTAGCCGAACTCGCGGCAGTAGGCGGCCTTGGTGTGGACCGACAGCTGCGCGTCGAGCCAGATGTCGACGGCGTGGTGAAGCATCTCGGGCTCGCCCCACCGGGATGCGTCGACATCGCGGACCGAGAGAGTTGGCGGCCGCGCGACGATAGTGCCCGCGAGGACCGGCTCGAGCGCCGTCATGCCGAGAGTCCGTAGACGTCGCCGGCCTGACGCTCCATCAGCGCCGTGATCCTCTCGCCGAGGATCATCACGGCCTCATCGCGGGTGGCCCGGCCATCCGGGCTGCAGTAGACGTCGCTGCGGTACTTCGGGCTGCACATCTCCCATGCCCACGCCCACCCCAACTCGTGCTCGAAAGCCTCGGCGGCAGTGAGCGGACCGCCGTAGACCCTCGGCCGGTTCGCCCGCACGATGTCCCTGGCGTGCGTCCGGGACGTAGCGGCGGCCAGGTAATGCTCGACCATGTCCGCGCGGAACTTGGCCAGGGCACTCCTGGCGTTCGGCGCTTCGTACAGGTGGCCGCCGGGTGACGTCTCGTCAGCCAGGTCGCAGATCCACCACCGCTGGTCGGTCATGCAGCCTTCCCGGATCGGCCGAAGCGGGTTCCCGTCCGGCGAGCCAGCGCCATCGCCGGCTGCCAGTCCTCGCGGAACCAAGCGTCGTGCGCCGCCTGCGCTTCCTTCTCGGTAACGGGGCCAGCCATGGCGAAGACTCCGTAGCTGGATGCCGCCCGCCGGCAGGCGCTCGGTGACAGGCCTTCGCCGGCGTAGGTTTCAGCGATGCGGTCGCGCACGTCAGCCTTGGCCTCGGCAGCCGAGCGGCCCCATGCGACGTGGACCCCGTAGTGCCTGTTCGCGATCAGCCACCACTCGTGCTCCGGCGTGAGTCTCATAACTAGCATTATGCAGTATCCGTAGCGACCTTGTGAACCCTTTCTGCAACCGGTTGGTCACCCCGCGTACCCTGTCTCCGGAGGCGTCGCAACGAGGGGAGATCTGCATGCCGGACGAGGTGGTCGTCGACCGCGATGAGTTGCTCGCGGTGCTGAAGGAGAACCGGGCCGCACATCGGGAAGTGTTCCTGAAGGCTCAGGCCGGCTTTCGGACGAAGGCGATCGAGGAGCTGGACCGGAGCCTGGCGGATGCGCGGGCGGGCCGCTCGGTGCGGCTGATCGTGGCACTTCCGGAACCGCAGGATCACACGGAGGACTACGACCGGGAGATCCGGATGCTGGAGATGCACCAGGAGCCGACGGTGCGCCTTCACTCGCGGCTGTTCGACCAGATCGTGATGGATCGGTGGGGATGGTCGCGGGAATTCACGACCACGAACAGCACGTACCTGGCGTCCTGATCCCCGTCGAGCCGGCCACGTTTTCGGTGGCCGGCTCAGCTGTCTTCGGTGTCGCCGGCCCAGCGCATGCGGATCAGCGCCACACCGCCCAGCCCGTGAAGTCGATTGCCTTGGCGCACGCTTCCGCCTCGGCTTCATCGAGGTCCGCCATGCGTGCGCAACGCCACACGTAATCCGGCCAGCTCATGCCGCCCGCGGTGAAACTGCGGGTCGGCCGCTGCAGGTAACCGGGGAGCTTCTTCCAGCGGCCGCCGCCCTGCACCCAGGAGATGGCCCAGGGTCCCGTCCCTGCGCGGAACTCAGGCATGTCCCTGTGGCACCAGTACCTGCGGCAGGCTGAGCCGGTCGACGGCGGTTCGGCAGCCGTACCGGGCGCGGCAGAAGGCGGCTACGTTACCGTGCTGGCATGAGCGAAGACAGCGACACGGGAGACATCCCCCGGTGGCGCCAGCGCGCGGGATTCGTGATTGTCTACCTGGCCCTGCGCGTTGAGGGGAAGTCGCGTTCTGAGGCTTCCGAGCAGGCCCGCGCCATTGCTGGGCGCGCCCAGTCCCGCCGGGGATGGCGGCAGCGGGGCTAGCGACCGGAAGGCGAACCCAGGGCAGCCGTACAAGGCTCGCTAGGGAAGTCGGGTGTCGCGGTGATGCGGCAGGCGAAACACCACGGTTCTGCGACGCGCATTCCGAATGTTCCGCGCATGAGCCAGTAGTCGGCTATCTGCCACATCTGCGGCATTCGTCGTGGCCGTTTGCAGTCGACACCCAGGGTGCCGCTGATGGTGGACCAGCCCTCCATGCCGTAGCGCTTCATCTCTTCGGTGTCAGGAGTCTTCATCGTCGCCTGTCCACCGCATCTGGATCCGGTCGGGGTCGAATGCGTGGCCGCTGCGGGCGGCGCCGACGGCAGGCATGAGCTTGATGTGCTCGAGGAGGACGCGGCTGATGTCGCGCTGTGCCGCTATGGGCATCCCGGCCCACTCTTCGGCGACCTGGTCGCGGGGATGGCCGACGATGCCCCGGATGAGCGGGGGAACGGTCAGCGCAGCGACCTTCCGGTCGGCGGCTTCGATATCGGGGAGCAGCACGTTCTCGATGGCTTCAAGGGCGGTGATAGACAGCGTTCCCCTGGCGGCCGACTGGGCAGCTTCGGCGTGGCGGCTCCGGAGCTCGGCTGCAGTGGCGCGGGCATGGGCGGCTTCGTCGTTGCCGCCGGCTGTGAGCTGGCCGAACAGGTCGGGATGGGAGAGGCGGGTGATGATGCGCGTGGTGACGTAGGTGTCGAGCCATTCGGCGATCATCGCTGCGCAGCCGGCCGGGCAGGAGTAGACGGGCCGGACTGCGGTGCCGCGGGAAGCCGGCCCGCGGGCGTTGCCCTTGTAAACGAGACGCTGGCCGCATTTGCCGCAGATGGCGAGCCAGGACAGGAGGTGGCTGGCGCGGCCGCTGCGGGTGGCCGGGTTGTGGCGGGCTTCGAGGACGGCCTGCGCGTCCCAGAAGACGTCCGGCGGGTCGATGATGGGTTCCCAGATCCCGGGAAGGGGTGCTCTCTCGCCCGGCCAGATCCGCTGGGCGATGTACGCGCGGTTGGTGGCTATGCGCCGGACCGGGTAGCAGGCCCACTGCTTTCCGCGGGGGGACGGGATGCCGCGACGGTTGAGGCTCTTGGTGATCGCGGAAACCGCTTCGCCTTCGGCGACGCGGCTGATGATCTCCCGGACGATCCCGGCGGCTGGCTCCTCGGGGACCTGGGTTTCCATGACGCCGGTCTCGGCATCGTAGACGCGGCGGTAGCCGTAGGGTGCCGAGCCGTGAGGGCGGCCGGCCTCGGCGGAGGCCTTCATGTCGCGCTTGACGCGGAGGGATGTCTCTTCGCTGGCGTAGGCGTTGTCGATGCCGTCGGTGGCGAGGATCTTCCACTGGCGGGGCTTGCGGACGTCGTAGGTGGTGCTGTGGCTCGTGACGTGGATCAGGGTGCCGCGCTTGCGGCAGGCCGACAGGAACTGGAGCCATGTGTCGGCGGTGCGGTCACCGCGGCTGGTTTCCCAGAGGACGATTACATCGAACACCTTGGAGTCGTTGTCGAGGTCGGCGCGCAGGCGGTTCCAGTCGGGCCGCTCCTGCGTGCCGAACCTCGAGGCGGAGACGTCGTTGTCGGAGTAGGAGTCGGCGTGCCGCCAGCCATTCCTGCGGATGTCGGCGAGGTTGTCCTTGGCCTGCTCGGTGACCGAACGGGCGTCGCGGCGCTTGCTGTCGTCACTGACGCGGCTGTAGTCGACGGCGTCGAGTTGCTGGTCGGCCATGCGTCAGATGCTACACCCTTTAGCGCACGTGGAGACACGTTATAGTTATCTAAAGGGTGCGGCGTGTTTCCGCAGGTCAGCTACCCTGTGCACGAGTAAACCACGCAACCCGCCACCCGCCACCCGCCTGGAGAACCCCATGGCCACGCCGCTGCGTACGACCCCGGACATGATCACGGACCTGGCCGAGGGTGAGGTGTTCGTGGCCGGGACGAATGTCCATGGCCATCATGCGGGTGGTGCCGCACGGTTCGCGTGGGAGCGGTTCGGGTTGCGGTGGGGTGTCGGCGAGGGCCTGTGCGGGCAGGCGTATGCACTGCCGACGATGGAGGGGCGGATGTCGCTGGCGAATGCGGCGGACCGGTTCATGCTGTACGCGGGGTTGTCGCATGACCTGGTGTTCTTGCTGACGAAGGTGGGGTGCGGGATCGCGGGGCATGCGGAGCCGGAGGTGAGGCGGCTGTTCGCGGGCGCGCCGGCCAACGTGATCCGGCCGCCGGGCTGGTGACAGGCGGTAATGCAGTGGACCGGTCCCGTCACGTCGTGTAGCGTTCCGGTCAGCACCTCTCCCGAAGTGCAGGTGACGGCTACTTCCTGTCAAGAAGAAATTCGCCGCCGCCATTCCGTTATCGGGGGGGATCAAACTTCATGCATGGTCGGGCCCGAAGTGCAGGATTGGGCTACTTCCTTGGCTATAGGTGCGCTTAAGGCGCATGTCGCCTAGTCCGACTCGTTGTCGGGCGCGGTCACGCTGAAGTCTTCCCTCCCCTCCATCTGGAGGGTCGAGATGAGCAGAAACAACCGGGGATCCGTCAAGGCTCCGACGCGCACGCCCGTGGTCAGCACGGCGTCGCCCGTAGCCCGGACCGCGCTGGGCGCGCAGGGTTACACCCGCGACCTGCAGTCGGAGCTGTTTCTCCTGGCCGCGTGCAACCTGCCAGGCGAGAAGGCGTTCCACGAGGGCACCGACGCGCGGGTGAGCCGGTTCCGGGGCCTGGTCCGCGAGGCGTCAGCTGTCCACCCGGACTGGACCGCGGGCCTGCTGGCGTGGATGCGGGGGCCGGGGAACCTGAGGCTCGCGCCCGTCGAGGCCGCGGCGGAGTACGCGTGGGCGCGTCGCGATGAGGCTGGCACGGGCCGTGAGGTCAGCAACCCGGGCGTGCCGGTCCGCAAGGTCGTCGACTCGGTGCTGCAGCGCGCCGATGAGCCGGGCGAGATCATCGCGTACTGGCTGGCGCGGTACGGCCGGAAGATGCCGATCGGCTTCAAGCGCGGTGTCGCTGACGCGGTGAACCGTCTGTACAACGAGCGGGCCCTGCTGAAGTGGGACACGGCCGAGGCGGCGGTCCGGTTCGGTGACGTGATCGAGCTCGTTCAGCCCCGGTACCACGGCAACGCCTACGGGACGTGGCGAGACGCCCTGTACCGGCACGCGATCGAGCGGCGCCACGGGCGGGACAACGAGATCCCGGAGGTGCTGGAGACGCTGCGCTGGCAGGCCGCGCTGATGGCGCTGCCTGTTGCCGCCCGGCGGATTTTGATCAGCGAGCCCGCCGCCAGCGAGCAGCTGCACGAGGCCGGGATGACATGGGAGTCGATGTCGGGCTGGCTGCAGGGGCCGATGGACGCGGCGGCGTGGACGGCGATCCTGCCATCGATGAGCTACATGGCACGCCTTCGCAACCTGCGGAACCTGGACGACGCCGGCGTTCCCGATGACGTGGTCGAGCAGGTCGCGGCCATGCTCGCGGACCCGGACCACGTCGCGCGGTCACGCCAGTTCCCGTTCCGGTTCCTGTCGGCTTACCGCGCTGCGCCGTCGCTGCGGTGGGGGCATCCGCTGGAGAAGGCGCTGAACCTGTCCCTGGCCAACGTGCCCGCGCTCCGCGGCCGGACCCTGGTGCTGGTGGACCGGTCGCCGTCGATGTGGGATCAGAAGTTCTCCGAGCATTCCGACATGCCCTGGGCGGACGGCGCGGCCATCTTCGGCGCGGCCATCGCGCGGCGGGCCGAGCACTCCGACCTGGTGGAATTCTGGGGGAAATCCCGGCCGGTGAAGTTCACGGCCGCGGAGTCCGTGCTGAAGATCGTCGAGCGGTTCAGCTACCAGCCGGCGCCCGGCGGCACAGACATCCCGCTCGCGGTCAAGACGCACCTGCGGCCCGAGCACACTCGTGTCGTGATCGTCACCGACGAGCAGACCCGGGCCGGCTACCTGCCGTCCAACATGTGGCGCAACGGCGGCATGCAGGAAACGCTGATCGACGACCTGGTCCCGGCGAGTGTCCCGCTGTACATGTGGAACTTCGGCGGCTACTCGGCCGGGGCTACCCCGTCAGGGTCCGGGACGCGGGTCACGCTGGGCGGCCTGACCGATGCCGCCTTCCGGATCATCCCCGTCACAGAGGCCGGCCGCGACGCCACCTGGCCTTGGGATCTTCCCGCCACGGGCTGACAACGCAAAATAGCCGTCCCGGTCGCGCCCGAGGGGGAGCGCGGCCGGGACGGCAGTTTGCGGGGATCGTGTTCAGCGGCCGGCGTGCTCCGGTGCCGCTGGCTTGGCCGGGGTGACTCTGCTGCGGACGACAGCCGACAGCATCAGGGTAACGACCGCGACGACGGGCCCGACTACTGTCGCGGCCCAGTCCAGCCCGAACACCGCGGCGAGCGTCACGATCGCGGTGGTGATCCCGGCGGCCATCGCGGGTTCGCGCTTGAGGACTGCGGCGAGCCAGCCTTCGTGCAGGGCGTCGCGGGCCGGGTCGGAGTTGTCCATCAGGCGCGGGGTACCTGGAGCTCGAGCTTCGCGGGCATCGGCTCCGTCGCGGAGACCGTCCCGGCGAAGACCGCGTTGAGCCACGCGGCGACCGGGGCCGGGAACAGGCCGTCTGCGACGGCGGTCATACGGAGCACTTCGGAGGCCACGGCGCCGTGCGCCGCGGCGAGTTGGTGCAGGGTGGTCTTGCCGTCAGTGGCCACGGCCATGGTTGCTCCCTGGGATCGGATCTGCTTGGCCAGCGCGATGAGGGCGGGGCGCTGGGCCTTGCGGACGTCACCCGGGCACCCGAAGTGGCCGCCCCAGGCGAGTCCCCCGTCGCCGTGGGTGATGAGGCCGGTGCCGTTGACGTCGTCGGTGATCTGGAGGGGGAACCCGTCGTAGGCGGAGCAGGCTTCGAGGATCTGCGCGAACGCGGCCATCTGCGGGGCGGCCAGCGGGACCGACGGGTGGGTGCCGTCGGCGTCCTCGATGCTTCTCCAGGCCTGGTTCCCGGCTTCCTGTGCCCATGCGCAGTACCCCTGGCCCACCGGCAGGAACTGGGTGCTCGCGCCGTCGGCTCCGACGGCGAAGAACGCTGAGGCCTGGCTGGCCGGGGACATGAAAGTGGCGATCGTCCCGGCTTCGAACCCGTCCTCGGTGTGGAAGACGACGCCCTTGCCGTGGTCCGCGAACCCCGAGTTGTAGCGGTTCGGCGTCAGCATGTGGGTGATCGAGATCGGGCCCTGGAGCCAGCCGTTCGCGTCGAAATGGCAGCGGCCGGGAATGGTCATGCACGCCTCCCCTTGCTGGTGACCTGTTCGGTGAGTTCCTGGTGGCGTGTGTCGATGTGGGCTTTGAGCCGCTGCTCCATGGCGTCGAGCTCGCCGGCGAGGTGCCGGCGGTGGTGCCTGTGCCACCACGCGGCGAGGCGCCGGCCGATGAGGTCGCGGAACAGGAAGGCGCCGCCGACCCCCAGTGCGCCGCAAAGAACCCAGGCCACCAAGTTGCCGCCGGTCCCCCAGGCGTCCGGGCCGAACAGGATCCACAGGACGTGGCCCACTAGCCCGCACCTCCGGGGATCAGCAGCGCGCACGTCGCGGCGGCCGCGAGAACGATCACGAGGACGAGGGCGGTTTCGAGCCACGGGTGGCGGCGGTGGCCGCGGAGACAGGCGACCGCCGCGGCGACGAGGACGAGGATGAGGACGGACATGGCGGGGGCCTGCCAGCCATGCAGGAACGCATAGGGGATCGCGGGGAGGATGCTGCCGGTCAGGGTGGCGCCGCCCATCGCCAGGCTCGCCGCCGGGCCGCTGTCGGACTGGGACAGCCATTCCCCGCCGGCCATTGACACCGCGGCGCTCAGGCCGCCGGACAGGGCCGCGGGGAAAACCAGCGTGGTGTGGCCGGCGAGGTAGAGGACGACGCCCATGATGGACATCGCCCCGTCGCACAAGCCGAACACCACGGGCCGCGCCAGCTCACGCCGACCAGCTTTCACGCGGCCGGCGGCTGCCTGCGACCGGTCCACCAGGGCCGGCCCCAGTCCCACGCCACGGCGGCCGACACGAGCATCAGCCCGATGATCAGCATCCACTGGAGCCACGACCCGTGGGTGCCGACAACCTTCAGGATCAAGGCGATCAGGCCAAGCAGGAAAGCGATCGCAGCGAGCATCGGTACCTCCTGGGAAGTCGGGTTCAGGGCAGCCAGTGGGGCCGGTAGACCGCAGCGCAATTCCGGCTGGCGAATGTCTTGTTGACGTAGGCGATGAGGGTCCGGTCAGCGGCCAGCTGCGCCGGGGTGGGGTGCTCTTTAAGGGCGCCCTGGTAGAGGTGCTTCCACAGGCCGCGTTCCTGCGCGCGGGTCTGGTTACCTGCCTGGCAGGCGGCGACGAGGGTTGAGTGCTGCTGCGCGAATAGGTAGCTGATCGCGAGGATGCCGACGGTCAGGACGATGTCGAAGATGATGAACGTGCGGCTTCGCCGGCCGTACTTCCGGAGATAGACGACTTCGCCGGTCAGTTTCTTGACGCGTGTTGAGAGGTCGGTGACGGCAGCCAGCGCGGCCTGCAGTGGGTTCTGCGGGGGGGTCTGCTCAGTCACGGGGACACGAGCCTTTCGTCGTCATCTCCCGGAACGGGCGGCACCGGGGGCATGAGGATCGCGTTCAGCGCGTCGACCGACGCTGCGAGGTCGTCGAGGAGCGCGTCGAGTTCCGCGGCGACTTTCCAGATCTCGGCGTCCTTGTCGCGGGGCGCCATCAGGCGCCTCCCTGGACCAGGTCAGCGAGCCGGGCGGCGGCTGCCTCGACTTGCTGGGCGCGGCCGATGGCCAGGGTGGTGAGCTGGCGGATCTCGGCGATGGTGAGCGCGTTGGCGCGGGATTCCGCGATGACCCGGTCGGCGAGTTCGCGGACTTCCCGGGCGGTCGGCGCTGCTGCCACGCGGGCCTCGACCTTCTCGATGAGCTCGGCGACGTTGGGGGAGAGGCCTTCGGTGTCGCGGTCGGGCACGCCCCGTCACCTTTCCCGGTTGCGGACCAGTTCCTGCAGGAGCGGGATCAGGCTCTGGCTGGTGGCCACAAAACTTGTGAGGAGGGGGACCAGCTGGTCGGTGGCCATTTTCATCGCGGCGTCCCGCTGCTCCTGGGTTTTCAGCAGGTCAGCGCGGACCAGGTCGAGCTCGCGGAGCAGGTCGGCCCGGCCGGCGCCGATGAGTTGGTCGACGCGTTCCTGGGGGACGAACTTGCCCCGCCACACGATCCAGGCCAGGACCAGGGCGACGACGCCGAGGACGCCGTATCCCAGGATGGTCTGGACAGCGGCGGACACGATGCTGCTGTCCGAGGATGGCCCGCCAGCGAGGAACGGGAGGGTCGGCGGCCACGGTGCGAGGTGCGCCGCGGCGAGAGCGGCCCTGTGGACGGCCAGCATCGGGGGCCATTCCGCCATGCGCCCCCGTCCCGTACCTGTGTGCGGTTAACATCCGCTCATGGGCGACACGGCGGACACGGGACGGTGCGGAAAGCTATGCCGCGACTGCTCGGAATGTGACTGCGACTGCGATGAGACATGCACGCGAGAGTGCCACGAGATAACTGCGGCAAATCGGGCTGCGCCTGAGTGATCAGCCGATCATGGTGACGTTGAAGATGTACTGCGTGGATGGCGCCGGGCTGTTCGCGCAGGAGATGTTCCACAGGTTCGAGGCAAATGTCCCGTACAGGCCGAGGCCGGCGGCGGCGGCGTTGCCGGGGGTGATGGCGTAGGCGCCGGACTGCGCGGACCCGGAGAACGAGTTCGCCGGGGTGCCCTTGACCAGGATCGCGGGCACCAGGGAACCGGTACCTGTGGTCAGGGTGACGATGTGGCCAATGTCAGTCCCGGTCACGGTCGCGGTGGCGCCCGTGCCCGCCCCGGCCTGGGCGGCGTAGGCCGGGGCGCCCCCCGAGCCGATGATGTGATGGTTCATGAATTTTGTCATCAGCGACGACGACCCGGATGGGCGCCCGAATGAGACTGTGGTCGCCGCGTTCGTGGAGGTCGCGTTCTGGGACAGGATCGCCGCCGTTGCCGCGGCGCCCAGGTCTTGCCACACGACAGTGCCGTCCGCAACAGTGCCGCCGCCGGTCGGGAATGATGGCTGGCTGGTGCCGGAGGTGCCGCCCGTGGTGCACTGGTACAGGTGGCCGTTGGCGGTGACCGGGGTGATCACCTGCCCGGCCACGTAGGCCACCGAGGCCGTCCAGACGAACCCGGGCGACGACGGGGCGACCGTCCAACGGATGTAGGTGTTGGCCGGGATGACCCCGGAGGCGGTGATGAATACGCCAGTGTCGCCGGAAGCAAACGCGGCGGTGAGCGATGTCACGACGTTCGACCCGCTGATGGCCGACCCGTCTGTGACCGTGGTTCCCGGCTGGACGGTGACCGTGAATCCCGGCGCGGCGATGGAGCCGTTGTGGATGGACTGGAACCACGCCCGGTCCCCGGAGGCGCCTTCCGTTTTCGGGCCGACCGAACCGAAACGGACGATGAGGTCAGCGTTGGAGATCAATGGCTGCTGGAAGAAGTTCGGCCCATTGACGGAAAGGGCGGTGGACTGACTGCCGGCAGGCTCGGTGGTGTATGCCACGAACGAGCTGCTGGCGGTCCGCCATGTGGTGTCGTGGATGAAATTCGCCTGGCAGGTCGAGTCCAGGATGGCATATACGACACCGGAGGCATCCCAGGTGACGTTCGGGCCGATGACGTTGCGGCCGGCGTATCCGCCTGTGCCATTGAAGCAGGCGCCGTAGCCGGTCAGCGGCACGTAGTTATCGTGGATGAAATTCGCGGTGTTTCCGTGCGAGGAATTCCCGTTAAAGCGGAATGGGGCCCCCCAGTTACCAGCCATGCCGCACAACTCGTTGCCGTTGTTGCCAGTGACGACGACGCCGTTGCATCCGCCGCCGAAAACGACCCACTGGCGGATCGTGTCGAAGTAGTTTCGCTCGATGAACCCGTTGTAGCCGTTGTACTTCGCGGTATCCCCGGTCGGCCCGTTTCCCTGGCCGCCGAGGACAATCGCGTCTTTAGTGCACGCCGCCAGGCCGCCGCCCCCGGTGAACGCGCAGTCGTGAATGTTGGGGGTGGCGTTGGAGGCGAAGAAGAACGGGACGCTGCCTGTGGTGTCGACGAATCGGATGCCGGTGATCTCGATGGTGCCGATGTGCTGGAAATCCATCTGGCCGGCACCTGCGGCGTAGGTCATCGTGCAGGTTGTCGGGCCGGAGGTGTTGATGGTAACTGCGCCGACCTGGGAGGCACCCGCGCCGACAATGCGGACGGTGGTGACCACGCCATTGACGTAGGACGTTGCCCACTGGCCCGCAAAACTGTGGGCACGGGGCGACAGGCGGACAGTGCCGCCGCCGGCCGCGAACAATGCCGTCAGCGCGGACGTCATCTTCTGGTCGTCGGTGCCGGCGAACTGGTCAAGGTACCAGGTGCCCTGCCGGGCCTGCGCGACCTGAAGGTACGGGTCAGCCGAGGAGACCTTGGCCCAGACCCCGGAGTTGTACTCCCAAAGGACGGCCTGGTGCAACAGCGTCAGCGTCGAGGTTGTCCCGCCTCCGGTGATATCAAAGACGTCGGAGCCGCCCGTGGCCGCGGTCAAGGTGTTGACGCCGACACCGGATACGCCGCTCATCGCCACGCCGGCCAGGGTTCCTGCGGCTGGGGCAGTCGGCAGGGTGACCGTGAAGCCGCCGGCGGAGGTGTTGCACGGGACCAGCTGGTTCGCGGCCGCAGTGTAGTTCGCGGTCTTCACCGCGGTCTGCGACAGGTTGGTCATGTACCGGGCGTCGAGCTGGCCGAGCGGGACGTCGTCGTTCGCGACGACCCACACGCTGCCGGTGTAGATGAACCCCATGCCCTGGTCGAGCATGCTCAGCGTCAGCGTGGTCCCGCCGCCGGCGACATTGAACTTGTCAGTGCCGGTGCACGAGATGGCGACCGTGTTGGAGCCACCGAGGACAACCATCTTCACGCCGACCTGCGATCCGGCTTCCACCCCGGTCGGCATGCTCACAGTCGCGTTCCCGCTGGCCGTCGTCACCAGGACCAGCTGCCCGGCCGCCGCGGTGATCGACCCGGACTGCACGCTGGTCGGGAGGAGAAGCTCCGCGTACTGCAGCGCGGCCAGCTGCGAGAACACCGGGGACAGCGACGACACGTCAACCGCAGCCGTTGACACCGTGCCCGACCCGGTCGACGTCGACGCGATAGCCGACCCGCCCGACGTGGCCGCCAGGGAGAAACTCGTACCCGACGCCGACACCACGAAGTACGTAGTCCCGGCAGTAAACCCGGCCGGCAGCGACCCGCCGGCCAGCTTCACCGGGCTGCCATTCGAGTAGGCGCTGCCCGCCGCGGTGAACACGCACGGCGTCGCGTTCGTCGCGGTGAACGAGAACGGCGCGGCCGGGATCTGGGCGTTCCACGACGTCGTCGGGAGGTTCTGCAGCGCCAGGGTGACCAGGTACGTCCAGTTCGCCGGCGTGATATCGGCGTTGTCGGTCGCGACCAGCGCATCGGTGGTGAACTTCCCCGACGCCGACAGGTTGTACTGCTTCGGGTAGGCCGGGATCACCGTCGTGCCGGTGGAATCGGTCAGCTGGGCCGACGGCGTGAACGTGATGTGCCCGGCCAGCGGAGCGCCGGACGGGTCGAGGTACGTGCCATTCACGACGAGGCTGGTCAGATCCGTCGGCAAAGCCACGGGTATCCCCCTTCAGGAGGCAGTAAGGAATGGAGGGGGTGGCCTAAGAAGGTCAGATGCTCCGCCACACGCGGAGGCCGACGAACGATGCGGCGTCGGCGTAGGTGTCGCTGCCGGACGAGCCGAGCCGCCAGACCCGCAGCGCCAGCAGCGTGCGGGGGGCTCCGCCGATATTCGCGTTCGCCGACGCGGCGCTGGTGAGCACCTGCATCAGCCCGGTCGTCCCGGTCGCGGCCGAGGCGAGGGCCGTGCCGACCACGACGCCGCTGTTCAGCGTCGAAGCGGTGAACACGGGCAGGCTGTCTACCCGCCAGACGACATTCCCGGCCCCGGTGGTGCTCGGCGCCCACCACACCTCCGCGCCCCACTGCAGCCAGTTCTGGGGCAGGAGTACCCCCTGGGCGCACATCTCGGTGCTCGCGCCGTGGGCCAGGTTCCATACGGGCATCTGGCCGGTGACCGCCGCCGTCGGGGTACCGCTGGCCGCCTGGAAAGCTCCCGCCGGGATCCAGATATCGGAATGCAGAACCTCGCGGTCCCGGGCGAAGCTGCTGACAATGCCGAGGGTGGACAGGGCCTGCTGGAAGTAGCTGGCCAGGATGCCATACCCGTACGGGTTGTGGTGGACGAGGTCGCCGTTGTAATACTGCGTGTTCGTCTGATCGCTGGCCTGCCCCATGTTCGCGTCGTTGCCGATGTCAGCGAGGCCGTTCGCGAAGGTCTGCCAGTTCGTTCGGATGCTGGTATTCACGGACTGGCGGATGGTCTCGAAATTCCCCGGCGTGCCCGCGTCGGAGCGGGGGGTAATGGTGGCGACGATGACTCGCCAGCCGGCCGCCTGCCGGGCCTGGCAGTAGGTCACGATCCGGCCGTATGTCGTGGGGGCGTCGGCCCCGAACTGGATGTCGTTGGTGCCGCCGTGGAAGCACACGACGTTGTTGCACCCAGCCGTGAAATACGGGTCCACGGCAGTCGGCGCGTTAGTGATCATCGTGGCCGTGGTCTCGCCGGCGACGCCGATGTTCACGTAGGTGCCGCGCTGATCGAGGCTGCCGACGACCTGCGAAGGGTAGTCGTTGGAGTTGGGGAACCGGTTGACCGGCAGCGCGCCGATACCGAAAGTGATCGAGTCGCCGTCGAAGACGATAACCGGAACCTGGGTCACGAAGGGGCCGGTCATCTTGCCGCCAGTCCCCTGGACGTACCGGGCGTCCAGCGACCCGAGGGTCTTGTGGCCGGCGACCGGCCACCACGACCCGGCCCACCCGTAGAGCATCTCCGACTCGTTCTGCAACTTCAGCGTGATCGACCCGCTCGAGCCGCGGATCGTGCCGGTAACCGCGACGGTGTTCACGCTGGAATCGGACTTCTCGACCACGACCAGGTCCCCGGCGCCGGCCGTCGGCAGCGTCATCGTGCGGCTCGCCGACGAGGCGCTGACTTCCGTCACTGTGTTCAGCGCCAGCGTCCCCGAAGCCGACACTGAGACATTCGCTACCAGTTCCGGCAGGAAATCCCCGATAGTGCCCGACGCCACTACAGGCATAAGCGCCGAGATGTCGACCGGTGACGGGGTATGCGGGACCAGGACCGAGAACGTGATCGGCTGCAGATTCTGGATAGCCACGGTCACCAGGTAAGACCAACCCGACGGCGCGATATCGCTGTTGTCTGTCGCGACCAGAGGGTCCGTCTGGAAATGGCCCGCGGCCGACAGATTGTAGGTCTTCCCGTACGACGGGATGACCGTGCTGCCCGTCGAGTCCGCGAGCTGCGACGACGGCGTAAAGGTAATGGTTCCCGCCAGCGGCGCACCAGAAGGATCCAGGTACGTGCCAGTGATAGTAGCTGTGTTGAGATCGCCTGGAAGGGCCACGAAGCCAACTCCTCGCTAATGGGGAAAGGCGGCGCTGAGCCGCGCGACCAGGCGGATGTCAGAACAGGGAGAAAAAAGCCCCGGTGTTCACGGCCGGGGCACCGCCAGACGCGGAGAACGTCGCGACAGCGCCAGCCCACCAGCCGGTGTTGCTGAAATGGCTGGTGACCGCCAGCGTGCCGGCCGAGGCGCTGAGCTGGTACCCGGACCACGCGAACCCGATAGACCCGACGTCATCGCCCAGAAGCGTCCACCCCGACGGCGTAGTCCATGTGCCGCCGAACACGAAGTTCTGGAAGATGCAGATTGACAGGTCCCCGGACGCGTTAGCACCCGTGCAGGTAGCGGTGCAGCTGTTCCCGCCGCTGGTGCTGCCAGTGCCCGACGAGTCCACCGCCGCGCCCGACACTCCGGACGTGGAAAACTCCGCCATCCATGAGTCCTCGAGCGCGCTGGCCGTGTCAGTGAACGTGGCGCTGCTGATCCCGCCCGGGTTGTCGAGATAACACCACAGGTTCGCCGTGCCGCCCGTGGCCTGGACTCCCTGCACAACCGGGGCCCACCCCGACGGGCCGGTGAGCGTGTCTGGGTCGTTGACGCTCGTGATCACCGCGACCAGCAGGTTCCCGGCGGCCGAGCCCGCGCCGATCGCCGGAGCCACGGACGCTCCGCTGGAGTTAGTGCCAGGCGCCGACGACTTCTGGACCAGCGACCAGGACATCTAGCTGAAGCCCGGAAGGTAGGCCAGGAATCTCCACTTGGACGCCGCAGCCGAGTAGCGGAAACCCAGGTAGTCGGAGAGGCCTGCGGAGGTCGAAAGCGTCGGCGACGGGAGCGCCGTGCAGAACTCGTAGGCCGTCCCGTAGCTCAGCAGCCGCGACCCGGTGCCGTCCTGCTTCACGATGACCGTCATCGGCTGGCCATCCACCGGGTTGGACGGGTTGGCCAGCGTCCGGTTGCCTGCGATGGTGACGGTGAAGACGTTCCCCAGCGCGGCGTTGACCGCGATGCTGGACCCGTCGGTGAGCGCCGCCACGGCGGGCGCGACAGCCCCGGTGAACGTCGCCCCGGCCAGCAGCGCCACGCCCGTCGTCGGGTGGACGTGCCCTGCGTCCGCAGCCTGGCCGACCGACCCGGCCGCCTGGGAGCCGAGGGCCTGGATGTCCGCGGACGTCGTGTCCAGGGTCACCCCGGCGCCGCTAGCCGGGTTCTGCCAGTCCGCCGCGCTCGCCGAAGTGGCCGTCAGGAGCATCCCGGTCGACGGCGTGCCCGACACGGTGATGCCGCTGATGACGGTGCCCGCCGACGGGACCTGCCAGTCCGCCGCAGTAGGCGACGTCGCGGTCAGCACCTCGCCGCTCGACGGCGTCCCGGAAACCGTCACCCCGTCGATGACATTGCCCGCCGCGGGGGTCTGCCAGTCAGCCGCCGACGCCGACGTAGCCGTCAGCACCTTGCCGGACGCCGCCGCACCCGAGACCGTCACGCCGTCAATGACCGTGGTGCTGCCGCCCGCAGGAACCCACGACGCATTCCCCGAGCCGTCGGTGCCCAGGACATACCCGCTGGTCGCACCCGCAGGGGCCTGCAGCGGCGGCGTCGCGCCCAGGACCAGCGTCCCGGTCATCGTGTCGCCGGCCTTGCTGACCTTGCTGGCCGCCCCGAACCCCTCAGCTACCACGCCCGGTCACCGCCGATCCTCGCGCGTCAGAAATCCGGCAGCAGAAGCTCGCCCGGGTGGTCGTAGTCGTCGTGCGTCCACATCCACGAACTGACCTGCGGAATTGACACGTACGGGATTCCGGCGTCAGCCCACGCGGACACCAGGTCGCTGTCCGGCGTCCCGGTCCCGGTGCCCCACGTCGCAACGTCCAGGACCGCCCGGCGGTGAAACAGCATCGACGTGAGCACCTGGCCCGACGCGTAAACGTCGGTGCCCAGGCACTCCTCCGGGTCATCCCGGTAAGTCCGCGCGTTGGCGTCCTGCGCGCCGATCAGCAGCCGCGAGTACGCGAAACCCGCCTCGGGGTGCTCCTCGAGCGCCGCGGCGTGCAGGGCAACGTGGTCGGGCCGCCACGCGTCGTCGTCGTCGAGCCACGCGATGAGCTCGCCGGTAGCCATCTCGATGCCCTTGAGGCGGGCCAGGTGACCCCAGTGGCCGCCGTGCTCGCTTTCCCCGTACCGGGCACCAGTCTCCGCGAGCAGCTGCTGCAGCTCCGGGTCAGGCCCGTCGGACACGACGACGTGCTCGATCGCCTCGTAGGTCTGGGCGGCGACTGAGGGGATGCAGCGGCCCAGCAACTCGCGGTGCCGGCGGTACGTGGCCGTGATGACGCTGACCAGCGGCGCCGTCATGTGTGCATGAGCCCGGACCGCTGCAGTTTCTGGACCAGCAAGTTGTCCATATTCAGGCCCGCGTTGACGAAGTTGCGTTCTCCGGTGATCCAGTAGCTGCCTGACCCGCCGTCGGTGCCGAGCGGGTAAGTGCCGGGGGTCGTCATCTGCTGGATCGTGGCCAGGAACACGCTCTGCGCCTGCGTCAGCCCGGCCGTGCCGCCCTTGGACGGGTCACCGATCCGGGTGTACAGGGTATTGACCAGCGCCTTCAGGTTCGCGATGTCTGTCTTGGCGTTATTCAGCTGCGTTTCGGCGACGGTGAGCTTCCGCTGCATCTTCTTGATCGTCGCCGAGAACTGCGCGATCTGCCGGTCCGGGTAAGTCGTCATGGCCGGCCGCCCGCATTCGCCTGCCGCTCATCGCAGCACCCCGACGGCTTATGCACGGCGACCATGCCCGCGGCCTTCGCATGCCCTGCCGGGATGTCACGGAAGCGGACTTCGCCACCGCAGTCATGGCACGTCAGGCGGATGAACCCGCCCTCGATCACCCGCGAATACCACGATTCCGTGATGACCGTCATTGCACCCCTCTAAGGCACCATGAGCAAATTGCCCATTGTGATCTGCGCCTGCTCGGTCTGGCCTTCCCCGCCGGGCGTGCACGTCCACCCCGTGACCCGGCCGACACCCGTGTACCCGGGCTCGCCATTCGGGCCGGCCGGGTGCAGGATCGACGTGGCATTGAACTGGGCACCCGACCCGAGAGTTGTCTGCCGGATCTTCGGGAACGCGTCGCCGGAGATCGTCAGGACCGGGGTGAGCTGCGTGTCAGTGACCTGCGGGATGTAGCCGCCCGCGAATTTCTGGACCTGCGCGTCGCTGGTCCAGGACGCCGTGGTGAGCGACAGGACGCCCTGCAGGATCGGGTAGCCGAGATCCAGGTCGGTGTAATCGTCCCAGAACCCATTCAGCGTCGTGTCTGTGCCGCTAGTGGTGTTGTCGTTTGACGCCGTGACGAACAGGGAGTTAATCGACGTGGACCCCGTTGCCTGGAATGCGTAGTCCGTCAGGTTGCCCGGGAAGTTGTACACCAGGCCGGACTGCGGGAATGGCTGCCCCAGGTAAGGGTAGGCCAGGTCCACGTTGACCTTGAAGTTGCCCGCCGAATCCTGGTAGGGACGGAACGAGTACTCAATCTCGTAGGCGCTGACCAGCGTCCCGATCGCATCGTCGAACGTCTGCAGCTGGGTGCCGTCGAAAGTGAGCGTGTCGGAAACGCCAGAGCGGTTCTCGCTGTACGTCAGCCCGGCGATCTGCCCGTTGGGGAGCTTGGCCAGGGCGTAGGTCTGCATCAGGTCGCGGAACATGTCAAAGACGTCCTCGGACGTGTACGTGACCGTCTTATTCTGCACCCGGCGGCTGAGGATCGACTCGAAAGTCGAGCACCCGAGCGGCAGCACGCCGCTGGCGATGGACTGGTGATTCCAGTCCCAGATCGGGCCGCCCCAGATGACCGCGTCGTCCTGGAGGATCCACAGGACCGACTTGCGCGGCATCACGGCAGCGATGTTCGCGGCATTCTGCTGGGCCGACCCGGTCAGGTTCAGGCTGACCGTGGCGGCACCCGACGTGTTGATCTGCCGGCCGAAGCTCTGCGCGGTGATCGGCAGGTTGTCGCTCGTCAGCTGACCCGACAAAAGGTTCGTAGTGGCGAAGCGGAAGGTTGAGATGCCCGCCTCCCGTCAGCTGGCCGGGACGGAAGCGACGCGGAGCAGGCAGTTCTCGGCGGTCAGCGCGGCGTAGTAGCCGCTGACCGCTGCGCCGAACACCGTCGGGCCCGCGGTGGCGACATCGCCGATGAAGACGCCGGCGACCGGCCCGGAAGACGAGAACGAGCTCGATGTCTCGACCGCGATCTGCGCGGTGTGGAGACCGGGGCTGAGGGTGGTCCCTTCCAGCCCCGAGGTGTACCAGGACGCGCTCCCGCCCCCCGATGAGCCCAGCGGGTCATCCGCGCAGATCAGGCTCACAGAGTCCGCTACGCCGCCGTCGATCAGCAGGATGAGCGACACCCCGGCGGCGGTGACCGTCGGGGACCCGCCGGCGTAGGCCTGCGCCGGGACCGCGAGCTGCCACTTCCAGAAGAACTCGTAATCGCTGACCCCGTCAGCGGCGAAGGTGACCTGGAGCTCGGTGGCTATCGTCCCGTCGGTGTCGCCGCTCCCGAAGCCGTGACCGCCGCCGCCCTTGCCGCCCCCGCCGCCGAAGGCGCTGTCGATCTCGCCGTAGCCGATTCCCCACGGGTCACTCGACGGGGTGCCCGGGGTGGTGCCCTGCTGCCCGGCGGAGGTGTTGACATAGTCCTGGCCGGCGAGGCCCGCGAACCCGACCGCGGCGGCCTGCCCCGCGATCCCGGTCCCGGCGCAGACCAGGCCCGTCGCGATATTGAACATGAGCTGAGCAGTCCCAGCGGCCGGCGCGGCCGCCGCGTTCGCAATCGGCAGCAGGCACCCGGCCGGGACGACATGGGCGCGCTTGTCAGTGATGTTGCCGCTCGAGATGCTCGACGCCCCGGTCGCCACCGCCACGGCCGCCAGCGGAACCGACGCCGTCGGCGCCGCCGGGGCACCCGCCCCCGGGGTGCCCGCAACGACCTCGACATCGCAGGACGACGACGACGACCCGAGGTCGAAAACGCGGGCCACGATCAGGTCCGTGCGCGTCGCACCCGACGAGTTCGACCCGATGGTCAGCGTCTCCGACACCATCGTCCCGAAGACGTAAGCACCATCACCCGAGGTGGGGTGCGGCACGCAGCAGTAACCCGCCGACACCGACACCGCCAGCCCCGAACCCGGGACGACCTTCATCTCCCCGCCACCCGGGTAGACGCCCCCGACAGGGGCGGCAGCCGCGGCGCTGCCATGATCGGTGGTCTTGGTCGCGGCCCAGAACTGCCGCATCCCCAGGCCGTTCCAGGTCGTGCCGCCCGTCCAGGCAGGCGAGCCGAGGCTGACCGAAAGTGCCACCAGGCCTCCTAGGCGCTGGCCGGCGCGGCGCGCAGGACAGCCAGCGCAGTCCCCGACGCGGCAAGAGTGGTGGTCGCCGACCCGCTGGCCGACTGGAACGCGAACGCCACCGTGTGCGACCCCGCCGACGGCGTCGTCGACTCAGCGGCCGAGGAGTACCAGCGGGCCGACCCGCCGCACGACGCCAGGCTCGACGACGCCGGGAACAGCACCGTCTGGTCCATCACCGTGCCGTCAAGCGACACCTGCACCGTGACCAGGAGCGGCGCCGAGCTGACCTTCCAGCCGGGCCACTTGTAGAAGACCTCGATGTCCTCGCCGCCCGTGGTGATCGAGCATGTCGTGATCGTGGTCAGCGTCCCCGGCGACGACGAGTCCGACATCGTGGTGGCGACCTGGCTGATCACGGGCGCCCAGGGCAGCACCGGCAGCGGCGAGACAACCCCGGCGGTCCCCGACCCGGTGACCAGCGCCCCGGCTGACACGTTGTAGAACAGCTGCCACGCCGGCGCGGCCGGCGCGGCCGCCGCCGAGGAGATCGGCAGGATCCCGCCCGGCGCCGTGACATACGCCCGCTCGTCGGTGATGTTCGCGCTGGTCAGCGAAGCGACCCCCGCGCCGACCTGCACTGCGGCCAGCACGATCGCGGTGAGCGACGACAGCGACGGCGGCGACGGGGAGAACGCCGCAGTCCCGGTGACGATGCTCAGGCTGCACGACGATGCTGACGTGCCGGTGTCGGTGACCTGCGCGGTGACCAGGTCGATCCGCGGGTTCGTAGGGTCAGCCGCGGCGAGGGTGAGCGACTGGCTCGTCATGGCGCCGAAGACGTAGCCGCCCTGCAGCGCCGACGCGGCGGGGACGCAGCAGTACCCCGCAGCGACCTGGACGGCCAGCCCGGAACCGGGGGTGACGGCCATGGCGCCGACGCCGGGGAACACGCCGCCTGCGACCTGGTTAGCCGACGCGGTGCCGACATTGTTCACGCGCGTCCCAATTTCGTAACTCCTGAAAGGAGTTGCCGCCGTGTTGGGTGCATCGTCCACAAACAATGGCGTGCCGAGTCCGACACTAGAAGCCATTCACACTCCTAATGCCTCAGATCCACGCGCTTGCCCATGACATAGCCAAACTTGACCCGGCGGAAGAGGTGCCCGTCATGTAGATGGGCGACTCTCCCGGCTGCACAACCCACCAGGCGCTCGCAGCATCAGCGGGCGTAAACGCCCCATTCAGGAATGCCTGCCGGGCGTCCATGTCCAGGACCAGTTGCGACCCGCCGGGGACAGTCAGGCCGGTGAAAGTGACCGCCTGGCCCGTGGCCGCGTTGATGACCGACGGCGACGTGATCGGCCCGGTCACCGTGCAAATCGGCCGCGTCTCAAACGTCCCGGCATTAACTGCGAGGATCCCGAGTTTCCCCGCCGACAACTCGGCCGGGAACGTGATCGGCAATGCGAACGGCAGGGCCAGCGGCGACGCCGTCGACGGCGTGATCGTCGACGCTTCCTGCGTCGTCGTCGAGTACTTCCGCGGATCCGGGCAGGTCAGCGGGATCGTGAAGACCACGTCGGTCAGCGTCGGATACGTCTCCGCGATCGTCGCCGACGCGTTCCGCCGGACGTAAGCGAGCTTCGGCGTGGGCTCGTCATAGGTGAACGTGGCCAGGTCAGACGCCGTGATGCCCACGGGCACCGCCTGCTGCAGCACCGCCCGGGCCTGGTCCCGCAGCGCCTGCGACGGCGCCGACGCCATGACGATCAGGCTGATCAGCCGCGGCCCGTAAAACTGCGCCGTCGGCCACCCGCCATGATCCCCGGACCGCTGGATCACCTGGCCCACCGCCGACGGCGGCGAATCCCATCCCTCGACCTTCTGCAGCATCCACGACACGCCACTGGAATCCGTGCCGCCGAGCGGGATCACCAGCGGCGACGACAGGTAAGACGGCTGGTAGGTGATGCTCCCCGTCCAGTACCCGAGATCCCCCGACGCGACCGGGGTAATAGACGCCGCGAGCGGGAAGTTCTCGGTGACAAGGAACTCGTCGCCGCCGTACCCGACCGTCCACGTCGCCACGTACGCGCCGGCGGCGAGGTTCGACGGCACCTGCCAGTCGAACCCGTACTGCCCGGTGCCCAGCTCCCAGATCTCATCCGGGCCAGGCTCGATCGCACCTGTCCAAGTGAACGGGCCGGAAACATCCGGGACCAGCGGCGCCTCCGACCCGAACGTGATATCCAGCTGCAGGCTCGTCGCATTCGCCAGCGAACCCGACGTCATGTCGAAGAAATTCAGGAACAGCGTGTAGCTCTGACCCGGCGTCGCCGGAGTCGGGGGACTTGGCACGGCACCCCCGCTAGTGGGAAATGGCCAGGACGGCGGAGATCTCGTGCTTGATAGCCGCCAGCTGCTCCGGGCTGAAATACCCCTTCGGCGAGTTGACCGTAATGTGAATGTCCTGCTTCACGTTCGTCGTCTTCGCATCAGGGTGAACCGTCGGCGGCTTGTACACAATGTGCGGCGGCGTGACCGGGTTCTTGATCTTAGGCGCCGGGGCGAGCTTCGACTTGCCGATCCCCTCATCCTTCTTCAGGGTCGCAAGCGGGACGCCCAGGGCCTTAGCCAGTTCCTTGGCGATCTCGTCACCAAGGTTCTGCATCTTCTTCTTGAGCGTGGTCTCTTGCTTCTCCAGGCTCGCCAGGAATCCCTTGGTGATTGACTGCCCGTACTGGATTTCCGCGGACGTGTGACCGATCACGGTTTCCTCGCCCGTGATCGCCTTCTCCGTCTTGTTGATCTGGGCGATGAGCGTCTTCCCGCCGGCGAGGATCGCCTGGCCGTACTGGATGCCTTCCTCGGGGCCGAGCTGGATGACCTGCTCGATCATCACCGACGCGACCTTCTCGGCCTTCAGCTTCTTGATCACGGCCTCGAACTGCCGCAGCTGGGCCAGCATCTTCTGCAGGCCGGCCTTGATCTGCGCCCCCGTCGGCGGAGCGGTCGCCCCCGTCGTCGAGTTCGTGGTCCCGGTGATATTGGAAATGTTGGAGAAACCCTGCAGAGACTGAACTTCCTGGGCGCTGAACGCCTTCATGTTCGCGATGGTCGCGGAGACTTTCGCGGACGCCGCGGCGAGCTTCTCCATGGCCGTGGTCTGCCGGGTGATTGTCGCTTCGAGCCGGCTTGCAGCCGGCCCGGAGTAGTAGGTCTGCAGGGTCTTCAGAGCCGTCGCGGCCTCGGACTTGATCGCGGCGACGGTCGTCAGGGTGCCTTCGCTGAACGCGGCGACGAGCTTCTTGCCGTCGGCTTCCATCTGAGCGAACCGGGAGGCGTTGTCCTTCTTGATCGTGGCCAGGTAATTGGCGTACGATGACGCGCTCTGGCCCGGGTACTGGGCGCCAGCTGTCTTGAAGCCCTTGAGCTCGTCGGCGAGCTGCTGGAATCCCGTGAAGGCCCCGCCGCCGCCCACGGTGGTCCGCGAGCCGCCGAAACCGATCGGGCCGATCTGGAAGTTGAACACGTCCTGGGGGAACCCGAACTGCGCCGATTCCGTGACCACGCCGCCGGCCGCGAACCGGCCCCTGGCGGTCTTGCGGCCGCCGCCGTATGCCCGGTTGATCGCGTCGATGGCCTTCGGGCCGCCCAGCCCCTGCACGGCCTCGGGGATGATCATCCCTTCGCCGCCGCGGGCAAGGACCAGGTGCTCGTCTCGGCCTGTGTCGCGGCCCGGGACGACGCCGCCTGCCGCGTACTGCGGCGCCCCGGGCAGTGCCACGCCAGCGCCGGGCTGCTTTCCGCTGATGTTGAACAGGACGTTGATGTCGACGGTCTTGCTGTGCAGGTCGTCGATCGCGGTGCGGAGGTTGTAGGCCTTGGTCGCGGCGGTTTCCATCTGGTCGCCGGCCGTGGCGGAGGCGTTGCCGGCCTTCCCGACATTGGTCGCCATGGAGGACGCGTCCGCGCTGGCGGTGTGCAGCGCGGTAGCGACCTTGTTGGCGGCCGCGATGGCCTGCGGGGAGTTAGCGCCGTACTTCTGCGTGGCCGCCGTCAGATCGGACATGTCCTTGTAGAACCCGGAGGCCTTCAGCGACGCGTTCGAGATCGCCGACGCGACCGCCGAGTTGAGGACGTTGCCCAGGTTCTGGGCAACGGCCGACATGTTGCCCATCTTGATCGTGGCCTGCGAGATGATGGCCTGCAGGTTGCTGACGGACGCATGGCTGGCCTGAATCGCTGAGGTCAGCTGCGGGAACGTCGTGATGTTCAGCCCGGCCTGCTGCGCCAGCCCGACCAACTCGGCCTGGGCGGTCTTGCTCTTGGACGCCAGCGGGGTCAGCTGGGAGATCATGTCCAGGATGCCCTGCTGGAAGTTCTTCGCAGCCGTCGTGCCCTGTGACAGGCCGTGAGACAGGTTCTGCCCGGACAGGGCTCCTTCGGCGCCGGCAGTGCGCAGCCAGTCGATGAGCTGAGGGGCGCTCGTGCCCACGACCTGGTTGAAGTTCTGCCAGGCCTGAGCCCCCTTGCCCGTGAACGACTGCAGCGAACTGGCGAAGTCCTTCACCGACAGGGTGACGCTGCCGCCCTTTCCGAGAACGTTGGTGATCTTGGTAGTGCCGGTGCTGAGGTTCGTCAGGGCCTGCTCAAACCCGGCCAGCCCGGTGGTACCACCGGTCAGGTTCGACATGAACTCGTCCCACGCCGAGTTCAGCGCGGCCACCTTCGTCGCGGCCAGCCCCGACTGAATGGCCAGGGCATCCATGTCGTTGCCGACGGCGCCCATCGGCTGGCCCATGGCCTGGTAGCCCTTCACCAGATCAGAGATCTTGATCTGGGCCATGACCCACTGCTGCCGGGTCATGGTCTGGTTCAGCTTGACGCCGGCCTCGTCAGCCAAGGCGAGGGCGCCGACAAAGGACGTGCCGTACTGGGTGGCGAGCATGGAGGCGTGCTTGTTGACCGTGACGAACTGCTCGGCCAGCTGCTCCTGCTTCGCGCCGAACGTGGCGACAGCCGCCCCGGCAGTTGACAGAGTCTGCGCGTAGCGAGTGGACATGCCGCCCGCGTACTGCTGCTGGGTCGCCGCCTTCTGGGTGGCCGCGCCGAGCTGCCCCATCCCGGCCGCCAGGGCGCTCAGCGACTGAAGGTTCGAGGCTTTGTCGATGCTGGCCTGCAGCGAGTCGGCGAACTGCTGCGCCGCGGTCTTCGTAGTGGCCAGCTTGTAGATCAGGAACCCGAGCCCGGCCGCAGCGGCGCCGATCAGCGCAACCTGCCACAAGCCGAGCCCCGACGCGCTTTCCTCCAGGTCAGAGCCCAGGCCGCCGATAGTCACGCCCAGCCGGTCGACCTTGCTGCCAGCACCCTCAGCGCCCGCGCCGAGCTTGCTGAAGACGTTGCCGTCGCCGCCGATCTTCCCGACCATCCCGCCAAGCCCGCTGACAACGGAGCCGACCCCGCGGGTCATGCCGCTGAGCCCGGCGGTGATCTTGGACAGCAGCGTCGGGACAACGCCCAGCATGTTCGACAGCACACCGCCGGCGCGCTCCAGCGAGAAGAACCCGCCGGTCACCTCGGAGGTCGCCAGGCCCATCTTGCCCAGGGCGGCGACGCCGATGCTGCCCCACGTGTTGAGCTCGTGGAACCCCATGATCAGGGTCAGCGCCGACGCCCCGGCGATCTTGAACCGCCCAGACAGGTCGATGAGGCTCGTGGCCAGCTTCGTCGCCCCGGCAAGGCCAGCGAGGAGCACCTGGGCGACACCGGGCATCTGCGATGCGAAACTGCCAACGGCGTGCCCGATGTTCCCGAAGACCTCGCCGAGCTGGGTCAGGTCGGGAACCATGTTCGACAGCAGGCCGCCGAACGTCTTCCCCGCGTCACCCGCGGAGGAAAAGTCGTAGACAAGCTTCGCCGCGAAGTTGTCGAAGATGCGCCCGACCTGCAGGCCGACGGAGGAGAAGTCCCCCATGCGCTCCTTGGCAAGGTTGATCGCCGCGCCCAGGGCCGACCACACCTCGGGCCGGGCAGCGGTCTGGGCCTTGGCCAGGGCACCGCCCAGGCCCAGGGCCGACCCGGTCGTCTGCCCGAACATGGCATTGGTCGCCTGCGTGGCCGTGTGCAGGGCAACCATGTGCTGCTCGACCTGCTCCGCGCCCTTCGACCACGCCGCAGCCCACGCACCCGCCGCGGCCGCCGCCGGGATAGCCACGGCCAGGAAGTCGATCACCCCCGTGACGACACCGTGGACGGCGAGCTTGCTGATCCCGACACCGAAGATCCGGAACGCCTGATCCGACTTCCGGGCCGCCGCGCCTGCCTGGTCCACGGCGGCCGCAGTCCGGCGCACCGCCCCGGCTGCGGCTTCGGCGTCCCCGGTGAGATCCTTCAGGTCCGTGGCGTACTGGGCGATGAACGAGTTGCTGCCGGTCCGGCTGAACGCGGCGAACAGGTCATCGCCGATCTTCAGGTCCCCGAGTTCGCTGCGGGCCTCCGCGACCTTCGCGGCGAGGGACGCCTCGTCAAGGTTGGACTTGATGTTGAGCGTCGGCTTCCGCTCGGCGTCCAGCTCGGCCTGGACCTTGCCGGGGAGCCCGGCGACGGACTCCTGGTCTGGCTCGACCCCGGCCTCGACCTTGGCCTTGTTGGCGTCGAGGGCCGCCTGCACCTTCGGGGTGAAGTCAGCGACGCTGCCTGGGTCGGGCTCGACGTCGACAGTGACGTCCTGGCCTTTCTCCTTCTCGAGGCCGGCCTGCATTTCCTCGCGGAAGCCGTCCATCTGCGGGGCGACGGGGACCCGCAGGTCGAACTTGTTTTCCTCCAGCTGAGCCTTCAGCTTCTCCGGAAAGTCCGTAGCGTCCGGTTCGACCGTTACGTACGCTCTCGCTACGTGAAAGCCCTCTTCTCCCGCCATGTCCGTTCACCGCCTTGCAGTGATCGGTTAGCGGCGGGGAGGGGCCTGCAACTCGGGGTGAGAGTCGACGTATGCCTGCTGGTCAGGCGTCAGCTCTGCGGGCCTGGCCACCTCCGCGAACGTGGACAGGCCGCGGAGGTCAGGGTTCATGTCGTACATGAGCTTCGTCGCGGGCACCGGGGCACCGGGCTGGTCCTGCGCCTTCACGGCCGCCCGGAACGCGCCCTCGTAATGCACGAGCCGGCCGGCCAGGACACGGAATTTCCTGGCCGGCATCTCGTACATGTCATCGACCCGGTGGAAGACGCTGAAGTCAGACTCCAGGTCATCCAGGTGGCCCAGGACCCAGCCGTGTTCCTGGTACGAAGCTAGGACCCGGCTTTTGGGGACCTCTGCGCGGCCATCAGGATCCCGTCGACCTTCTCGATCACCTGGCCCAGCTGCTCCTGCGTGATGTCCTCGCTGCTGCACAGCGCGGCGTAGGAGTCCGAGCCGAGCATGGCCTCGAGCAGGTACGTGGACGCGGGCACGGGGCCGTGGCGGCGGACCGCGTCCAGGTAGTTGATCATGATGATGGCGGGCGGGTCCTCGGGTACCGAGTGGGGCGTGCCGTCGATGTAGAAGATGACGATCCGGCGGCCCTTCTTGCGGGAGCCCGAGGTGATCTCAAGCGGGGCGGTCTCGGCCGGGTCGAGGATGTCGTCCGGCTCGATGACGCGCGGGCGGGCGGGCACTGAGGCACGCGCCTTGTTTGCGGCGACCATGGGTTATTTGCCCTAGCTCGTCTGATCAATGCTGTGCCAGGGCGAAACCGACCCGGACACGTAGTACGCCTCGAACGTGACGCTGTAGACGGAGTTCTTCTCCATCGAGTACTCGAAGGTGGCCTTGCCCTGGGAGAGCACCTTCCAGATGATCAGCCGGCGCCGGCAGGACGGCTCGGTGGTGCCGGTGGTCGGCGCCCAGCCGTCCACGATCAGCGTGGAGTACTGCGGCTGCGTCGCACTCGTGGCGGTCTGCAGGTCCGTGGTCGAGTAGCCGGACTGCTGGGTGATGCTGATCAGGCCGTTCATGGCCAGGTTGAGGTTGTTCAGCGTGGTCTCGGCGAGCTGGGTGGTGACGGTGATGGCCTGCTTGGTGAGGCGGCCGCCGACGGAGATGGGGATCTGGTCGACCACCTGCTGCATGTAGGTGTTGTCGATCTCCGCCATGATGCCGCCCTGGGTGCCGCCGACGTCGATCCAGCTGGATCCGGGGGCGGAGGCGAACGCGGAGTCCGCGGGGGCTGCGGTTCCGAACGGGGCGTACCAGAGAACTCCGGGGCCCTGGGTCAAGTTGCTAGGCACGACGGACATCGAGCGCTCCTATCCCGTTTGCCGGGTACTAGGGGGCGGGCATGAAAAAAGCCCCGGCCAAGGCCAGGGCGGACAAGCGGGGTGAAGCGCGGCGGCCTAGAAGACAGCGGCGTCCTGCACAAGCGCGACCGTGATGCTCGTGACCGTCGACAGGGTGACCTGGACCTGGTTCGTCCCGGTGTTGTCGAGCACGCTGTGGAACTCGCCGAACCGGTAGATGTGGCCGTTCGTCAGGTTCACCGTCGGGAAGTTGGTCACGGTCTGCCCGTCGACGAGCGCGCCCATGTCCACGGTCACGGTCTCCGACACGGCGCCGGCGGAGATGTACAGCTGCTCCCGGCCGGTGTTGGCGAACAGCAGCGTCGTGCCGGTCGGGGTGGCCAGCAGCGCGGTGATGTCCAGGCCCGGGCCATCGGGAACGGCCACGGTCGGGAGGAGGGTCTGAGTTGCCATCTACTTCTCCTGCTTCTTGGGTCCGGGCTTGGCCGGGGCGGGCACAACAGGGGGATCGACAGGACCCGGTGGCCGGGCCGGGGCCGTTGCGGCCGGGACGGCGTCCAGGACGCGGTCGACCAGGTTCTGGCCGCGGAGAACCAGCAGCTCGCCGTCGTCGACCTCGACGGGCTCCTCGCGGATCGTGAGCTTCACCAGCGGCACAGGGGCCTCCTAGAACGGCTCGGGAATCGGGTCAGCAGGCGCCCACGACATCCCGAGGTCCGCGGAGTAACGGGCAGCGTCGGCCTTGTCGTCGTAAACCCGCCGCCACTCGGTCAGCCACAGGGCCGTCAAGACGATCGCCGCCGGGTACACCACCGGGCCGGCGGAGACGGGCACCCGCCGGGCGCCGCGGTTCCGGTTCCGGGTTCCCAGCCACGCCGCCTCAGCGAGCGCGGCCGCCTTGAACCACGGAGGCTTGTTGCTCTTGAGCGTCGTCGCCCAGCAGTCCACCTGGACCAGCGGGTTGCGGACCGGCAAGTCAGAATCGGGGTGACCGCCGACAACCTGGACGGTGATCGCGCCGTTCGCCGCCCAGTCCGCTTCATCCTTCGGGAGCTGGGTCGCGATCACGTCCGCCTTCAAGCCCGGCATCTGCTGGAAGTAGGACACCGCAACGAGCTCGCTGTTGGCGAGGAGCCTTACCGGCACCGGCCCTCCGCCCTAGAACGGCACGGGACCGCCGGGCTCGCCGGGGTGCTCGCGCTCCCACTTCTCGATGTAGCGCTGCTCCTGCGCGGCCCGCCACTTGTCTTCCCTGGCCTTGCGCTCAGCCAGGACTTCCATGGACCGCTCGTAGTTCGCGAGTTCCCGCTCGCGGCGCGCGGTGCGCTCCGCCGACTCGGTGCGCCACTTCGCCTCGCGGGCCGCGCGTTCCTCGTCGGTGAGATGGGCCCGCGCCTCGCGTTCCCGCTCGCGCCGCGCCTCCCACTTCGCCGTCCGCGCCGCAGCCCGGGCCGCGGTCTTGCGGTCCTGCATGACGGAGTCTTCACGGAACGCCTTGGCGCGCAGGTGCGACGACCCGCCGTAAAGCGCCGGCCGCAGGAACGGCTGAGCCGGAACCCATTCGGGGCCGACCTTCCCGGTCGACGGGTGATACACCCGGTGCCCGAGCTCGATGTACGCGGCGTACGTCCGCACGTCAGAACCGGTGGCCGACACCACGAGCGTCGTGCCGTCCATGTGATGCTCAATGGACTCGCGCAGCGCCCCCGTGTCGATCGGGACGTACCGCTTCGCCCGCTCCTCGATCTCCGGCCCGAGTTGCTCCCGCATCCACGGGACAACAGCCGCGTCGGCTTTCTCCCGGGCGTCGTCATCCACCACAACCCGCACGCGGACCCCCTACTGGGTGACCCGCTTCAAGACCAGCTTCAGGTCCGGGACCGCCCCCGTGAGGTTCGGGATCCGGATGACATCCTCGATCATGAAGATGTCGCCGCTGAGCTCGTTCTCCAGCCGGTCGCTGTCCTTCACGCCCAGCCACAGCGGAACCAGGGCCGTCGACATCCGGATCACCCTGGGAGTCTGCGTCGCCGGATCCTGGACGATCTGCGTCGTCTCGATCAGCGTCGCGGCGACACCCTGGATGTACGGCAGCGGCGAATCGGTCACGTCGCCGTAACCGTCGAAATCGGTCCCGCGGAACAAGGCGACCGTCGTGTTAGCGGTCTCGGCGACCACGGCCGGCTCCTAGGAGAGGAACAGGTACGGCGTCACAGCCGCGGCGGTCGGCGCGATCAGCGCGGTGCCCACCGCCGGGGCGGTCGTCTGGCCGGTCGTGGACACCCCGCCGAGCAGCGGCGCCGGCGCACCCGTGCCGGTGATCATGGCCGCGAGCGGCGCCGTCGAACCGCACAGCGTAGGCACCGTCGACGCCGCGATCATGACGGCGACGAAGTAAACCCCGGTCGACGGGACCGTGTATACCGAAGCGAACGGCAGCGTGAACCACGTCGACGCCCCGATCGCCCCGCTGGTCTGATCCGCCGACACCGCCCGCACCGTGTACGAGCTGTCAAGCAGCGCCAGCCACCAGTGCGTCATCGTGATGCCCGCCGTCGTCGACGTCACGAACCCGGCGTTGCTGACCACCTGCCCCGCGACCAGCCGCACCGCCGCGATCGACGCACTGCCCGACACCATCGTCAGCGCCGCCGTAGCCGACGACGCCGCCACCGTCTCCGCGATGTGACCCGCGATGCCCCCGCCGACCGGCGGGTCAGCCTGGTTGGCGTACAGCGGCGCCTGCGTCGCCACGTAGTCGAGGCTGGCGGGCGAACCACCCGAAGCAAGGCCGCCGGACTCGGTCAGGTACACGGGCATGGTGGTGTCCTTTCAGGCGCGAGAACAGTGGCCACGCAACAGCACGGCAAAGAATGAGGAAGCGGCTACCAGCCGATGAGCACGGCGGCCTGCAGCACGCCGTTCGTGCGGAGAATCTGAAGGGCCCGCGGCCCCAGAGGAGGCAGGAGCATCCCCTGAGCGCTCGCCGTCCTCGTCGCCGACACCCCGCTCGAGGACGTCGTCGAGTACTGCCGCTTCACGCCCTGGTCATCGTTATCAGCGAGAAGGAACGCGACCTGCTGGCAGCACGCCCGCATAAGCACGTTGATCACCAGCGGGTCCGTCGGCATGCCCTGCGGGTTCACCGGGTACACCGCGCCGACCAGCGCCATGTCAATGTCATCGGAGGCCAGCCGCAGCTTCGCCGTCACCAGCGACGGCGGCGTAGCCGTGTCACCGACCTCGTCCTGGTACTGCGCGAGGGTGGCATACACGCCCGGTGCGGGCGCGGCCGCAGGGGGCGCCGCGACCGTGACCACCCACGAGTACGAGATCGCCGTCCCGCCGACACTGCCGGCGAATGTGACGGTGTAGTCGCCCGGGACCGTGCTGGCCAGGCAGTTCCAGGTGTAGGTGTACAGGCTGCCGCTGGTGCTCGACAGGCCCGTGCTCGTCGCCGGGACCGGCGTACCCGACCCGCCCGACGGGCCGGCCGCCGCAGCGATCGTGACCGTCACGCCCGACGCGCTCGCCGCCTGGCCGCTGCCGACGAACGTCTCGAACAGCTGCGTCAGAAGGATCTGCCCGCCGGGAATGACATCCGACACGGTGTAGGAAAGGACGCTGCCGGACACCGCTCACCCCCTGCTACGAGGAAATCGCGACGCTCAGGGTGGCCGTCGAGGCCGTGATCGCGTAGAGCGCCGCGGGGGACTGGCCGATGTAATCCAGCAGCGGCAGCGTGACCGGCACATTCGCCGGAAGGACGAATCCCGTGCTGGTTGTTACCGCATTGCTGGTGCCGATGTTCGTGGCAGCCGACGCGATAAGCGTGACTGCCGAGCCGAGGGACAGCGCTGGGAGCGCGGTGGCGGCCGAAGTGACTGCCACCTGCGTCAGCGTCAGGGCCACCGCAGATCCTCTCCTAGCTGGGTACCGAACCGGGCAGCCAGCGCGTCGCGGGACATCTTCCACGCCTCACCCGGGTCAGCGCCCTGGCTGATCGCGTACCTCGCCCACTCGCCCCGCTTGGCATCCGCGGCCGGGGGCGGAACAGCCGGCATCACATGCGCGGCGGCCGCGAGCTCGATGCTCGGCTGATCCGCGGTCACGGCGAGCTGGGCCGGGATGACGCCGCCGCGGGCTGGCGGGGGAATGCGGGACAACTCGCCCGACGCCAGGCGGGCCGCCACCCCTGCGGGCAGCGGCTCACCCACCGTCAGGACCGCCCCGTTCTCCCCCCGCAGCCACGCGTCGGCCATCGGCTAGATAGCGTTGAACGGCAGCTGCAGCGCGTACACCGTCACCGACGTGGTCTGGGACAGGTCGATGTAGATGTTCCCGTCCGGCTGCTGGAACCGGTCCGAGTTCAGCGGCCCCGCGGTGATCGTCGCGCTGGTCGTCGATGCCGACACCAGGTCACCGACCGTCGACTGCGTGAACACCGTGGACGCCGGCGCCAGCGCGGTCTGCGCCGTGCCCGCCACGTTCACGCCGTTGCTCGACGCCCGGATCGTCACGACCGTCGCGGTGCTGCCGATCACGAAGAAGAACAGCACCTTCGACGGAGCCTGAATGCCGGCCGTCGGGTTCGAGTTGAAGTACATCGTCGCGGCGCCAGCCACCGCCGACGGCAGGGTCCCGAAGGAATCCCTGCTGACGGCGAGGATGTTGGCCGCCGGAATCACGGTACGAGCAGTCATCTGCCCTGTCTCCTTGCTGTATCGCTGCGGTCAGGGATCAGATGCCGGTTGGCCGGATGACGCCCGCGACGGCGATTGCGTCGGGACGGACCAGCTTTGCCCCGTAAACGTGCAATCCGCGTACGCCGTCCGCGAATGTCGTCTGAAGCCTCAGGGCCTCCGTTTGAACGATCTGCTCAGCGTAGGTCAACGCCATGGGATGTCCGGCCTGGACGATCCACCCGCCCTGGTTGGAGTTGGCGGTCGGGTCGAAGTTGACGGCGTTGTTCGACACGTAGAGGTCGAAGCCGGCCATGCGGCCGATGGAACCCTCCTGGAAGACTTCCGACGCCTGGCCCTGCATGTTGGTGATCGCGATGAACGCCTGGGTCTGCTCGATGAGTGCCTCGGCCCAGGGCGGAAGGATCATGTAGCGACCCTTCATGGGGATGTTCGCCTGGGTGAGGGCGACCTTCAAAGGCAGGGCGACCTGCTGGTAGAAGTCCGCCGGGTGGGTCGACGAGTAGACCGCGGGGGTCAGCTCGTGGGTGGCGGTGATCGACGAGTTCGCGCCGTTCGCGATGACGTTGCTCGTCGAGACCCCGGTGTACAGGCCGGCGAGGAACGTGTCCGCGGTGTTGGCCAGCTGGTAGGAAGCCCTCTCCTCCAGGTAGGACTGCATGTCGCCTGCGGCCTGCCGCCGGTCGACGTCGTCGACCGCGAAGCTGAACGACTGCGCCTGGTCGATGTTCAGGTCGAACCCGGCGTCCGACAGCGCCTGGTAGGTCAGAGTCGCGTTCGGGGTGTACGCGGTGATCGTCGGGTCACTGAACTGCGTGATGTGCACGACGTTTCCCGGGCCCGCGACTTCACCTTCGTAGTCGCTGTTGACGACTGCGGGGGAGCCGTAAACGAGGTTCTTCTGGAGCGCGGCGAGGATGACTTTGCTCCAAATTTCGGGCTTAAACGCTAGTACCGACACGTTTAACACCGCCTTTGGCTAATGTCCGTTTGGGACTGAGTGGCTGGCTGACGTACTGCCGGCCACCCCGCCTGGGGGTGCGTACCGGTCGAACTGGCTGAAGGGGTCGTACTAGCGCCGCGTCGAGCGCGCCGGGCCGAAGCCCGCCTCCATGAACAGCCCCGCGTTGATGGCCTCCTGGACCTGCTGGGCTGTCATGTTCTGCGCGTCCGCGGCAGTGAGCTGCCTGCCGCCCGGAGGCGGCGGTGACGGGAACCCGCCCTGCGGCCCGGATGCCGGGACCGCGGGGGGCTGCACGCCCTGCTCCGGTGGCGCCGGGGCGGGCGGTGCGAGGGGCGGCGGGGCCGCGGGGGCAGTCGCCGGGACTGCCGGGACGGGGACCTGCGCCTTCCATGCGGGGTTCGTCTCGACGGCCGCGGCGATCTTGTCGGCGACGACCTGGGCGAACCCCTCGGATGACGGGTCCAGCCCGTCGAGGGTCGAGACGAAGGTGCGGGAGTCGAGCAGGGCGCTGGCGTTCACGCCGGCCTGGTGGGCGGCGCGGAACACGGCGAGCTCGACCTGCGTGGCGCGGGCGCTGGCGGCGTTGGCTGCGGCGTCGGCACGGGCCTGGTCGCGCTGGGCGGTGAGCTGCTCGGGGGTGGTTTCCTCGGGGGCGAGGCCGAGGGCGCGGGCGATGCCGGCCATCTGCTCGGCGTGCTGGGTGTCCCGTGTTGCCTGCGCGTCGCCGAGTTCCTTGGCCTTCGTGCGGGCTGCGGCGGCCTCGCGGCGCGTCTCGGCTATCGTCTTCTGCGCCCACGCGGGCAACTGGTCGACGCTCTCAGCGGCCGGCTGGGCCGGGTCTGCGGGCGGCTGGCCAGCGGGGTCGGGTGCGGCGGCCGGCTGGGCAGGCGGCTGCACGGTCGGGTCGGGTGGCTGCGGCGCCGGGTCGGCTGGCGGTGCGGGAGGAGCCTCCGGGGCTGCCTCAGATCCGCCGGCGATGAGCCGGATCGGTGTGCCGTTGCGGCGGTAGCCGATGAGCGCGCCAGGCGTCACGGGCAGGAATCGGTCGAGCATCGACTGGCCCTCCTGGGGCATGAGAAAAGCCCGGCGCCTGGCCGGGCGTGGAACCCGCGGTCAGCGGGTGGTCTTGAGGGCGGCGGCCTTGCGGCGGGCGCGGGTGCGGGCCTGCGGTGAGAGGGCCATGGCCTGCCGTCGGCGGGCGGTGAGCCGGGCGTGGTCTGCGCGTCGCTGCTGCTGCTCGGCCTGGTAGCGGGCCTGGTGCTCGCGGGCCGCGGCGGGGCCGGGCGGGACGTCGGCGGTGATGTGCGCGCCGTCGGCCCAGGGGTGAGCGGAGTCGCGGCACCTCGGGTGGAACAGGCCGTGTGCCTGCGCGTCGGCGAGGGTGCCGGACACGTGCAGGGTCTGGTCGCGGCCAGACGCGTCGGTGATGGTGACCGGGCCGGCGTGGTGGCCGGACAGGGACAGCACCTTCCACAGGTACGGCGCGCACCTCGGGCACGGCGGCTTCGAGGAGTCGCGGGTGATGAGGACCAGGTCGACGCCCGCGTCCTCGTACGCGGCGAGCTGCATGGCCAGGTGCGCCGCGGCGACCGCGCCGGCGGTGGCCGCGGAGGCATAGGTGCCGAGTCCCCACTTGCGGCCGGCGCGGTCGGTGTGGGCGTGCAGCCCGGCGGCGGCGAGGTCATCGAGGAGCCGCTGCGCTTCGGCGAGACGGCCGGTCACGGTGCTGGCTGCCAGCGCGGCCGCGAGGATCGCGGTGAGGGCGGCCATGGCTGCGGCGGCTGCGGTGTGCTCGGCGGTGCGCAGGTCCCCGGCGAGGCGGGCCAGCGGCGGGAGCGGCCGCTGCGGCAGGATCCCGGCGAGCTCGCCGAGGTCGGCGCTGACAACCCGCTGGACGTCGGCGCGGGCGTCGCGGGTGGCTGAGGCGAGGATCCCGTTCATCGCGGAACGGGCCTGGGTCATGACATCGACCAGGGTGGCGCGGAGCTGGCGGGCCGCGAGTGACGCGGGCATTCCGCCGAGTACCTTGCGGACCGCGGCGGCGATGGCGGCGAGGATCAGGGTCTCGGCGGCGCCCATGACTGCGGCGCCCCGGGCGGAGGCCTGCGCAGCAGCGTCATCGCGGGCCTGCCCCGAGGGTTCAGTTGAGGCGGCCCTGGGCGCCATCGGCCAGGATGGTTTCCCGCTCGGCCTGCCGGGCTGCGCGGAGCGGCGGCAGGCACGCGCCGACGACCTGGGAGACCTGCAGCTGCGACGGGACCGACGCGCAGATCAGCGGGTCCGTCTGGACACAGTGGGGGAGCGTGCCGAAAAGGACGCTGGGGATGGTGAGGATGAACATCCACGCGACCGCGCCGGATCCGTCAGGGGAGTTGATCGGGGAGAACGTGACGGCGTAGCCGATGTTCTCGCTGCCCGCTCCTGCGGAGTCGACCGCGTCGGCGACCAGGCCGCCGACGAGGGCCTGCAGGTCGGCGGCGCTCACTTCCCCGTCGCCGCCCTGCGGGCCGCGACGGCGTTGGCGCGCTGCGCGATCGTCCCGCCACCCTGCTTGCTGACCGCCGGGGGCTTCATCACGGGCCGGCTGACAGGCTTGTTGCGGCCAGGAACAGTCGGGCCGGCGCCGCGAGCGACGTTCTCCTTCAGGTCAGCCTTGGAGTTCACCGCGCCGCCGTCAGTGCGGGCCTTCGCCGCGGCCGCGGCGCGGGAGACACGGGACTTGCCGTCCTTCTTAGGCGCGGCCATCAGTCGTCTCCTCCGTGGTCACAGGTGCAGTTCGGGTCCTGGCACCGCTCGCAGTCGCCGCGGCGGCAGGCCCGGCAGGTGAGGTCGTCCATCAGTACCGAGGCGGGCGGGCGCCCAGTTCGTGGCCGCCGTGCTTGCGCAATTCGGCGGCCACGATGTCCCTGATCCCGGCAATCATCTGCTCGCTCAGCGGGCCAGCCCCCGAGAAGCTGACTGTGACCGGCGGCGCTTGGTCGCCCGTTCGCTCGGGCCAGTGCCAGGTCCCGCCCGCGTAGGCGGCCTCGGTCCAGCCGCACGCGCAGTACCGCATCGGGTTTCCGTGCGACGCCGCATCGGGGCAACCGGGCGTGCCCGCGGTTTCGCCGCCTGCGTGGTAAACGACGCCGGGGTCAAAGAACAGCCCCGACGGGTTGAGCACGGCGAGCCCGACACGGTCGGTCATGCCCAGGTCAGCCTTTGCCTCGGTGATGATCGCGGCCCGGCATTCCTTGCCGTACTCGCCGCCGGGCGTCCCGTAGCTGACGTAGTGAACCACGCGACCGACAGACGGCTGCAAGGCGGCGCTCCTAGTAGTTCGGGTTCGGGTGGGACTGGTTGCCTGACGTGTACGCGAACGGCGTCGCGGAGGTCAGCGGGTCACCTGTGAACGGGGTCGACGGCTCGATGCCCACGGGGGAGTCGGGGTCGCGGCCGGCGGTCTTCGGCCAGCCGCCCTGCGGTGCGGATGGCGGCTGCGTCGGGCCCGCTTCGCGCTGCCGGTGCCGTTCCAGGGTCGCGGACAGGTCCCGCGGCCCCTGGCCGGCGACAGCCGACGCGACGTGCGCGCCGGCCGGCTGCCGCCGGTTGGGCTGGGTCACTTCAGCCCGGACGTCCGGTGGGTGTTGCCCGGGTGCTGCGGCGTCGGCGCACTGGCCTTCGCCCCGGTGCCCGGCATCGTGCCGGAACCCGAGACGTGCGCGCCGACCCGGCCCGCGGCCGGCTGGGCACCCGCACCGGAAACCGGGCAGGTCGTGGGGACGTGGGAGGCGGGTCCGCTTGCTCCGATAGCCATGGCGCTATCCCTTCTTCCTGTTGGAGGCCGCGGTCTTCCGGCCGGCGGCCAGCATGCCCTTGGCCATGACGGCCTGTTTCTGGGCCTTCGGCCCGAGCTTCCCGGCCGCCGCGGCGGCCATCTTCGCGGCCGGGATCTTCTGGCCCTGCGGCGTGCCGGTGGACTGGTGCAGGCCGCCCTTGGTGAAGGTGACTGGCTTCTTGCCGGGCGACTTGATCGTGGCCTTAGCCATGTCAGGACCCGGCGGCCGGCTTCGGCGGGACGGGAGCCGGTGGCGCGGGCGCGGCCGGGGCCTCATCGGGCTCCGGCTCCGCGACCGGGTCGCCGTTGCCCTGGAGCAGGCCCGCGAGCTTGGCGAGCTCGGTCTTCACGTCGGCGAGCGCGCCCTGCTCGAACGCCCTGAGGTGCTCGAGCGCGTCCCGTGCCCGCTGCTTCGCATCTGGCATTACTGGCCTCCCATGTCGACGTCCTCACCCGGTACGTGCGCCGGGACATCCGGCACGGACACTGGCTGGACGATGTCCTGGATCTGCTGCCCGAGAGGCTCGCCCATGACTCCGGCGAGGTCGATGCGGGCGTGAGTGAGGAGCTCGGTGCCGACCTCAAGGTTGATCCGCTGGACTTCCTCGTTGATCTGGTCGGTGGTCCAGTCGGGGTGGACCATCTGCACGAGGGTCTGCTTGGAGGCGGCCTCAGCGCCGGCGAGGGCCGCGGCAGTCTGCGCGATCTCGAGCTTGTCGGGCAGGACGATCTCGGTCCAGTTGATGTCGGGCCGCTCGACGGTAATCGACTTGTCGCCGAACATGGACGCCTGCACCGACAGGAGCCCGTACAGGATGTCCCGGGTCGCGGGCCGCCAGTAGAGGATCTTCTTGTCCCTGGTGATCAGGGACCGGCGCTCCCGCGCCTCGATCTCCGTGGCCGTCAGCGCCACGGTACTGTCATCCTCGCCGAAGTCGCCGACTGAGTACCCGGCGCGGCGGACCACCTGGGAGATGGCCTCGGAGATGGTCTGCTTGTGCTCGAGGTACCGGATCTTGAACTGGTTCGCCATGATGTCCTGGCTCGCCCCGCCGGACCCGGCGAGGCTGGCAACGGGGACGTACACCTGCCGGTCAGGGTCAAAAACGCCGCCCTTGCCCCTGCCGATGTTGTCGACGTAGCCCTGCGGGACGATCAGGCGGGCCTTGGCCAGCTGGATGTCCCGCATCCAGCTCGTCCACGTCTCGTCGAGCGCGTCGAGGAGCGTCTCGCAGCCCGAGTAATCCGACCGGCCCAGCGGCGCGGCCTGCGGCCCGAGCTGCCGCCAGATCCGGTTCGGCAGCATGTTCGGGATGTACGTGACGGTCGACGCGTCTTTTGGCTGGTCGGGGAACTCAATCGAGTCGCCCGCGGTGAGGTACTGGGCGAACTGCTGCGTCTCCGGGAAGTCCGTCAGGGCGTACTGCCGGCCAAGGTCCTGCTGGTCGCCCTTGTAGACGCCGTGCACGATCCGGTTCTGGCCGGGCACGTGGGTCTCGAGGTGGCGGACGACTTCCTTGCCGTCATCGGACAGGATGCGCCAGAAGGTGACGCCGACCAGCTTGCGGTACGAAAACCTCGGGACCGCGGCGTCGGCGGCAACCAGGTCGATCCACGGCCGGTCGCTGACCTCGGTATCCCACACGGTCCTCAAGAACACGCCGCCCAGGGCCGAGCACATCTCCGCGGCTTCCAGGAACGTGGCGTGCGCGCCGTCGTCGAGCAGCTGGTCGAGGACTGTCTGCGTGCCCTTGTCCTTCGCGGCGACTTTCGGGAACCGGGAGAACAGCAGGTCAGCGCTGGTGGCGGCGATGTCGCCGGCCAGGGGAATGTGGTATCTTGTCCTCTTTTCACCAGGGGGCACCGGCTGGCCATGGAATGTGCGTTTGGTAATCGGTTAATGGATCCCAGAAGCCCGCCACGGTACTGACCCGGCCGAGGGACTGGTAGTCCGCGCTCGCCGGTCGTGGCGAAATATGCTCGCGCAACCGGACTATTCTGGAATAGGTTATAATACACCCAAGCCAGCTCATCCACACTTCCGGACAACCACGCACTCCAGATACGATACTGGTATGAAATAGCCTCGCTGTCCATCGGTGGCCATGGTGCGTTTGCCTGCGGAATAGCGGACTGAGCCCGGTTATCCGCCATGGGCATCTGAAATGCCATAACCAACCTGCATCACCCCCTCTCCCAAGAAGGGGTGACATCTAGCTGGCGATGTCTCCCAGCTCGGACATGAGCTTGTCTTTCTTGCGCTGATTGCACAGCGCGTGCGCTGGCCGGACGTTCTCCGCGGTGTGGCCGCCGCCGCGGGCGATCGGGATGACGTGATCGAAGTGCAGGTCGCCCCACCCGCCGATGTCCCCGCCGCATATGTGGCAGACCATGCCGTGTTCGTCAAGAAGCGCCGAGTAGTCAACCTTCTCGGCGTCGACCGCCGGCCGGTCGATGCGGAGGGCATCGGGATGGGTTGCGCGCCAGAACCCGGCCCGCGATCGAGCCATGGCCCGGATCAGTTCCGGGTTGGCCTCGCGCAGCGCTTGCCGCTTGGCGAGCAGTTCCACGGCGTGTTCGGCACCGTAGGCCCGCACAGCCGCGCGACGGCGGCGGAGTCTTTCCCCCGGGTCTAGTTTCGCCTCGCGGATAGCCGAGCTCAGCGGGTTGCCTGTCGCCTGCAGCCGCCGGAAGTGTGACGTGCACAGCCCGTGCTTCTCAGCGGTCCGGGCGCAGAGCGTGCAGGGCACCTTCTCGCGCCTGTCGCGCCACCGCTTGTTCACTCCCCGGCCGCATTCGCGGCAGTGCCGCTTGCCGGCCGGGTCGGTGTAGGTGTTCTCGGGCGTGTACTCGTGGCCCTTGGCGCACTCGGTGATGGGCGCCGGGTCGGCGAGGGAGCCGGTCCGGGCGAGGCGCTGACGGTCCCTGTTGCATAGGCCGCGCCGAAGTTGCTCGACTCTTTCGCAGCCGGGGGCGGTGCACTTACTCTTGGCCATGTCGGTCCCTGGTGAGATCAGGTGATCGGCGGACGGCCTGGCGGTGTGTCACCACCGTCAGGCCACCATTGTCTAGAACATCTTATCGGGATCCGCCGTCATTCCAGGGGGATGTGCTTTGAAGCGACCGACTTGCCAGTGCGGCCGGTGGACAGGGCACCCCTGCAAGTCGCAGGTCACCCAGGAAGACCTGCGGTGCGACAGGTGCCGGGCAGGATGCTCGATGATCTCGTTCGGGGCGCCCGGGTCATCACCGGAAGATCACAGCCAGTGGGCGCACATCGAGATAGGGCCGATCAGCTGGACGCCGGCCGCCGGGACGCTAACTGACGAACTGGTTCTCAGCCGCCCACCGATCACGATGTCGTTTCCGGCAGAAGGCGTACCTGTAAGTTCCGTCATCTACAGGCAGCGCGAACTGCCAGCGGCTTGACCCGCGGCGCCCGCAGTCGCCGTACGCGCAGCCCGGCAGTGTCTCGTCGCGGCCGCGGACTGCCAGCCACGCCGAGCGGAGCCGCGCCGGGAAGGGCAGCATGACCCGGCGGCCTTCGGCCGCGGTCGCGCCGGCCGGCTGGTCGCCGTCCTCGATCTTCGCGGACGGGACCGCGTGGGAGGTGCCGCACCCGGGGCAGCAGGAGAACTCGCCGGCGAGGACCCCGTCGGCGAACAGGGGGACGCGTACCGACCATGCTTCCTGGCATGTCGCGCACCAGACTGCGCCGCGGGCTTCCCCGCAGCTGATCACGGGGACGGCGGTCATAGCTTGCTTGTCAGGGCGTGCCGGGCAGTCAGCATCCTGAGCCGCTCGTACTTCTCCGCCGTGCTGTGCCCGTCCCAGGTGAGCAGGCCGGTCGTCTGCGGGACGTGCGGGAACAGGTCCAGGTCATCCTTGCTGAGATGCCAGGACAGCTGCCCGTTCGGCGTGCTGACGTAGATGACCGGCCAGTCCGGCTCGGCCTCGTCAACACCGATAATCGCCGGGTGGACGGCAGCGAGGAACGCGACTAGCACGGCGCGCTCCCCGGTAGACGCCGCCCGGGTCCGCTTCGCCGGGCATCTACGCGGGGACCGGCTCGAGGACAGGCGCAGGCTCAGCAGGCGCAGACGCCGGCTCAGGTTCCTGCACGGTCGCCGGCTCGTCCGCCGGCTCACTGATGATGATCTTCTCGGGCTCGCCGATGTCCACAGGTTCCCTCCCAGGTCAGCCTGTGTCCGGAGGGTACTCCGCCTCGAGCTGCTCGGCTGGCAGGAGCGGGATGCCGTAGGCCCGGGCGATGCCCCTCGCGGCCTGCCGAAGCTCGGCAAGGTCGGGCTCGCCGCGGAACCCGGGCTGATCCGGGCGGGCAAGCGCAACCGGGCGCGCGTACTGCGCGCGGAACCCGTACCCGTGGGACACGATCCGCCCCTTGGCCTCCAGGACGCCCCAGACGCCGCCGCGGACCCCGATCTCAGGGGTCGACGCCGCATACAAGCCGCACCCGTATCCGTAGGTCCGGCACTTCCCCCATACCGGGACGGGCCGGCCAGCTGTCTCGCAGGCCTTGCAACGCGCCTGCGCCCACTCGCCGGGCGGCCACGGGAACCGGTCATGAGATCGCATCACCCACGTGCCGTGCTCCCACTCCGCCCACGACCGGTACCCGCGGAGGGTGTCAAGGGTGAGGACGGGCTCGTCATCCGGGTCCTCGAGCGGGACCTCCTCGGGCCCCCAGCCGGGCCGGGAGGGGCTCAGCGCGGACCGCGCCGAAGGAGACCACGACGGGACGGGCGGCGAGACCGGCGGCCCGGTCCACGGCGACCCGTCCTCTTTGACCTGGGTGAGCCCGGGCCGCGGGCCCGTGATCCTCCGGTACCAGTGGTCGGTGACCGCGGCCTGGTCCAAGGTGAAGATCACGCCGGACTCGCCGCGGAGCCAGATGGTGTCACCCACGGCGGCCGCCGCGAACGATGCGGTCGGCGGCGCACGACGACGCGACAGCCCAGCCGGCCACGGCAGCGGCGGCCAGGTACCGGTTCCAGTGCCGGAAGCCGGCGAGGAACCACAGGGGAACGGCGGCAGTCGCGTAGCACGCAAGGAACGCCAGGTACCAGCGAGCGGACATGACGCAATGTTATCGCCTGGTCACCACGCGGATGCAGGCTCGCGTTCCCGGCCCGCCGGGGCGGCGTACGACATTGAGTGCCACTGCACCGGGCGGGGCTGCAGCGGGACCTTCACCCCGGACCCGGTGGTGTCGTGGGGCAGGGCGCCGCGGTCGGGTATCTCGCCTTCGCCGCGGGTCGTCGGCCGGATGCACGACACGGCCTGCATCAGCGCCATCGCGAGGTCGTCGTGGCCGGCGCGCTCGGGGACGGCGATGCGGACACCGCCGCCGGGCAGGTTCTCGAACTCCAGGCTGCGGAGCTGCTTGAGGAGCTCCGGCTCGCGGGGCAGCACCAGGAGGCCCTGCTGCAGCATCATCTTGATCTGGCCGAAGCCCGACATCTTCCGCCGCGCGTCGGTCCACACTGCGGCGACGAAGCACCCCGACGCCCGGCGGCCCATCTCGTCCTGGAGGCTCTGGGTGGGAGCTGCCCCGACGCCGTTGGCCTCGGACGCGACGACCCGCAGCCCGTAGCCCTTCGCGGTGTCCGCGACGGTGGTGACCCATTTCGAGTACGGGGTCTTGTACGCGTATTCCATCCACGGGACGAAATACCGGAGCTCGCCGCCCGGGTTGAGGTTCCCGTCGTCCAGGGCCGCCATGAGCACCTGGGCGTTCGCGTCCCTGGAGAACGCCCAGTCGACGCCGGACACCGCAGTGTAGGGACGCTCTTTCCGCTGCGAGTAGGGATCCCACGGCGACCACCCGGACACCATCTGCGGCGACGCGAGCCGGTACCCGGCCGCCGCGGAGGAGATTTCCTCCTCGGTCAGGTACGCGCCGTACTCGTCCTGCCACTCGGCGAGGAACTCCCGGGTGAAGTAGTCGGCGGTTTCCCGCTTGCGGATTTCCTCGAGAAGCTTGTCGTCGACCATCGGCGAGATCGACGACGGCCAGTGCCACGACTCGTACATCGCATCGGGGGAATCCATGCCCCGCTGCCACAGCTGGCGGAAGAACGCCTCGACGCCGCCCCAGGGGCTGGAGCACAGGATGACCCGGGAACCAGGCCGGGCGATGATCGCCGGCTCGGCCGCACGCCAGATATCATTCTCGATGAAACCGGCCTCATCCAGGATCAAAAGGTCAACGGGCCAGCCTCGGATCTGCTTCTGAGAGGCGGGCACGGACATAATCCTCGACCCATTGGACAATACCAGGATTGTCTGGTTGTCCTCAACCACACTGGGCGCAAGAATTTCCGCGGACGCCAGGGTAGCGATTTCCTCGAGCAGCCTCTTCGCCGCCGTTTCCCCCGCGGACACCACCAGGGTCAGCGACCCGGGCTTCGTGAAACCCTGGAAAAGCGCCAGGATCGCGAGGAGCCGCGACTTCCCTGCCTGCCTTCCCGAGCAGATGATCCGGTACCTTGCGCTCGACCGGGCCACGGCGATCTGGTGGTCCCACAGCTCGGCGCCGCACAGCACCTGGGCGAACCTGACCGGGTCGGCGAGGGCGCGGAGCAGCTCACGGCCGGCGGGAAGCGCCAACTCCGGTCACCTCCAGGCAAGACAATGGGAGGGTGACAACGCCGCAGATCAATGAGCTGGCCCTGGCCTTCATGCACGAGTTCTCGCTCGGAGCCGAGAAGAACACGGTGGAGACAACGCAGCAGGGCACAATCGAGGCCCTCGATGCCAGGGTTCAGCATGCGCCCTGCGCGACGGAGTGGACGGTGGCGATGACCCCGTGGGAGCACTCCGCTGACGGGGAGTACACCATCAGCTTCCAGTCGCTGCTGACCGCGCTCGAGGAAGCCGCGGCGCATCTCAAGACGTGCCAGGCCCCGGGCCGGCTCTGATGAGCACGGCGTACGTGACCCGGATCTGCGTGGTCGCGGAGTACTCCGACGGGATGGTCCGCCGGGTGTCCTGCGACCACCCGGCCGCCGCGCAGTTCGACGTGAGCTACCAGCCGGCGTGTTACCCGCGGAGTTACCAGCAGCCGGTCACGTCCCTGTTCAGCGGCCCGCCGGAGTTCCGGCTGGAAGTGGCCCCGGGCCGCGGCCCCCTCGTCATGGAAGTTGTCGAGGGCGCCGCGATTGCCCGGGCCCGCGCGGTGCAGTGCACCGCGACCGTGTCGGAGTACGCGAACGGGGCGATGGCCGGGGTCCTGGAGCACGCGAGGAAACGGGCGCGGGAGCAGCTGGCCATCGCCACCCTGGACGCCGGGTGCGTCATGCTGGCCCTGCCCGGCGAGACCACGACCCCCGGGCGGTTCGGGGAAACCGTCCTGGAGGTCACCGTCCCCGTCGCGCCGGCCGCGTGATGGACGTCGTCATCTCCGGTGCCAGGGGCACGGGCAAGACCACCGAGCTCATCGCGTACGCCGCCGCGGAGCAGCTCACCATCGTCACCGCCGACGCCCGCCTCGCCAGCTACACGACCAGGATGGCCCGCGACATGGGCGCCCGCATCCCGGACCTGATCACCTGGGCCGACCTCGAGCGTCACGCCGGCCATTACCGTGCCACCGCCGGCCTCGCCATCGACGACCTCGACCTGTGCATCCAGCAGATGACCCGCATGCCCGTCCGCGCAGCCACCCTCAACGTCACGGCGCCGAGGTAAGCCATGTGCATCAACTGCCCGGACATGGTCACCGACTGCTGGCAGCCAGGATGCCTCGGCCCCGAGTTCCTCCCCGACGGCCGCCGGAACCTCTACGCGCGAAGCCGGAAGTTCTACCTCGACGACACCCTGTGCGGCCACCTGCAGCGCCGGTACGGCGTCACGACCGGCCGGGCGCTCCGCGAATTCCTCGACAGCCGCCCCGAAGACGAGGACCAGCGCCACCTCGAGGACTACCTCCAGACGCACACCGCCGAGTACCAGGCCGCGTACGAACAGCGCACCCGCGCGCAGGCCCCACGGTGGCGCCGCGCCGTCGCCTGGCTCAGACCCTAATCCTCGGCCTCGCCGTCGTCACCGAACTCCATCATCGCCAGCCGCGCCAGGTCCACGTTCTGGGAGGCCAGCGACTGCCCGATCCGCACCCTGGACACCGGATCCAGGCCCAGCGGCTTCCGCAGATTCGCAGCATGAGCCGACAGCTTCCGCCACTGATCAACCGGAGGAGCCTGCGCCCCCTTCGCGCTGTACCGCGCATTCTGCGGCAGCTGCTCCATCCACGACTCATACAACAGCAGCTGCGCCTCAGCCTCCGCCCACGACCGCAACGCAAACCGGAACGACCTGTCCGACAAGTACTCCGGCGCCGACCCGCACGCCTCCGCCGCGATCGCCTCAGCCACCGGGGAAAACACCGCCTCGCTCCGAGCCCCGTGAACCAGCGCAGCCGAATTACCCGGAGCGAACTGATCCCACGAACCATTCCCGCCCCTCACCGCAGGCGGCCCAACACGACGCCTCGGACGACCCGGCACGGCAAACCCCCTCAAAACGGAAACATGGTCTTGGAAATCGGATACACAGACAAGAGGGATACGCCGGGGGTGACCCCGTGCCGGTTTGGGGGGGTGGGGGGGGATATGTGGGGGTGGGGACCTGTCCGGGTACGCCCCGTTGTGGGATGGGCCTGATTCCCGGACATGTCGCATTGATGCTTGGTGTCAATGTCCGATCCCATGTGGATATGCACACATGCATGATGGGGTGGGATAGGAGGAATGCACCCTCCCCTATGCGGGGGAATGTCCAGCTCGTGACCAGGTGACCTGTCCGCATTCGCTGCGGTATGCACAGTGAGGGAATGGCCAGGCATGTGCTAGCTGGGCAGGTGGGTGATAAGGCAGGGAATGCGGGAAGCGCCTTAAATGTCGCGCCGATAATAAACCTTAGGTAAAGCTGCATTACGTTATCAATGGCTTGCCTTTGCCAAACTGCGAAGCCTTGACCTGCACAAACGCGAGATTGCCCGGTAATACACAGCTACCCAACACAATGCCGCTGTCCGTTATCGCCTAACTGCCAGGGCAACCCTCCGCTTACCGGCCGCCTTACCGGCGCATCCCCGCCGAGCATCCCCGCTAGTAGAACCGCGCACGCGCGCAACGTCCATAGTCGTGCCGGCCGCTGGTTTCGCGCGGGGGGTCACCCTTGCTCAGTGTGTGTTCGCCGGTTGCTGTATACGTTTACTTGTATCCGGGTATTGGTTTACGTTTACCTTTACCTGGGGTGTATCCGTATACGTTTACCTGTTGCCGTGCCGTAGTGCAGGCCTCACGATGGCTTGCCTGGCACGACTGACTTACACGCACGGCAGTAAGCACCAGGCTGCAGTCCCCTGTGCGGGCACGTGGCGGCCTGTGCGGGCGGCTGAGAGGCTTTCCTGGTGCGCTTCACCTCGGCCGGCGCCGGACTATCCGCGGTGGCCGGCGTGTGTGTGGAGCTCGCGGCGGGCCCGGCGGCAGGTGGCGCGGCTGCTGCGGCCGCGGACGCTAGCCATGCGGAGCGTGAGAGCTGGCCGCGTGCGGCGTCTATCGCGGCTAGCTGTGCGTCGGAGACTTTGGCGCTGATGGTGACGTGGCGTCCGTGTGGTAGCGCTGGCCTGCCCATGAGTTTGAGTATACCTGTTCGGCGGTTCGGCTTGCCTGCCTCACAGTAGAGGTATACGTTTACCTCTATGAGCTTGATGAACCCTCCGCAGCCCAGGGTGCGGGCACGCGGGCCCGTACGGGCCAAGGGGCCGGGCGTGAACCTGCACTACGGGACGTGCTCCGACTGCCTGGCCGAGGTAGGACCGCGGCACGGACCGGTTACCGGGTCACACGCCGAGGGTTACAAGATCCATTGCAAGCCGACACGCAAGGGGACAAAGTAAATGGACATGCCGACCGTCAAGCGCGTTCGCGTCACCTGGACCAGGTGGGATGGCGACCGAATGCGGAACGTGATCAGTCACCCGTGGCAGCACATCGTGACGGAATCGGACGGTTACGAGCGCGCTTTCGACACGCGGCCTGAAGCGGACGGGTGGATAGCCGAGAACTACCCGCCGGCCGGCCTGGAGACCGTTACCGAAGTCACCCGCCCCGACGGTTCGCGTTTCGTGTCCCGTGTCAGCGACCTGGCCGCGGTCGCGGTGCTGTACCGGCCCGCGGACGGTTACAAGCTCCGCACGATCACGGGTCACACGGTGCGGCCGGAAGATGAGGAGATCTGATATGGACGTTGACACTGATCACGGGCATTACGACGTGCTGCCGGTCGCGGATTGGGAGGAACCGCCGGCCGGCGCAACTCACACGGTGTTTCACGAGTCGGGGGAACGCGTCGGTTACGTGTCCGCGGGCATGGCCTGGTCTGCGGCCGGCGCGGAGCTGGGCGCGCGTGACACGCTAGCCCGCGCTGCGTCTCTCGTGGCGGGCAGTGACCCTGCGTGGGTCGCGGAGTGCAAGCGCGCGCGGAGCTAGCCGGCTCTCCCAACTCCCCGTGCCGAACGCTGGCACGGGGAGTTTCCGCGTGTCGCTTGACATGCCTAACGCGTAGCCTTAGTGTGTAGCTAACAGCAACGCACAACGGGAGGCAGTCACATGGACCCCAACGCCACGCTCGCCGCAATCCGGCAGGCAATCGCGGACGTGAACGGCGCGCAGCCGGGAGACAGCATCGCGCACTTCCAGGAGGCATCGCTCCGGCTTGCGGAGCACGTCGAAGTGCTTGACGAGTGGCTCACCCGCGGGGGATTCCTGCCCTACGCGTGGGCCCGCTAGGCCAGCGAACCGATACCAGCGAACACGAGAGGGAAAACGATCATGGAACCGATTGTTGCCAGCCGGAACACTCGCCCGGTGCGGATGCTCACCAGTGACCAGCTGGCGGACCGCGGCGCGCGGGTTTCGGGCGGCCGCGTGGGCAACGCCGAGACTCTCGCGGTTGTGCTCCCGGCCCGGTTGTCTTGCGTGTGCAGCGGGTGCCGGTACTGCACGCCGTGTTGCTGCACCCTGTAGGACTACCCGCCCGGCGGGCCGGTTAGCGCGGTACGCAGCGAATGCACCGCCGGGCACTCAAGGCAAGATCCGGCACTACGCGAGGGGGAAGCGATCATGAGTGAGATCACGCACGGGGAGTCTTACGCGGTGCTGCGGGCCCTGCCCGCTGGGGCTTACCTGGCCTGGGAGAATTTCGGCACGCACTACGACACGCTGAATCCGGAGCGTGCCGCGGAGCAGTACGCGGAAGGGCTGCGCATCAGCGGGGAAGCGACCGAGGTAAGTATCTCGTGTGCGGGTACGTGGGGGGCGGAGCTGTCGGCCGGCGGCGCGGTGACGTCGTATGAGGGGATCGGGTATCACGCGCACACGGATTCGCTGCTCCGCGGGTTTCTGGACGGGCCGGCGCCGGTAGTGGTGTACCGCTACGACGGGGAGTTTCGTACCGAGATCAAGCCGCGGACCGCGTAGCCTGCCCGGCCTGGTCTAACCCGCGTGCCGACACGGCGCGCGGGTTTTTCTATGTGGCTTGACACGTCTAACGCGTAGCTCTACTGTGTAGCTATCAGCACAGCACACGGACCCTAGGGGGACACCATGGCAACAGTCATCACAGCGAAGCGCTCCGACACATGCTGTGACCCGCAGTGCCCCGACCCGGAGATTCCCGCCGGCGCCCGGATCAACTACGGCGGGCCCGGCGCCATCACTCACCAGGCATGCCAGGCAATGGACGCGCCGCGGCGCGCACGTGCCGGCCGCCGCGATTCCAAGTACGCGTACACCAACAGCGGCGCGCGGGTCACCATGTCCAGCCGCCGCTGCGAAGACGCGCCGTGCTGCGGTTGCTGCGACTGACCTAGCGCGTTCGGTGCGGCCCGGGCTACCCGGGCCGGCGCCATGCCCGCTAGGGCAGATCACCAGACAGGAGAACTGACCATGATCACGATTGACGCACTTGGCAAGGACGGGAATTCCATCCTGTTCGACCTGGCCGGCGCATCGCCGACCGGAGGTTTCGTCACGTCCGAGAGCCGGCCCGGGCGAACGCTGATGCCTGGTGACCTGGTGCGCGACATGGGCGGGTGGCATGTCGTGACCGACGTTCGGCACAACGGCATCACTGGCATGACTCACGCGATGCACGCTGATTTCGTTGGGCAGACGAGCACGCTGCTTTTGGCCGCTGGTCAGTCGGTAGAGGTACGGACCGACACGCGCATTGACCCGGACACGCTTTGGAAATTGCAGGCCGGCGCGGCGGCCGCATCGCTGTGCATGTCCTAGCGGGCATCGGGCCCGCGTCTTGCACGCGGGCCTTGTTGCCCAGCTAGGGCAGGTCACGAGCTACAGGAGAGACGACATGCCAACCGAGCAAGACGAATTCACGAGCGTGACCATCACGTTCAAGATGACCCCGGAGCAGCGCGCCGACTACGCGCGTGAGTACGGGCTAGACCCGGGCGAGACGTTCGCCGACCTGGCCGGTCACCTGCCGGACACGGTGAGGGACGCGCTGTGCCGTACCTACCTGGTCAATCAGTTCACGACGTTCAGCGTAGCGAAGCCGGCCTAGCGCACCGCATGCGCCGCGGGTGCCGCCCGTGGCGCGTGCAGCCCGCTAGGGCTCACCGAAACCAACCTGTAGGGGGAACCAATGAGCAACCCAATGCGCACCGCGGCCCGCGTGGCCGTGACCGTTACCGCGGCGGCCGTGCTGGCCGGCTCGGCGGGAATTGCCGGGCCCGCGCTGGCGCACGCTGCCACCGTGCCTGCGGCCCGCCCGGCGCCCGTTCCGGACTGCACCAAGCTTCTCGCGGCTTACCGGCACGTGTCGCGCATGGCCGGCCTGGTCATCGGTTCGGACGGGCTGCCGTGGAATGAGCCGAGCTGGGCGGCCGCGTGGGCGCGGGTGCTGCGCCGCGCGGGGGATCCGGCGCTGGCCCGTACGGCGGCCGCGGTCAATGACCCGCGTTCGGGGGATGCATTCGTGATGGCGTTCACTGCGGCTGCGGATGCTGCGATGACGGCGGAGCAGTGGGGCGGGTCGGCGCGGGTGTGCTCGGTCCCGGGTGACGTGGCGAGCGTGACGCCGGCGCGTGCGCTTCCCGGGTGGGTGCACTGGCGGCCCGGCCCGGGGGTGTCCGTGATCGTGTGGGGCGGCACGGGCACGACACGCGGCAAGGTCGGCGGCGGGTCGTGCATCGTGCGGCGGAACGGCACGGCCGGCCCGTCGTAGAACGTGACCTGCAGAAACCCCGCGCGGCCGGTACGGCGCGCGGGGTTGCTGCGTTGTGCTTGACAGACGTAACCCGTAGCGCTAGTGTGTAGCCATGAGCACAGCACTTGACGTGAAGCCGGCCGACCTGGCCAAGCTCACAGACGACGACCTGGCCGCCCTGTTCACCCGGGCATGCGCGGACGCCGACGCCGAGTTGCAGCGCGTCATCCTGGCCATAGTCACCCGCCGCGACCAGGCCGCCGCGTACTGGCGTGAGGTAAACGCGCGGAACAACGCGCTCCGCGAGGAATGGCGGCAGGCGGCCTATGCGCAGTACCTGGCCGCGGAGGCAGTCACCAACGGGTACCTGGTCCGCGCCGGCTCGCCTTTGACCGACGCGTTCCGGCTGTGGTCGGGAAGCGAGCGGTTCGCCATGGCGCACGCGTCGGAAGAGCTGGCGAATTTCTGGCTGGAAAACCCGCGGGTGACCGTGACCGCGTACCTGGCACAGCACGCGAACGCACAGCAGGTTTACCGCGACGACATGGACCGCGCCGGCATGGACGCCGGCGCCGCGACCGATGGGGGCACCGCTGATGACGGCATGGGACCAGATGAGCCCGCTTCATTTCGACCAGTCGCTAGCGCCGGGGAAGAAAGCCCGCGCGGTTGTGCAGACCGCGGGGAGCAGCTTGTTTCCCGACCTGCTCCCGGAACCGAAGCCGGCGCCGGCGCCGGCCGCGTGCCCGCTGGGAACGCTGGACATGTTCGCGGACCAGTCGTCACCCGCGACACAGACGACGGCGCCCGGGTCGAAATCAGCCGCGGGGGAGTAGGCGCCGGGCACGCCTACCGCGCCCAGGTCACAGACAAGGCGAACGGTTTCAAGCGGTGGGCGTGGTGGGGGGTCCGCCCGGACGGGTCCATGTTTCTGCGGGCAGATAAGCGGGCCGCGGTCGCCGCGGTGCTGGCCTGACACATTCCGAGCAAGCGGAAGGAGCACCAGATGGGCGAGAACCCCGTAACCGAACTGATCAGGATTAACGACCGATTCGACGGGTGGGGCGGCGCGTGGATGACGGCCGCGATTGACCGCGCCTACTACGACGCGGTAGCCGGCCGCGCGCCGACCGATACCGCGTACGGGCTGTACCTGCACCTAGCGGCGGCGCGGACACGGTTCGCGGGTGAGGGTGACCCGCGCCCGGCGCATGCGTACCGCGAGATTCACGGCCAGGAGTACCCGGGGCAGGCCATAGGCCAGTGCGACGGGTGCGGGTGGCGCCAGCACGCATGGACGCAGCCGCGGGCATCGCGGCGCGCGTATCAGCGCCACCTGCCGGCTTAGCGGGTCCAGAAAGCATCCGAGCAGCATTCAAGCGAGGGGGAAGTAATGAGCGTGATCATGGTGGCCGCGCGTGCGGCCGACGTGCGGGCCCTGGGGGTCATCCTGGCCGGCCGGCGGTTGCTCGCCCGGGTGGTCCTGGCTGGCCGGCGGACCGTGGCGCGGAGTACGCCGCTACGGGTGGTCGCGGTCCTGGCAGGGTTCGGTGTGGCGTTGCTCCCGCGGTGGCTTAGGTGGCTGCCTGCGGCGCTTCTAGCTGTGCCGGGCCCGTTGGATGAGCTGGCGTTTGCTGTGCTGGTCACGCTGGTTATCGTGCTGCGGCCGGAGTTGCGCCGGCAGCTGGCCGGCGCTTTGCGGCTGGCGGTTGGTGCGCGTCACCTGACCGCGGCGGCCGAGGCTATCTGGCCCCTCGGCTAGGTGGCCGGCCAGGGTGGCGGGCGCGTGCCGCGCGTTCGCTGCCCTGGCCGGCCAGCAGGGCCGGAAGCACATCACAGAAAACGGAAGGGCGCAAGCAATGGCGATCTACAACACATCGTTGCCCGTAGTGGCCAACATCGAAGCGGCCAGCGGCGACGACGCAACCGCAGCGCTCCGGCGCGCACTGGAGGCGGCCGGATTCGAGGTGTACGACGACCCTGAGTATCCGGGTGCCTTCGAAGCGGAGGCGGGCACTACGGCCAGCGACCTGCCCGCGGCGCGGACCGTTGTCAAGGCGCGGCCCTGGACGAATCCGTATTGGTAGGGCCGGGCGCGTCACACGTTCGACCGAGGGCCCGCGTCGCCGTCACGGCGCGCGGGTTTCCGTGTCTGGCTTGACAACGCTAACGCGTATCCATAGTGTGTATCTATCAGGTAAGGCTACCGAGCAGGGGGGCACGATGATCACGATTGGCCACACGCACGCTGACGGGACCCTGATCGACGGTTCGAGCAAGGGCGACGGGGTCTATGAGCTGCTTAAGGGGCTGCATGACAACTGGCGCTACTTCCGCTCGCTCGCACAGATCGGGCTTGGCCAGTCGCGCGACAAGACCGCCGACCGGTACAAGATCAACCGCGCCGCCGCCGCGCTCCGCGCCGCCGGCCATGAGGTCACCGTCGAAATTGACGAGTCGGCACCGCGGCCGTTCGCCGAAGTGGAGGCCGACCGGTACGCACGCGCCGACAGCCGCGCGGAATACCACGAGGAGCGCGCCCAGGCCGCGGACGCACGCGCCGACGGGCACTGGAAAGCTGAGCGCGCAATTCTCGACTTCATCCCGCCCGGTCAGCCGATCCTGGTAGGGCACCACAGCGAAGGCCGCCACCGCCGCGACCTGGCACGCGCGGACAACCACATGCGCCGCGGCCTGGAAGAGATCGGCAAGCGCGACTACCACGAGAGCCGAGCCGAGTCGGCCGCCACGCACCAGCAGTCACGCGAGAACGTGCGCACCACACAGCGGCGAATCGAAAAGCTGGAGGCCGACCAGCGGAAGCTACAGCGCCGCGTGGACGGAACCGACCCGTACATGAACTACGGCAAGCCGGCGACGGGCGAATACCTGGAGCGGCTCACCGGCCGCCTCGCGGAGATAGCCGACCAGCTGGCCTACTGGCGCCAGCACGTCGCCGACCAGGAGGCGGCCGGCGTGAAGCTCTGGTCGCGGGCCGACTTCACCAAGGGTGACTTCATGCTGTTCCACGGAACGTGGTTCGAGGTGCTCCGGGTGAGCGCTAAGAGCGTGACGATTCCCGCGATGATCAACGACGGGCCGGTCGTGACCAAGGCCGGCGGCCGCTGCACCTGGACCGACACGATCCCGTATCACAAGGTGATGGGCCGCAAGTCGGCCGATGACATGGCGGCCATCGTGGCGGAGGCGGACCGCCGGGAGGCGGCGGACGCCTGACCATCAGGGAAAGCACACGGAAGCCCGCGCCATACGGTGCGGGCTTCCGTGTCTTACTTGACAGCGGCATCTTGACCGTGTAAGGTTCAGGCATGACAACGAACCGAGGGGACGACACGATGACGACCGACGCGATCCCGGCAACGCCGTTTCACGTGCGCGCAGGAGGGCGCCTGTTCCGGATCACGCCGCTGGAGACTTTCCCGGTTGGCGACGACTGGTTCTCCCCCGTGGACTGCCGCGACGTGCGGACCACGCTGGAAGCACAGGCCATCGTAGAGGCCGACGTGGCAGCGGCACGCGAAACCCTGATCGCATCCGACGGCATCCGCGACGCGCTCCGCTCCGCGTACCTGAACGCGACCAGTTACGAGGTGGGCCCCGATCACCGGGTCGGCGGAACGCACCTGCCGGACGACTTCCTGGTCACCCTGGCATGAACGGGCCGCATGGTGCGGCGCCCGACGTGGTGAGCGTCTCGGATATCGGCGCGATGGCCGGCGTCAGCCGGCAGCGTGCCGCGCAGCTCATGGATCGGCGGACGCACGAAACCGCGCCGGAATCGACGCAGACCGGGGCCGGGGCCATCTGGGACCGGCAGGCAGTAGCCGCTTACCTGCTCAGCCTGGGCAGGGCAAAGACGTGGGAGGACTGAACATGGCCACGTGGTGGGAACTCATTTTCACGGGCGAGCCGACCGAAGCCGATTTCGAGCGCGTGTCGGAGCTGGCCGCGCAGGGATTCACGAGCGGGCAGCTCATCAACGAGCCCGGCGACGCTGACCGCGAAGGGCCGGCGACGGGCGTATGGGGCGAGGGGAACCGAGATGCAGATTGACCTGAACGCCGCGAGCAACATGTTCGGGGCACTGGGCGAGGACGTGCGGGCCCGGCTGATGGCGGCCGTGGAGCAGCCGGGCGAGGCGACGTGGGACGACGCGCATTCCATCGTCTTGAATCCCGACGTCGGTTTCGGGCTGACGCTCTGGCAGGCAGTCATAGCTGTCGATCCGGAGTTTGCCCGGGTGGGCGGCCCGGTGTCGGACGGGCACGGCAACCGGGTCAGCGGGTGGGCGCGCACCCCGACCGCGGAAGTTCTCGCCCAGGCGATCAACTACGCGACCCGCTGACCCGCCACGGTGGCCAGCGTGCCTCATGACGCGCGCCGGCTCGCCGCGGCTGACCAGCCGGCAACCGAGCAACGAGGGGACACCATGAGCAGGTTCACGCTTCACGAGGACCAGGCACGCGATTGGATCGCCCGGGCCGTCGCGGGTGAGACTCGACCGTTCGAGCGGCGCAAGAGCACTGATCTGCACCTTGACGCGGACTACAGCGTGGAGACCACGCGGGCCGACGACGGGAACACGACCAACGACTTGGTGTGGAACGCCCAGGTCGCGGGGATCATCGCGGACGCGCGGCCGGGCGAGCCGTTCGCGCCGCGGCTGGCTTTCCAGTTTGACCCGGGTGCCGGGTCGGATGACTACGACGGGTATCACTGGATGCTCAGCGTGGGGGGTACGTCGCCGGGGATCTATGCCGCTACCGCGTTCAACGAGATTGAGGGGCTGGCCGGCGCGGACGTGTTCGAGGGGACGGCCGCGGAGATGACCGGGGCGGTGCTGGCCCTGGGCGTGCTGCAGGAGGCGGTGGCGATGGGTAACGCGATGGCCGACGAGCTGGCCGCGTACGCCGCCGGCTAGCGAGGTTGCAGGATCGGGAGGCCCGCGCCACGGCGCGGGCTTTCTGCATTGTGCTTGACACGGACAGCGTGTAGCCCTAGTGTGTAGCTAACAGAACACGAGCGAGGGGAAGCAATGAGCAGGTTCACGCTGGACGAGGCCAAGGCCCGCGAGTGGATCGCGCGGGTAATCGATGCGAACGAGGGCTTAGCCCCAACGGGCCCGGGCTTGCCCGACGGAATCCTGAGCACTTACGGATTCGGGGTGGACAGTGATTACGGCTCGGAGACGTCAGATCTGGTGCTGGCCGCGTTCGCCGCGGGGATTCTGGCGGACACCGGGCAGCCCACGGACCAGGAGCTGTTCTTTGATTTCGTGCCGCACGATGGCGAGGAGTGCGGGTATCACTGGGCTCTGTACCTTGACGGGACGGGCGGCCTGGCCGTGCGTTCGCTGTTCTCTCCGATGCGGCGCCTGGGCGACAGCAGCGGGCAGGATTTGGGCGGCGCGGAGTTGGCGCTGGCGGTGCTGCGGGAGGCGGCCGAGGCGGGCAACCAGATCGCGGCCGGGGTGGCCGCCTACGTGGCACAGGAGGCCGGGCGATGAGCGAGACGCCAGCGGAGCGGGCCGTCAACCTGGCCGCCGAATTCCTGCCCGCGCGGGCCGAGGAGTCCATGTCGCTGCCGGCCGTCCGGATCGGGAGCGTGCTCGTGTTCGCCTACATCAAAGACGGGCTGCTCCGCGTGTCCGTCGACCTGGACGACGCCGACGACATGGAGGTCAACGGGGAAGTGCCCATGCGGATCTGTGTCGGCGGCGACACCGTTTTCAAGACCGGGCCGGCCGAAGCGCCGGACATGGAGTGCCCCGAGTGCCACGCGCCGGCCGGCAAGCCGTGCGAGCCGTGGTGCATCGTGGACCAGAACACACCCGCGAACAACGTCTGACGCGCCGTAGCGGCGGCCGTGCCCGTACCGACGGCCGCCGCTACGGCATTTCAGCCGACCAATCAAACCGAGGGGGACGCCATGACTGCGGCGGAAACGTATTTCTCGACAGGATGCGGCCACAAGCACGGGACAGCCGAGGCGGCCGTGAGCTGCCCGGCGCGCGGATGGGATGCCTACGCGCGCCGCCGGCGCCCCGCTATCGAGGTCACGATCCGGCCTGGGCAAATTACGCGTACGCGAGAAGTGCCCGATGTGCTGGCAGCCGGGGCGCTTGCAGTCTGATCGCCCGCAATGTAACGTGTAGCCTAACCGCGTAACCGTAGCATCACACAGAAAGGGATCGTCATGCCCCGCGCCGCACACTACCTGTCTTCCGCGGACATTGCCCGCGAGATGGGCGTCGACCCGTCGCACGTGCGGATGTGGCGCACGAGGTACTCCCCGTTCCGCTCCCCGGCCGCCATCAGGGCCGCCGCGACGTTCCCCGCGCCGGACGTGTACATCGGGCTGGCCGACGAGCACGAGGCCGGTACCCGGACGCTGCCGGGGTGGAAACCGTCCCGCCTGCCCGAGATCAAGGCGTGGCGTGACTCGCTCCCCGGGTCAGGCACCGGCCCGCGGCCGGCCGCACGGAAGTCGTAAACGCTGAACCGGGGCCGGGCGCAGCGCCGCACCTCGCCCGGCCCCGGAGTCTCAGCGGTCGAACAGCGGCGGGGCCGGAACCCCGCCGTTTTCTGCTGCTAGCTGGCGGACGGCTCAGCGGGCGCAGGAGCCGCCGGGGTCTCCAGGGAGTCCACCGACGTGTCCGCGGCCTGGAGTGCCGACAGCGGCGCCGAGAGGCCCGTGACAGCGGCGTTGAGCGCCGTGGTGTCGAGGCCGGGGTTGGCGTTCTGCAGGGCGGTGATCTCGGCCTGGATGTTCGCCTCGGCGGTCTCCAGGTCGGCGGCCACGCCGCTGATCGTGGACGCTGCGGAAGTGAGGGCGCCGGTCGCGGCGTCGATGTCGGACTGAGACATGGCGATCTTCTCCTGTGCTTGCTCGATTCGATCCAGCGCGGCGCGGATCTCGGCCAGCTGGCTTGCATGACCGCCGTGCGCCGCGTCGCGCATCAGCGACGCGGTGAGGGCGGCCAGGTCTCTTTCTGCGGCGTCTCCGTCGGTCACGGCGCCCTGCTCGATCTGCCGCAGCGTTTCCAGGTGCGGGCTCAACTCGGACCGGACCGCGGCGAGAAAATCGGGAAGATGCACGCCGCCTCCCCTCGGTGGGTGGTTGGTGCTGGCGGCCGGCCCGTCCATGCCCGCGGTCTGCTGACGGCACAGCGCATTTCGCTTCCGCTGAAACGGAGTGATTCCGGCCCTTACCGGGGCATCGGCCAGCGGTTAGAGCACCGCGGCGCTGATACGGCGAGCGCGGACCGCAGTGGCATAGTCCGCTTTGGCGACTTCTACCGGGTCGAGGCGGATCTGGCCCTTATAGCGGTACTTGACGGGGAGTTTGCAGATGTTTCCGTCTTCGTCGTGCCAGCCGCGGTGTATCCAATTGCGAACGGTTATCGGTGAAACATCGCAGAGGCGTGCCGCCTGGCGAGTGTCAATGCACCCGTCCGGGCCCGGCGTAATGACCTCCGGTGCGACATCCAGCAATCCCCACCCCCAGGAAAGCAAAAAGCCCCGGCCAGGTGCACCGGGGCAGACTCGTCTCGCAGGTTGATCATACCGGGATCGTCTGTCGTCCTGGCAAGGAGGTGCTCAGGCTGCGACTGCGGGCCCGAGAACAGCACGGTTCCGCTGCTTGGCCTGGTAGTACGCGCGCCAGCGGCGGGCGTTCACGTCGTACTGCTGTGCGGTCATCTCGTCGCTGCACCGGGCGCACCGGGAGTACAGGTCGCGTTCTCCGTCGGGGTAAGCCCGGCGCAGCTCTCTGTGGGTGCACTTCCGGCACGGCATGACCAATATCTCCGGCGGCGGGTTGGTCTCCAGCAAGCACCTGCGGCCGAGGTAGTGCAGGTGCAGCAATTCCTGGCCGGCGGTTTCCCCGTCAACCTCGGTCATGACGGTGACGTCGTGGTCGGAGACGCTGATGATCTCATCGTCTGCGAGCCAGCCGGCCAGCTCGTCGGACAGGGGGGTCCGGTAGGTGCGGCGCATCCACCCGGGCTGGAGAGACAGCAGGACGGTGATGTTGAGCGCGAGCACCCGGGCGTCTTCGGCGACTCCGTCGGCGGTGCCTGGTGCGTGGCGGGCCGCGGTGAGGCGGGCGGCCGCCCTGGTGCGTGCCGCCCAGCCGCGGAGCGTGACGGCGGTCAGCCGCATGCAGGCGTCGATGTCCTCGCGGATGGGTGTCTGCGGTCCGAACGGGGCGGGCACGTGGACGTCGGCTTGCTGCGGGTCACCGATCGCGGCGCCGAGCCGGCCGTAGAGCTGCGCGAAGCTGCGGGCCGGGTCGTCGGGGATGCCTTCGAGGAGGCCGACGAGGTGCCGCTCACACGGTTCGCAAAATGGGCGGTATGTCCACGCGGGGGTGACGACGCGCTGGCCGTCCTCGACCGTGATGGTGGCCGCCCCGCACCAAACCCCGCGGGCGCAGGGCCGCTGCCCGTCGCTGTTCATGCTGACCACCTCCGCGCCACGATGATGCAGGTGAGGCAGAGGGTACACGGAACGTGACGGGACACTACAGGGTGTTACGAGTAGGTCAGGGGGTTGCGCTCCCAGCGCTGGGGGATGTCGTCGGGCAGCGCCGGGTCTGTGGGGGCGCATCCCATGCGTTCCAGCTGGGGCCGCAAGTCGATGATGGCGACCAGGCCGGCCTCGGTGACCCACGGTCCGTGGACGGCGTTCTCGTGGATCTCGCGGTCGCGGCGGGATGACTCGTCGAAGTGGGCCCGGCCGTCGTAGGTGCAGGCGACGGCGTCGAGGGGGTGGATCTGGTCGCGGAGACCCGTGTAGCGGAGAACGCGTGCGGTATCCAACTGGTACTCCCAGGAATAGAAGGCGCCGCGTTCGTCCTCAATCAACGGTGCTCGTGGCCTTTCTCGGTGGAAGGCTCCTCGCGGGAGTGCAACCGACCGCGGATCTCGTCGTACCGGGTGAGGATCTCGGCGAGGCAGGTGACGACGGAGCCGCGCCGGGAATGGGTCTTCCCGGCGCGGCTGTCAAGGATGTCGATCAGTTCTTGCGGGATCTCGCCACCCGTCATGAGGTCAGCGTAGCCCGCGGGCCGCGAGGAACTCCCGCACGTCCACCGACGCGCCGGGCTCGGCGGGCCGCACGGGCGGGTAGGTGACCGAGGTGACGGCGAGCGGCAGGCGGTGCCCGTTAGCGAAGACGTGCTGGCCGTCCTCGTGCCGGGTGCAGGGATGGGCCGCGGTCTCGCCGGCGGGGCTGGTCGTCCAGGTGCAGGCATCCGGGTCGGCGCTCATGACGCGAGCCCGACGAGGCCGCCGACGTTCCGCTGCCAGGTCATCAGGTGGTCGGCGTCGCTGTAGGTGACGTCTACCCGCAGGGTGTCGAGCCGACCGCCGAGCAGGAGGCGCCGCACGTCATACGGGACTGTTCCCGGCTGGAGGCCGCGGGTGCCGCGGATGCGGTCAGCCCAGGTGCAGGCCTCGGCCCGCAGATACGCCAGCCGGTCCGGCTGCATCCCGGCGCCCGCTTCCTCCGCGGTGCCGGCGACTACGGCGAGGATCAGGTCTGTGTCGATGAACCCGATCACGGCCGGGGTGCCGTCGGAACAGTGGTACTCCTCGTCGAGGATGAGGATCTCGTTCTGCTCCAGGCCGCGGGCGATGTCCCACTGCCGCTGCGCGAGCGCGGCCGACTCGGGCCAGTCCGCGGCGAACCGGTCCCATGCAGTGCTCACGACTCGTCCAGGTCTCGGGTCACGGTGCCGGCCTGGACGCCGACGACGTCGTTACCGCCGGCGACGTTGAAGGGGCTTTCTTGAACCGCGGTCATCTCGCGGTCTTCGTCGCTGGCCGGCTCGCCAGCGTCGCGGCCCGGCCAGTTCGGGTCGCTCATGTCGATGACGAGGCCGCCCGTGATGGTGACGCTCCCGTCAACCTGGAGGCCGACGCGGGCACCGGGTGCTGCGTAGTTGCTCATGGAGCTTCTCCTTGATCAGTTCGGGTTGGAGCCCCGGCGGCGCTGGCCAGGCGGGGGGGACGCCTGCGTTAGCGCCGCCGGGACGTCTATTGGCGGGTTACGAGCTCTCGGCGAGTTGGAGGTTGGGGCGGCTCATCTCGGCCTTCCACCTCTCAGCCGACCGCTTCGTGACACCGCACCGGGCGGCCAGATCCTCAGCGCGGATGGCCGGCTCGGCCGCGACAATGCGGGCGGCTTTCGCGCGGTTCTTGTCGCGCTCGCTGGCGGTGAGTTGTCGCTTGGGCTGTCGCGCGGCCTGTCGCTCTGGTGTCGCATCCCGTGTCGCACCGGTTGTCGCATCCGTTGTCGTGTCGGTTGTCGCATCGGCGGTCTGCTGGATGTCGCGTTCCTGTCGCACGACAGCGGCGGCCATCTTGGCGCGCTGCGTCAGCGCATCGGTGACCATTTTCTCGACGGCGGCTTCCCAGACTGTCGCGTCGCAGGCGGCTACGCCGTCGCGGACCGCGCGGGCCACATGGCCGGGGAGGCGGCCGCTGACGATGCGGGTGCGGAGCAGCGTCGGGACTGACGGGCGGAGCCGCCAGAAGAACCCCAGCTGGTCGCGTACCAGGTCAATGGCGTACTGGCGGGCCGCTTTCATCTCGTCGGCCAGAGCGACCTCCTTGTCGCTGACGGACATCGACTTGACGGCCGCCTCGCCCGCCAGGAGCGGCAGGAAGAACGCGACAGTGACGACGCCGTGGCCGAGCATGCCCGGTGCGTCGCCGAACGAGCTGTAGACGTTCAGCACGAGCGACGCGAGCGCGAACGGGTACGGCGCGAAGCGGAGCCATCCCATCGGCTTGCCCTCGGCGAGGAGGTACAGGTCGAGGAGGTACAGGAAGATGAAGCTGCCTTCTGTCGCAGCGGGGACCGTCCACGCCCACCCGTGGAACGACGGGCCGAGCAGGTTGACGACGGTCATGAACATGTCGGTGAAGAACACGGGGGCCAGCGCCGCGCCGAGCGCGATGATGGCGGTGCGCAGGCCGTGCCGTGAGCCGGCCGGCTGGCGGTCGCGGATGGCGCGGAACACGCGCCGGGCGGTGTGCAGCAGCAGGGCAGCGCCGGCCAGCGACGCGGGGACCTCCCACGGGATGTCATGCAGCATGGCGGTCATGGTGACGCCTCTTCGTCTGGGTCGCTGGGGTTCTGTTGCGGATGGGGCGGATTGGGGTCAGGGGGCCAGTTGCGGTGGGACCGGCGGTAGATCACGACGACCGTGACGACGACCGTGAGCCACGCGAGGAAGGCGATTAGGTCAGTGCTCACTTGACTCGTCCGCTTTCGTCGTGGTAGTTCCCGCGCGCGGGCGCGGATCCATCCGCGGGCGGATCTATCCGCGCCTTGAGGCTTCCGGGCCGGGAGGGGGGCATCAGAATCGCCGCCCATCCCAGTCGGTGTAGAAGTCCGGAACCCGGTCCGTGTGGGGACCGGAACTGATGAGTCCGGCGATGAATCTGACGGCGTCCGCCTCGGCGGCGGGGAGGTTGTCGTACCACTCGCCGCACGCGACGTCGCAGTGGTACAGGGCGGTCCCCCATGAGCCGACCGAGTAGTGGACCCGGTAGGCGAGGACGATGGTGCCGTCCGGGGTCCCGGGCCCGGCGGGCGCCGGGTACGCCCAGATGCTCAGCGCAGCGCCGGGCGCAGACGGTGAGTCGAACCGGGCGCCGTAAGCGCGGGCGCCGACGATGAGGTCGTCGTCCTCCATGTCGGAGGACCGGGCCACGACCGGCTCGGCGAAGCAGGCCGTCCAGGTCTGGTAGGTGTCGGTGAAGCGGGCGCGCTTGGCTCCGAAGATGCCCATGGCTAGCTGCTCCTGCGGGTGCGGTTGATCAGGTAAGCGAGGGCCAGGACGCCGCCGACGATGAGCAGCAGGGTGATCTCGCCTCCGGTCAGCGTGGGCTTGCCCGGGCGGGTGACCACGTGGGTGATGACGTGGGTCACGATCTTCGGCGCGGGCGGCCTGGCCGCGGCCGGCGTCTTCCTGAGCCAACTCGACACCCCGTAGTAGCAGGCGGCGCCGGAGAGGCCCAGGACCGTGACGGGCATCCACGCGTCGGCCTTCGAGATGACGTACACGAGCACGAGGGCGGCGGCGATGGCGGCGAGGATGAGGACGGGGGACATCAGGCTGCCTCTCAGATCTTGATATTGGGTACGGCGAACTGGACAGGGCTGCCGCAGTCCGGGCAGTCCAGCAAGACAGCGGCACGCCCGGTGGTGACGGTGAACCGCCCGTTGAACCGGGTCTCCTGGGTGACGTCTGCGATCTCCGTCCCGTCGGTGACGAGGCGGCCGCCGCCCCTGACGCCGCGCGAGGAGCAGGTCCGGCAGGTGGCCTGGAGTCCGGCGCGAACCTGGATCGGCTGGCCAAGCATCGTTTCCCTGGGCCTAGGCATCAGTGGTCCTCTTCCTCCGCAGCCGGGGCCGCTTCCGTGGGTTGCGGCCGGACCAGGACGTCCCTGGCCTTCGACCTGTCTTCCGGCTCGGGCCCGACGATCCCCTGAAGTTCCAGGGCGGCCATGATGGCGCCGGCCTCGACGAAGCCGACGCGGAGTTTCCGCGAGATCATCGCCACCGACCCGAACTGTGTCGCGACGACGAGGTCTCTGGCCTGCTGCACCAGTTCCGGGTCAAGCTCAGGCCTGGGCGCCTCGACCGCGGCGGGGATGACCTTTCCGCGGACTGGCGCAGACGGCGGGGCTACCTGGGCCACGCACTCGGCGACGACCTGCTTGATCTCGGCCTCGGTGACAAAGGCGCCCTGGAAGCGGATGGCGTCCTTCGCGCCCATCGGGAGGAACAGCCCGTCGCCCTGCCCGTTAAGCCGCTCAGCGCCAGGCGCGTCGAGGATGACCCGCGAGTCAGTAAGGCTGGCCACGGCGAACGCGATCCGGCACGGGACGTTGGCCTTGATCAGGCCGGTTACGACGTCCACGGTGGGCCGCTGCGTGGCGAGCAGGAGGTGGATGCCGCACGCCCGGGCGAGCTGGCTGATCCGGGCGATGCAGTCCTCGACGTCGGGGACCTCGATGTCCTTGACCTTCTGCTTGCTGACCATCATCAGGTCGGCGAGCTCGTCGACGATGACGAGCCAGTACGGCCACGGGTCGGCTCCGTCGATCTTGTTGTAGTCGTCGATGTGCTTGACGTGGGCGGCGGCCATGGCGTCGTAGCGGGCTTCCATCTGCTCGCACACCCAGGCGAGACGCTGGGCAGCCACGACAGGGTTGGTGATGATCGGGCCGAGGAGGTGCGGGACGCCGGAGTAAGCGGCGAGCTCGACGCGCTTCGGGTCGATCATCAGGAGCCGGACCTGGGCCGGGGTGGCGCGGACCAGGATTGACACGATCACGCCGTTGAGGCTGACCGACTTGCCCGCGCCGGTCGCACCCGCCATCAGGGTGTGCGGTCCCTTGTGCAGGGCGTGCGTGACGACGTTTCCCTCGTTGTCGACGCCGAGGGGCACGGTCAGGGGGTGGGGGTCGGCGAGCATGTCCGGGGACTCAAGGACTTCGCGGAGGGCGACGACCTGCCGGTCCTCGGGTGCGCGGGGGATTTCCAGCCCGATGACGGACCGGCCGGGCACCGGGGCGATCATCCGCACGGACGATCTGCCGAGACCGAGGGCCATGGCGAAGTTCGCGGTCAGCTGCGTGATCCGCTCGACCTTGACGCCGGGACCGGGTGTCATCTGGTACTGCAGGACCGCGGGCCCGGTGATGCACCCGGTGACTTTCGCGTCGATCTTGAACTCGCGGAGCACGCGGGTGATGGCGTCGCGGGCCGGGTCGGCGGTCGGCCGCGGCCGCGGCTTGGCGGCCGGCCGGAGGGTCGTGGTACCCGGGGCGGCGTACTGCCGGGGGGTGCCTGGCCGCTGGGGTGCCTGCGACCGGGCCGGCTGCTGGCGTGGCGGCGCGGACTGCTCCCCGGCGGGAGCGATGACCCCGGCGATGACCTTCGGGCCTTCGGAGTGGTCGATCTGGTTGCGGTACAGGTGCGGCGATGCGAGGACCAGGCCGCCGATGACCAGGAAAAGGTCCATCCACCACGTCGGGCCGAACACGGCGGATGCGGCGGCCAGCCAGATCGCGCCTGCGATATAGCAGCGCCACGCGTACCGCCGCAGCCGGGCTTCCCGGCCGCTGTCGGTCATGGCCGCCGCGGGCAGGTGGCGGATGCGGGCGAACCACGCCCACACCGCGACGCCTGCATCAGCGAACACGGCCAGCTCAACCGGGTCGTTGCCGTGAGCGCGGGTAAACGCGTTCGCACAGATCCACGCCGCGATCATCCAGCCGGCAGGCGCCAGGATGGCGCGGTGCTCGGCGGCTGCGTGGCGGGCTCCTCCCGGCTGGCTGGTCATTACAGGCTCGTCCAGAACCCGGAGAAGGAATGGCCGACGGTCTTCATGCCGTCGAACGCCGAATGAACGACGTTGGCGGCGCCGCCCGGGTTACTCACCAGGTAGTAGATGACGAAGATGACGATGCCCCAGGTGATGACTTTCTTCAGCATGGCTCAGTGGGCCCTTCGGTCTATGGCCGCCTGCGGAGGCGGACCTGACGGGATGGCGGCCCGGGTGGGGGCGCCGCGGACGGCGGCCTTGGCCTTCGGCTCGGTGCGGACGGTCGGGTGACGGCGGGCGAAGTACACGAGGACGGCGAGGCCCGCCACGACGGCGCCGAGCATCGCGGTGGGCGGCAGGCCGTGGCCCGCCTGGACCGCCGCGGCGGCCTTGCCGCTGGCCACCCGGTGCATCGTGGTGGTCAGCGCGCTCCCGGCGCCCGACGGGGCCTTGCCGACGGCGCGGAGGAAGTTGATCCCGTCGGCGAACAGCAGCGCCGCGGTCGTCCCGGCGATGGCGCCGGCGACGTGGGTCCACACGTGGTGGTACCGGTCCTTGCCCTGCTTGCCGGCCGCCGGGGCGTCGCCCCGGCGGAGGCTGAGCTTCATCTTCTTCCCGGAGCCGAGGTGGACGGCGAACATGCAGATCGACGCCGTCGCGACGATGACGAGCACGGCCAGGGACCGGGGGGTGCTGATCAGCGACGCCAGCGAGTCCTGCCAGGTGCTCACGCCGATGACCAGCAGTGCGGCGGCCAGCGAGAACCCGACCGCGACGGGACGCCGCATCTTCTTGACGTCGAAGAACCAGAAGATCAGGCATGACGGCAGCAGGATGGCCAGCAGCAGCATCACGTTCGGGTCGATGAACGACAGGCTCAGGTTCTTCATGACGGGACTTCTTCCTCGACGATTTCCTCGTCTTCGGTGTGGACGTGGCGTGGGCGGGCGAGCATGAGGCCGGCGAGGACCAGTGCGATGGGGACAGCGATGGCGTAGGCGATGTGCTCGGCGAGGGACCGGTGGCCGAGGCCGGCGAGGACGCACAGGTCCACGGCAAGCCACGCGGCCCTGTAAAGAACCCAGTGGGTCGGCCGGGAGTAGATCCACCGCTTGAACCCCGCGGTAGCCACGCCACGGCGGCCGATCAGCGCCCAGTACAGGACCCCGGACTGCTCCGCGAACCCGCCCTCCCCGCCCGGCGGAACCCATTTCCGGCCGGTGGCGTAGTCGAAGTCGTCCTGGATCGACCACCGGGCGTCCAGGGCGCGGCGGACCCAGCTGCCTTCCCGCTGCTCCTCGTCCTTCGCCATGCGGCGGACGTGGCGGTAAGAGGCCAGCAGGTGCCGGGCGTAGGTCATCTCGGCCTGCTGGGCCACGACCGCCGGTCGGTCGGTGAGGGCGGGAAGTTCGGTCGTGTCATCGGGATCGCGCTCCAGCGCCGGCTCCGGGGCCGGGATGTCCTCCCAGCCGCCAGAGTCGTCGGCGCCGCGGAACACGCCCCGGAGCGCCTCAATGGCGCCTGCGGTACCCATGTCGTCATTCCCCCTCTCCGGGGTGAGCGAGTGCTGCTTCGTAAGCTGCCTGGAACACGGTCAGCAGGTCATAGCCGCGGGGCCTGCCGGGGAAATCGTCGGGCCGGGCGTGCCGGCCGACCTGGACGGCAATGGCCAGGACCGTGCCGGCGAGGTGCGCGTCGAGGTGCTGGCCATCGGATGGGCGCCCCTTGCGGGCGTGCCGCAGGATGGCCAACTGGGCTTGCAGGGTGTGGAGCGCGCGGTTCAGGGCCCGCTTGCTGTCGCCATTCGAGAGGTAGTCCCGGATGGCGTCCTCGGCTTCCGTGGACCAGTCCGTGTCGGCTGTCGTGGTCGTCATCTCGGGATCTCCCTTCGGGTGGTCGGCTAGTTCTCGAGGTCGCGGGCCCGCCGGCGCTGCCTGGCGTTGGCCCACATGTGGTTGAGGACGGCGAGGACGATGACGATGACCACCACGGCGATGGCGTCGCCGCTGTGGCTGGCGGCGTGATGGGCGACGGCAGCGGTATGCATCGCTGGCCTCCTTGGTTGGCGGGTCGCGGGCGGGCGTCGGTCAGTTGCTGCTGCGGGTCTTGGCACGCCAGACGATGACGGCGACCAGGGCGACCAGGGCGAGGACGAGGAGCCAGCCGCCGTGCGCGCCGATGTTGGCGAACTGGTGGCCGGCGTTGTTGAGGCGGCCCATGGCGTACTGGTGCCAGCACGTCTTGTTGGTGCATGCCTTGGCGACGAAGTCGGTCGCGGCGGTCGGGTTCACTGCGGTTCCTTTCGGGTTGCGCTGGCCGGGTCGGTCCCGGTCAGCAGGAGGCGGAGAAGGGCTGGGTGCCCCACACGTGGGGGACCCAGATGGCGCGGGCGACGGCTTCGGCGTTGTGGCCGGCGCGGAGCGCGGCGATGACGCCGGGGTAGTGGCCGTTGTAGAGCGTCACGACAGTGGCGTGAAGGCCCTGGGCGAGCGAGACGTAGTTGCGGACGCCGGCGGAGTTGTAGAGCGTGTTGCCCGGCTCCTGCCTTTCGGTGTCCAGCGGGTTAAACCGGGCGTTGCTGTTCTCGGCGGCTGCCTGGGCGGTGATCGCGTTGACGTTGCACGTGGTGACCGGCAGGCCGGCGGCGCGGAGGAAGTCGGCCGCCCAGGCGCGGCGCCCGGGGAACGCGCCATGCGCCACCGTGCGCGTCGCCGGGGGCGGGGGAGGCGCGACCGCGTCGGCGACGACCGCCGGATGGTCGCCGGGCTTGCCGTGGTGGGCGCCGCTGGCCATGGCCACGCCGACAACGACCGCAGCGACAGCGGCAACGCCGCCTCCGCTGCTGCTCTTGCCGTGGCGCTTGCATCCCATGGCTACGCACCCCCCGGCCGGGCGTAGCCGGTCAGCGGGCCGGCGTTGACGTCGGCGAGCCGGGTCAGCATCACGTTGGTGCCGGTCTCGAATGCCTGGATTACCCAGCCGCCGCCGATGTACATGACGACGTGACCCGGGTTGGCCTGCGTGCCGTCCGACCCGGCGTAGAAGATCAGGTCACCCGGCCGGAGTTGGCTTCGGGAGATGTGACGCAATGCCGGCCACTGCTTGAACGTGGTCCGGGGAATGCTGACCCCGGCGTGCCGCCATGCCTCGTAGACCAGTCCCGAGCAGTCGAAGCCGCCCCGCCCGGTGCCGCCCCACAGGTACGCGACCCCGATCTGGCGGCGGGCCCACGCGACAGCTACAGCGCCGCGGTCACTATCGGCCGGGCGGGCAGCATCAGCGACAACTGCGGCCGCGGGCTTGGCGGCGTGGCCAGGCTTGGCGTGGCCTGCAGCGAACAGCGCGACGACAACAAGGCCGCCGGCCGCGAGCTTCTTGCCGCCGGAGTTGCTCGGGCAGGTGCATGGCGGGGGCATCAGCCACCGCCCGAAGATGGCCGGCCGCGGGGGAAGTCGCGGCCGGAGTCAGTGTCCGGGTCATTGCGCTCGAACCCGAGGAACAGCAGCACGACGCCGACGCCGATTATGGCGAAGATCACCAGCGAGATGACCGGGTTCATGGCAGCAGGCTCCGGGTGATCGCAAGGAGGACCAGGAAGACGCCAGCGACAGCTGCGCTGACCAGCGCCAAATGCCGGGCAGCAGGGGAATGGTCGGCCACCAGCATGACCAGCGACCCAAGCCACCACCCGGTAAGAACCGGGGCGATCATGACGCCTCCCCGCCCTGGAACCGGTCGAGAATCTCAGCCATCTCGTCGGTGACGAACACCACGCCGAAGACGCCCTGGGCGGCCAGTTCCTCCCACGCCCCCCGGACCGGGGATCCCGGCTCGAGCGACTCAGCGAACCGCACCATCTCGGCGCGGGCCTCAGCCACAGTCCCCGGACGCGGGACATCGGTGCCGTCGTCGTAGACCAGGACCCGGCCCGCACCGTCATCGGCGAAGAAGTCGCTGACCACGCGCTTGGCGCTCATGCCGCACTCCGAACCCAGAACCGGGTCTCGATGTTGGTGTCGCCGAAGTTGCGCTGCGGCGGGTCGACGGCCTCCAGTTCGACGGGGAAGCCGACCTGGGTTGCGACCCACGCGGTCAGGTCGGCCTGGGGGACGTCTTCGACGTCGTAGGCGAATGGGCCGTCGTGGCCGCAGTGGCGGCTGTCGAAGTACTGCTCGGGCGTGTACAAGTCCCAGAGGCCCACGGACTCGCCGAGGAGCGCACGAGCCGGACGCCACGTCAGGGCGTGGGTGACGCCGTTGGCAGTCATCGCGCGGCGCTGCTGCCGGTCACGGAGGAAGCTCACGAGGCCCTCCGGACGTAGTAGACGGGCACCCGCTGCCACCGGGCGAACCGGCGGGTGAGCCTGATGTCGTGCTCCCACGCCTCAAGATCAACGGGGAAACCGACCTGGGAAAAGGTCAGGTAGGCCAGGAGGTCGGCCGGGGTGTCCTCGGGAACGTCGAAGCCGTCGTACTCAGGCGGGGCACCGAACTGGTCGGCCACCGCGGAGCGCAGCTCCCAGCAGCCATGCGAGGCGCCTTCGATGAACGACGCGGGCACCCAGGACAGGACGTGGGTGACGTCAGCGTCGACGGTGGTGTCGGTCATGGTCAGGCCGCCACTTCTGCGTGGGGTTTCGGGGAGCCGGACAGCCGGGCCTTGAATGCGGCGACGTCTGTCTCGCGGTAGCGGGCGTGGCCGCCGACCGTGTGATGCGAGGGCTTCAGCAGCCCGCGGTGCGCGTAGTTCCAGAGCGTGGTCGCGGCGACGCCGAGGATTGCCTGGACCTGCTTGGGCCGCAGGAACCTCTCTGCTGTCGTCTGCTCTGAAAGGTTCGGCATGTCCGCCTGTCTCGCTCGATTCGTAGGGTTTGAACGTCTGACGACACTGTGGCACTCTGTACTCAGACTTGTCAAGCGGGAAATCGCGGAGGAGCGTGCTGTACGGTGTCTACCGAGCGCACAGTGACCGACAGAGTGCCGAAAGGGCTTCCACGTGACCGGACGGGGGCTGCCGGCCTACCGGCAGGCAGCGGAGGACATCCTCGGCTTGATCGCGGCCGGCAAGCTTGGCCCGCTGTTCACCGTCCCCGAGGCGGCGAAAGCGGCCGGGGTCAAGGACTGGGCCGCGCGGAAAGCCGCGGAGCACCTCGCGGAACGCGGGCTCATCGAACCGCAGCAGGGATCGGGGTACCGGGCCCTGATCACGGCCGAGCAGGCCGCAGCGCAGCGGATCGACGACCGGTCCGTCCGGGAGCAGGTCGCCGAGCTTCAGCAGCAGATGGCCGAGTTGCGCCAGAGGTTCGGCCGCATGGAAGCCGAGCTCGCGACGCTGACCGGGAAGCCCCGCGGAGGCAGGCGTGAGCAGGCAGACACGGCGGCCGGCAGTGGGCGGCGGTAGCGCCGAAGTCGTCAGCATCGGCGCCGGCCGGGCAGCTGATTACGCCAGTCTCGCGTGCGGCCAGGTCGGCGCAGCCCGCCGCCAGCTCGGCATGAGCCGCCCGGACTTCGCCCGGTACATCCGGGAGCTAACCGGCTGGGATGTCCTGCCGGAGGCCATCGAGGCGTGGGAAGACGACGTGGTCCCGCCCGGCGACGTCGTCCTCGCCTGCTCTGCCGCCACGATGCGGATACCTGGGCTGGCACAGCCGCTGCTCGCCGCGGTCCCCCCGGCATTCCCCGCCGCCGCACTTTCTGGCCCCTGGGTGACCACTTTTGCGTTCACCCATGCCGGGCGCCCGCACTACCACGCGGACATCGCCCACATCGTCGCGGAATCCGAGTCGCGCGTCCGGGCCGTCAACCACCCGCCCGAGCCCCGCAGCCAGGGCCGCCGGCAGGCGTTCCGCAACGAGATCGAGGCCACCCTCGCCGGCCGGCACCTCATCGGCCAGTGGCAGAACAAGTCCGACACCCGTTACTGCGGCGGCCTGCAGCTGGCCGTCCTGCCGGGCGAGACAGTCATGCTCGGCCAGTACACCGGGGTCGCCAGCGACGTCGAGGTCTCGCGGGGCGACTGGAAGTGGATCCGCCTCGACGCAGAACCGGGCGCCAACCTCGCGGGAACCGTCCTGCGCAAACCAGCTGACCTGCACGACCTCATGATGAACCATTCGGAGTTCGACGTGCCCCTTTCGCTGGCCGACGTTGGAGAGGAACCCTGATGCTGACCAAAGACGACGTTCGCGCGGTCATCGCCACGTACATCGAGGCCTGGCAGGACCAGGATCCGGATCTCATCTGCACGATTTTCACCCAGCACGCGACCTACCATGAGCGCGTGCTGGCTGGCCCGATCCCCGGCCGTGAGGCCATCCGCCAGTACTGGCAGGACAAGGTCGTTGGCGCCCAGGCCAACATCGTCTGCCTGCTGAGGAATCTGTACATCGACGGGGACACGGCCATCGCGGAATGGGAGGCTGAGTTCGACGACCTGGCGCAGGGCACGCGCAAGCACATGAAGGAGATCGCCGTGCTCGAGTTGGCCTACGCCGGGGACGGCCACTACCAGATCGCCGCGCTGCGCGAGTACTGGGCCTCCGAGACGATCGGGCAGCTGGCCAGCGACTCCAGCGCCCAGGGAAGCGCTAGCTGACGAGACTGCCGTCTCTGTGCGACCCTGATGTCATGACGGAACAGGCCTACAAGGTCACCTTGCGCAGAACGAGGCCGCGGCCGCTGCTAGGCGGTGTCTACGTCACCGACGTGGCCACCGACCAGCTGTGGCTTGACCTTTGGAACAAGGCGCAGGTCACGGATCAGGTCGCTGACCTGATCCGCCGCTGCCAGGGCGACTCCGAGGACATCGAGTCCTACCAGCTCGTCGTCGCGGACCTTGCATCGCCGGACAACGTCCTGACCACGGTGCGGCTCTCGTACCGGGACCTCGAGGCGATCCGTGACGGGACACCCGTCCCCGGGTCGGCGTTCACGCTGAGAGATGTCAGCGATGAGGCGCTGCTGCAGGAAGTTGCGCGGCGGCTGCTGCGGCTGCGGGCATGATTGGCGCATGACCAACACGGGTTCGGCTGGGTGGCGCAAGAGCTCGTGGAACACTTTCAACGGCAACTGCGTGGAGGTTGCGTGGCCGGCGCCGCGGGTGGTCCTGGTCCGCGACACCAAGAACCGGGACGGCGGGACGCTGAGGTTCGCCGGCGGGGCGTGGCAGGCGTTCACCGAGGCCGTCAAGGGCGGCGCCTTCAGGGGCCGGTAGGCCGCGTAGTGTCCTTCCGCTGACCGGTGAGGCCACCCCGGGTTACCGTGCCGCGTGCCAGCACCGAACCTGAGGGGAACCCTGATGACCGACACGGCCGCCCGCGACCAGCCCGCCGGGAAACGCAAGCCGCCGAAAACACCAGCTGAGCTCGCGGCCGAGCCACTCGAGTTGCGGTACCTCCGCCACATCAGGGCGGCCGTCGTGTTCCTGGCGTGGCTGTTCGGGGCGGGGTTCGCTGCTGCGGTGATCATCGTGCTTGTTGCTGCGGCGCAGTCGCACTCCGGCTGACGGCCCGGCAACCCGGCCGGTACGTGCGGAAGGGCGCATCCGGTCGCTCACTGGATGCGCCCTTCCGTGCTGCCCGGCTGGGGGCGCCGACCAGCCTACTGACCGGCGGCCGAGTGGTTTCGGATTTTTGCTCGCGCGTTTTTGAATCCTTTTCGGCCTTGATCGTTTTGGCTTTTCGTTTTCAGGCGCGATCCCAGGGTGATCACTCCCCGGAGGTGTGTCGTCGCGTTGTGCTTGACGGTGGGACGCCCGCGGCCCTACCTTGGTGTGGTAATACCACTGCCGAGGGAGGCCTATGGCAAGTGCGAAATCGCAGTCAGACCGGCACCTTGCAGGAGAGGACGCCATCTCCATCCGCCCCCCGCGGGCGCTGCGGGTCCGGTTCCTCGCCTACGTCGCGCGCACGGGCCTGTCCCGCAACGCCGTCATCAGCGCGGCCCTGACCGACTACCTCGACAAGCACGACCCCGACGCCAGCAAGCCGGACCATGGCTGAGATCTCCTCCAAAGACCTGGGCTGGCTGCTCTGGTGCGCTATCAGCTACGACCGCAGGCTCCCGTCGGGAAACATCCCGGACCGCCTCTGGGGGCAGCTGAGCACGGAGCAGCGGCAGCAGATCAACCACTGGGAGGGCGCCCGGATCGACGGGCTCGGCGCGGAGATCCGCGCCGGCCTGCGAGCCGGGGTCGCCATGGGCGCCCCCGATAGACACCGCCACCCCTGACACCAAGGACGGTTCCTGAAATGGCCAGCACCTACCCCGACATCTCAGCCGAGAAAGCCCTGCACGTCACCCGGTGCGAGGAGAACGGCGGTCACCTTCAGCTGATCGCCGTCGACAACGGTGCCCCGCTCATGCCCCGCACCGTCACGGTCTGCATCGACGACGCCAGTGCGGTGCAACTGGCCCAGGACATCCTGGGCTGGGCGCGGGTCGAGGACGGTTCCTGATGCACGACACCGACGCAGCAACCGAAGACCACCGGACCCAATTAACACGCCAGGTCCTCGCTGACCTCCAGGCCCGGCAGGACGCAAACCCGGACGTGATCTACGAGCTGCGGGCCGACGCGGACCACCGCGAGGACTTTCCGCGCCAGCTGGTGTTCAGCCCGAAGGACGAGATACTGGAGCACGATGACGCGTGGGAGATGGCCTGCAAGATGGCCGATATCCTGTCGGGCCAGTGGTGCTCAACCCTCACCATCTGGCAAGTCCGCATCTTCACCGACCTCGCCGGCCGCGAGACGCGCCGCGAGGAGTTCTACATCGTGGACAGCTGCGGCGGCTCCCAGTACTGGGACGACCAGCGCGACGACCACGGTTCGCACCAGGTCAGCTCGTCCGGGTTCTGCTGGACGTGCCTGCACCCGGACTACGACCTGGACCAGGAGTGGCACGGCCTGATCCGGCACCCCGTCACCCCCGATGAGATCGGGCTGCCCGCCTATCGCTGCTTCGTCTGCGGCGTCGAGGGTGACAACCCGGACAGCGGTCACGAGGATGTCGACCACACGGTCATCTGGGGCGAGGAACTTCACCCCCGGTGCGAGGCCTGCGGGCTTGGCTACCAGATCGCCACGCCGCAGGGCATCGACTACGTCGCCCATGCCGACGACTGCCGGGCGCTTGGCCGCGGCAGCGAGGAGACCGACCGGTGAGCAGCAGCTTCGATAACCCGCTGGCCGACGAGGTCGACCTGGGCGGCAACCGCGTCAAGGTCTACGAGGAAGTCCCCGGCCAGCTGACCATCTCGTTCTCCAAGAGCCCCGGCATGTGGGCCGGTTTCACGATCCCCGCCGAGGCCAGTGACCTGCTGCTGGAGACCGTGGCCGCCGCCGTCACCGCCCGGGACGCCGACGACATGGACCGCATCCTGATCGCGCTGAACGCCTACCAGGGCAACAACATCTGGCAGGACATCATCCTGGGCCTGGACGGCTACGACGAGGCGTTGACCGACGACCTTGATTGCGGCCGGTCCGACCGGTTCGCGCTGGCCGACGGGACCGTGATCCGCCTGGCCGTCGACCGCGGCGAGTGGCAAGTTTCCTGACCCACCCCAGCACCCCACCGGATACGGGTCTGTGTATTTTGCAGCCTGCATGGCACTCTTGTGAGTATGGCCCGATTGATCGCCCGGCTGTTCCGCCGCCACCAACCCCGGCACGCCGGGGTGTTGTCGGGGTCGCGGCGCCTTGTCACTGACAGTGGCTACGATGAGCGGCGTGACCGCAGACACGACCACCGCACCCGTATCGTCCGCCCTGGCTGACCTGGGCCGCGGGCGGCCAGGAGCTCGACGACGAGTCGGTGCTGCCGCGTAGGCGAGCTCGTGATGCGGCCGAAGGTGCTCCACTGATGGCCCGCAGCGACAACTCCCGGCGAGGCAGCGCGTCTTTCCCCCGGATCCGCCACCCGGGGTTCAGCCGGAACTACGTGCGCCCGGCGTCCAAGCAGCAGCGGGCCGCGGCGAGGACTGCTCTCGCGCGAGGGGCCGAGCCCGAGCCGTACCGGCCGCGGCGCAACAAGCGAGCTTTCTACTGGTAGGAGGCGCGATGGCCCGCATGCTCGGCCGCACCCCGGTTCCCGGCTGCTGCGCCGGCACACGCGCGGGCAGGCCGCCGGGCCCGGACTGCTGGGGCGGAGGCACGATGCCGGCCAGGGATGCCCGGCGCATCGAGGACCGCGAGCTGGCCCGCGAGTTCGCCGCTGCGGCGGCCGGCGTGGACCTGGCCGACGGCCCGAGGATCCGCGAAGCCCAGACGGCCGCGGCAGAGGGCTGGCCGTTCTGGGACTTCTCCGCCTGCAGGCACGGGTGCAACGGTGACTCGCCCTGCCCGGGGCGCTGCACGTTCATCTGCCACCCGGTAGCATCGCCGCAGGTGATGACGGCACCGGAGGATAAAGTCGCCCCAGTTTGAGTGATTTGGGGGCGCGGGCCGGCCTATCGGGATCCCACGGGAGATCTCCCCGTTCTTTACGGCGGGTGGCCGGCCCTTTTTCCTTGCCCGTGAGACGGCACGTGGCCGGTAGGATTAGCAGGCACCGGGGGCGGCCGGCGGGCTGGGCGCCGGCCGCCCTTTTGCTTGTTCAGCTTGCTCGCTGACCGGTTTCCATCCGGTGTAGCCGGGCTTCCAGCTGCACCATCCGCGCGGTCCGCTTCCCCGGCGTCCGCTCGTGCAGGTAAATGCCCCAGGCCCGGACTCCCGGTATCACCGACATCCGGACCCCGTGGGTGTCCTGGACGCGCAGCGTCACCAGCAGTTCCGCCCATGTCATCGTGCGCCGGCCCGCTTCGCCGCGGTCGTCGCAACTGTCCAGGAGTACGTCTTTGGCCGGGCTTGCCGCCTGGTCGCCCAACGCCGGTCAGCCTGTGTGCGCGAGCGGTGCCGGCGGCATGAACTTGACGTCCGCCTGCTGGTTCATCTCGGTCAGGAGCACAACTTTGGCGTCCTGCCGGATGGCGTCCTCGAAGCACACCCCGCACGCTGCGCCGCCGAGTCGCCGGCGGGCGTTGTGCCTTCGGGCGTCGCAGAAGCTCGCGGCTTTCCGGGCCAGGGGGTGCTGCCAGGTGAAGTGCTCTGGTTCCCAGGTGGCGGCCATGGTTTCCCGCTGGTCGGACTTCCCGGTCCTCTTCCGCTCCTTCGCCCGGGTTTCGCGGACGGCGGCTACCCCGTCGGCAACGGAGACGTCGCCGCGATCGACGCGTCTCTGGGACGCGGCGTCGAGATGGAGGAGCGTCAGGTAGGTCGATACCGTCGCGGTTGACTGCCCGATCGCTTTCGCGATCTGCGGCCCGTTCATCCCTGCGTCCGCCAGTTCACCGAACCCGCGGGCCTTGTCCATGGGGGACAGGTCCTGGCCGTGGAGGCCGGTGACGAGCATCAGCTTGACCGCCTCGGCCCGGGCGGGGACGGCCCGGAGCGTGACGGGGATTTCCTCAAGGCCCGCGATGCCCGCGGCGGCCCAGCGGCGGTGCCCGTCGATGAGGATGACGTGGCCGTCGTCGTCGGGGTGCGGGTAGGCGATAAGGGGGACCTCGACTCCCCGGGACTTGACCGACGCGGCCAGGTCGGTGAGATCGCCGAGCTCGCTGCGGACGTTCCGCTGGTTCGGGTGGATTTTCGAGATGTGGACGAGGACTAACGTGCCGGTGGTCTGTACCGGGTACGTGTCGGTTTTGGGCATGCTTGTTGTCTCCTCCGGCGAGGGGGTCAGGGGTGTTTGCGGCACGGCACGTCCGACTTCCGAGTGTGCGCCGCCATCTACCCACAGTGAACTGACATTGCGGACGGTGCAAGCGGGTCTGAGATATGCGTTGTCGGAATGTGCCCGCCTGCTCCCGATGCGAGGCTAAATAACGTCCGCTAGCCGGCTTAATCCGTCGGCCACGACTCCTGCGGCGCAACCCATGTCCCGAGCCCGGGCGAGACCCGCGCGTAACCTTCCGACCGCAGCAGCCGCAGCGCCTTGATCGCGGTGAACGGCGCCACGCCTGCCTCCTCAGTGATCGCCTTCGCCGACGGCAGCCGGTCCGCCAGCTCACCCGACCGGATCCGCTCCCGCAGCCACGCCGCCACCTGCTTGTAAGCGGGCACCCCGCTGAACCGGTCGATCTCCATGCCCGGCAACTTAAGCGGACCGCCTGCAGCTGCCATCGCCCGGCGAGGACGACGCGCTATACGAACACCATGTCCTCTATGGTCAAACCGGTAGCACCAGCGTTACCGTAGGTGCATGGCGGCACGGAGCATATTAGGCGCAACCCCGGACGTATCCGATGACCCCCGGCGCCCCTCGGGTCGGGAAGACGCGCGGCGGGAGGCGGGCTCCTTGCCGCCGCTGGAATCGTCTCCCGCCGCGCCGTCAGCCATCGCGGCCGCGATCGAGGGCGCCCTCGCCGAGGCCCGCTCCCAGTGGCTGTGGGAACTCCGCAACCAGTTCCCGGACTGGAAGATCTGGTACAGCTGGCGCGGCGGGTGGCACGCCATCCGCAAAGGCGGCAACCTCCGCGAGACCCGCGGTCCCGGAGCCCCGGCCTACGCCGTCTACGCCGGCGACCACGAGCTCCTCGGGTTCTTCCTCGGCATCCAGGACGCCATCCCGGTGCCCGCGTCAGCGAGGCAGTCATGAGCGGCATCCAGCCCCTCGGCCGGTCGTTCCGGCTCCAGGAGCTCATCGACACCTACGCCGAGTGGGACATCAGCGTGCACGGGTTCCGGGTCACCGCGGCGCTCCGCGACGACCCCGGCGTCCAGGCGACGGCGAACCCTGAGACGGGCAAGCCCCTCCCGGTCCTCGTGTCGGTCATGGCGAGCGTCCTCGCGGACTGGCGGGTCCAGCAGGACACCGCGCACTGCCGGATGCAGCGGCACTCCCGGCCGGTGTAGGCGCGCGGATTGCGGCGCCCCTGAGTTAGGGGATTGCGTCACGCACATGCGAACGGCAAGTATCGGAAATACTTCGCAGATTTCTGAAGGTTGACAATCAAAACGCTTCGCTTTGGTAGCGGATTCAACCGGAATCGCGTAACACTGAGAGTGGAGCTCCCGGCCTCGAGACCCAGGGCGCGGGCACGAACGGCGCGGCGGGCACGCGGCACGCAGGTGGCTTCCCGGTCAAGGAACCATGAGCGCTGCCGCCCCGCCGCGCCTTATGTGCGATCACAGCGTGTCACTCCTTGCAATTATCTGATTACTGTGCGCAGTGATCGCTGGTCAGCCTAAGGTAAGCAGACCTTGACCGGGGGCCACTTGCGCACCAGATGCCACACAGGTACCAGATCTGCGCGAGGGGACAACAAAGAATGACAATGCGGGACGTGGCAGCAGTCTGGCTGCCCTGGGCGGCGGCCGCCCTGCTGTGGGCGCTCAACCTGTTCGCCGGAATGATCCTGCGCCTCACCCCTCAGATCCACGCGCTGCTGAACGGCGGGGCAATCACCGCCGCACTAGGCGCGATCATCTGGACGGCATTCCGGCACTTCAGCGGGCCGCGGCTGAAGCCGGGCGAGCGCATCGTCAGCGACGACGAGTATCACGCCACCGAGATGGCGCTCACCCGGGCGATCATGGCCGGCCGGCCGGGATCCGGCGGCGAGGGCGAGCCACGGCTGCGGTCGGTCGCTGACCTATAAGCAGGCGGCCGTGGCCGCTGAGCTCGCCTCGGTGGTGAGCCGGCAGTTCACGTGCTTGCCCTTGCGGTGGACGTTGATCAGTTGTGCTTTCGTGGCGTCACTGATCTCGGTCTCCGTAAGGATCGACTGCTCAAAGGTGCAGAGCGGGGCGTCGTCAGGGATGGCATCGCCGGCCGGGGCGTCCGGGGCGCCGCGACCGGTGGCCGCGAGCAGGGCCTGGGTCATGTCAGGCAGCTGCGGGTAGCCGCTGCGGAGAGCCGCGCCGAGGCGGGCCATGCTCTCGTAGTCCGGCCGGTGCATCCCTGATTTCCACCGGGATACCTGCGCATGGTGGACTCCGGCCAGGTCAGCGAGCTTCCGCTGGGATATGCCTGTCTCGTCCACGATGAGGATCAGCAGGCGCCGGAGTAGTTCCTTGTCCCACGTGTGCATGCACGCACCATAGCACCGCGCACAAAACCCCGGTGGCAACAGGCGCCTCACGTCTCACTCTGAGACCCGACGGTGCATGCTTGCACGCCAGGCCGTTCGGGGTGCCGAAAAAACCCGGCCGGTTGACCAGCCAAAAGCGTTGCGGTGCATGCGCCGCGACGCCAGCCGTGGTAGCTTGCTGCGCATGCACCGCAACGACGAGCCCCCGCTGCCGCTGCCGAAAATCCGGTTCCGCGGCGCGCAGTTCGAGCGCCATTGCCGGCAGCGCGGTCTGACCACCGCCACCCTCCAGGCCGAGCACACCCGCCTCAGCAGGTGGACCCTCAGCAGGCTCCTCAACGGCCAGCACGCACCCGGCGAGCAGGTCATCGCCTGCATCATCGACGCGTTCCCCGGGCTCGGCTTCGACGACTTCTTCGAGGTAGTCAGCCCGGCCCGGCGAATCGCCCGGCCCGCGAAGAAGAAGGTCGCGGCGTGACGGCGTTGCTGGCCCGGGACGTGCCGCCGTGCGAGTTCGCCAGCGTCGCCGACGTCCGGGAAGCCTGCGACCAGGTCCGCCTCCGCCTGGGCGAGGCCGCCATGCGCGGCGACATCCCCGCGATCTGCGGCTGCCGGGCGGCCGCGGAAGACATCCGCGTCGCCGTCCGCGACGCGCACCTCGGACCCGAGGCCCGGCTTGCCGCCGCCGAGCTTCAGCGCCGCGGCGACAGGACCCTCGGGGTCGCGCTGCGCGCCGGCCAGGCAGCCGGCACGATCCAGACCCGCGGCGGCCACAGCCTCGACGCTCTCGGGATTCCCTGCGCGACGGACTACGTCTCCAGGAACGACCTGTATCCCGGTGGCAACGGCCGGTCAGCGGGGATCTACAACCTCGCTGACGGCATCACCGACGAGGCGTTCGAGGCGGCGCTCGCCGCAGGCCGCGCGCAAGGCGTCCTGTCCCGGGTCAGCGTGGCCCGCCGCCTCGGCTTCGACCACGTGGTCATCCCGGACGGCGGCCGGCGGCCGGCAGTCCCGGACTACCCCGACGCCCCCGACCCCGGCGACCGCAGCTTCGCCGCCATCGGCCAGCGCCTTGGCGTCATTAGGGGAATGGCCGCCGGCGGTCACACGTCCCGGCAGATCGCCGACGCCATCGGCCGGTCGGAGCCATATGTCAGGGACCTCATCAGGCGAGAGGCGATCGTGATCCCCGCCGATGAGGTGACCCGCAAGAACCACGGCCGCGACTCGGACCAGATCGTGCAAGGCACGGTCGCGGCGCTGGAGGGCCTGGCCATGGGAGTGGAGTTCGTCGACCCCGCAGACCTTGACCCGGCCCTGATCCATGGCTGGGTGACCTCCCTCACCCGCACAACCCGGGCCATCAACCGGTTGAAAAGAGACCTGCAGAAGATGAAGGAGATCACCCAGTGACCACACTCGAGGATACCGCCGTGCGCATCACCCGCAGGGCCGCTATGCGGTGGATCCCCATCGCCGACATGGCCGTGTCACCGGTCGCGCAGCGGGACTACAACCCCGCGCACGCCAACAAGATCGCCGCGAACCTGGATCCCGACAAGCTCGGCCACCCGACCGTGAACCTCCGCGCCAAGAAGTGGATGGTCGTGGACGGCCAGCACCGGGTCCGGGCGCTGGAAATCCGCGGCATGGGCCACATGCAGCTGGAATGCGAGGCATACGAGGGCCTGACGGAGCCTGAGGAAGGCGACCTGTTCCTCCAGCTCAACGACCGCCTCGGAGTCGGCGCGTACCAGAAGTTCAAGATCGCCGTCACCGCCGGGCGCGTCCAGGAATGCGCGATCAACGACATCGTCGTCAGCTGCGGGATGCGCATCGGGCTGGACAGCAAGTCCGACGGGGCGATCTCCGCCGTCAGGACCCTTGAGGAGATCTACAGGAAGGCCGGCGAGGAATGCCTCGCCCGCACCCTGGTCATCGTCAAGGACTCCTACGGCTACGCCGGCCTCGACCACCACGTCATCGGCGGCGTCGGCCTGATGATGCAGCGCTACGGCACCGTCCTCGACGACGCCCGCGCCATCGCCGGCCTGCAGGTCGCCCCCGGCGGCTCGTACGGGCTCCTGGAGAAGGCCCGCGGCCTGAAGCGGCAGTTCGGCAAGCCCCTCAAGACCTGTGTCGCCGCGGCCGCCACGGAGACGATCAACGCTGGCCGCGGCGGCCGGAAGCTCCCGGACTGGTGGCGGGCCGGCAACGGCACCCGCCGGACCCGCGAAACCCCTCAAGCCGCACTCGCGGACGCCGTGTGACATGACCGCCGACGAAGCCGAGCGGGAACGGCGGGAGATCACCGCGTTGGCCATCGAGCACGACGCGGACCGAGAGTTCCCGCCGCTCGACCAGGCCGCCGTCCAGGCGATCCGGCAGCGGATGCCAGGCCTGCGGGAACCGCGGCAGCAAGACGCAGCCTGACGGCACCAGATCTACGAAGGGGGACCAGCACCATGACGAACGGCATCGCCGTCCCGGAGGAGGACCGGCTCCTTACCCCGGCTGAGGTGGCGAAGATGTTCCGGGTCCGGCCGCAGACGGTGACCCGGTGGGCTAACGAGGGGAAGCTCACTTCGGGCCGCACTCCCGGCAACCATCGCCGTTACCGGGCCGCGGAGGTCGAGGCGTTCCTCGCCGGGCTCCAGGCGACTGGTCGTGACACATGATCCCGGTGATGGACGGCCACCCCATCCAGGCCAGGTACCTGCTGCCTTTCGACCGGATCCTCGACGGGGGCGTCGTCGTCGAGGTGACAGAGGTCCGCGCGGTAGCCGTGTCCTGGTCGCTGCCTCCGACCGTGGTCATCGACTGGGCCGGGATGGGGAACGTGACGGGCTGCACGGTGTACGGCAACCCGGAGACCACGGTTTTCCTGCTGGCCTGCCCGCCCCCGCAGGGCGTGGCCGCGTGAGTATCTGCATGGTCCCGGTCGCCAGCAAAGTGGAGGTCAGGGGCGTCATCGAGATCCCCGGTGGTTTCGCGCTGACGTTCACTAACGGGTCTTCCCTGTCGTTCGGGAACCCGCAGGATGTCCGAAACCTCATGGGCGGCCTCGCCGGCGTCATCGTCGCGTTCGAGGGCCGCGACACCCGGCTGGCCGCTGCAGGGCTGGGCACCTGATGGCCGCCGGGCCGCTGAGCCTGCCGCCGGAGCGGGCCCGCGCGTGGGCACTCGGCCACGCCGACCCCCGGACCGACTGGTGGGCCTGGGCCACGCCGGCCGGCGAAATCCGGGTCACGCCGGCCGCGCGGAACGGCCTCCCGTGGGTTCCGTGGGACTGGGCAGCCGTCCACCGCGCGAACCAGCTGCGGGCCGAGGAAGTCTTCGCCATGGTGTACGCCGCCAAGGCCCGGGTCGCTGACCGCCTCGGGTTCGACAGTGACGGCGGCGGCCACTGCCTCGCCGACGGCGACTACCTCAGCATCGACCTGGCCCTGGCCGCGCTGATCGAGGCCCGCCGGGGTGCCGCATGACGGCGCTCGCGGAAGAGGCCCCGGTGCTGCAGATCACCGAGCCGGGGATCTACGACGGCATCCCCGAGGACGTCTACCACGGTGACCTTGTGCCCGGCGGCAGCCTGTCTGTCTCGGGGGCAAAGAAGCTGCTGGCCCCGTCGTGCCCGGCGCTGTTCGCGTGGGAGCGGGAGCACCCGCCGCCCCCGAAGAAGGCGATGGAGCTCGGGACCGCGGCGCACACCGTTGTGCTCGGAACGGGTCCGAAAATCGTCGAGATCGACGCGGCCGACTGGATGAAGAGGGCGACCAAGGAGCGCGGCGCGGAGGTCCGCGCGGAGGGCGGCGTGCCGCTGCTTACGAAGGACTACCGCCGCGTCCAGGGAATGGCCAAGGCGCTGCGGGAGCACCCGATCGCCAGCGCCCTGTTCGATCCGGAGCGCGGCGGCCACGCGGAGCAGAGCTTCTTCTGGTTCGACGAACGGTGGGGGATCTGGCGACGGGGGCGCATGGACTGGATGCCGCCGCTCGACCGAGGACGGCCGGTTCTCGGGGACTACAAATCTGCGACTGCGGCTGATCTGAATGCGATCACCAAGGCTGTCCGGAACTTCCGCTACGAGATGCAGGACGACTGGTACAGCGACGGGATCGAGGCCATCACGGGGGTGCGGTGCCCTTTCCTGTTCGTGTTCCAGGAGACGACGGCGCCGTACCTGATCACGGTCTGCCAACTGGATGAGGAAACGCGGCTCTCGGGGCGGCGCCGGAACGACGAGGCGCTGGAGATCTACCGCGACTGCACGGCTGCGGGGGCGTGGCCGGCTTACTCCGATGACATCGAACTGATCAGCCTGCCGCCGTGGGCGCAGGCAAGGGGGGACTACCTATGAGCAGCCAGCAGCTGGAGCATCTGTCACCGCGCATCGCGATGGCACCAGGAGCCGCGAGCCAGGGCACGCTGATCGAGCAGTCGCGGGCCGTGGCCGAGGCCCAGGCCGCGGTGATTGTCGCCCAGCAGTGCCCGCGAAACGTCTCCCGGGCGATCGAGGAGATGCGGGAGTCGTGCCGCCGGAAGGAGCTGGCCGACCGGGCGTTCTTCCGGTACCCGCAGGGCGGCCAGATGGTAACTGGGCCGTCGATCCACCTGGCCCGCGAGCTGGCCCGGATCTGGGGCAACTTCTCCTACGGCCTGACCGAGCTGAGCCGCAACGAGATCCAGTCGGAGATGCTGGCCTACGCCTACGACCTGCAGACCAACGCCCGTAACCAGTCGATCGTCATCAACCCGCACCGCGGGTACACGGGCGGCAAGGAACTGACCAGCCTGCGGGAAGTGTACGAAAACAACACAAATGTCGGCGCTCGGCGGGTTCGGGAAGCGATCCTCGCTTCGCTCCCCACGTGGTTCGTCGAGGAAGCCAAGGATCTCTGCAGCAAGACCATCGCCCAGGGCGACGGCCTGCCCCTGGCCACGCGGATCGCCAACGCGATCGAGGTTTTCGGCAACATGGGCATCACCGTCCCGCAGCTCGAGACGAAAATCGGGATGCCAACGGCGAAGTGGGGGGACCACGACGTCGCCCAGCTGCGCATCATCCGCCAGGCCCTACTCCGCGGCGAGACCAACAAGGACGACGAGTTCCCGCCGGCCCGGCTGAGCGCCGAAGACATCATCCGCCAGCCAGCCCAGCCCGCGGCCGCCAAGCCGGCCGAAGCACCCGCTGCGGGGGCGGCCAGCACGCCGACCGCGGAGCCCGAGAAGCCGAAGCGCGGCGGGACGGGCGCGGCTCGGCTCGGCCAGATGATCGCCCAGCTCATCCCCGGCACCCCCGATGACCTGGGCGTGTTCCTGACGTGGCGTGCCGGCCGCAGCGTCGCGAAGCTGGCTGACCTGTCCCGCGACGAGGTCGACGCGGCCTGCGCGTACCTCGACGACATGCTGCAACTCGTCCACGGTGACACCGGGGCGGCTGCCACCAACATCTGGCAGCAGGTCGCCGAGGCCCAGGTAGACGCCGCGCGATGAACAGCCCGCACCAGGGCTACAGCCCTCAGACCCCGCCCGGCGCGGAAGCCGCGCTGCAGGCCTTCTCCGACGCCCTCGACGAAGCGCAGGACGCGCTGAAAGCCGCGCGTGACGCGGAAGTCGACGCCGAGGTGGCGCTCAGGGCAGCGAAGCGGAGGTGGCTGCTGTCCGACGAGTGCCCCAAGGTCCGCCGCAACGGGTGGACATGCGCCGAACGCGACGCGTGGGTCGAGGACAAATGCGCGGACGAGGAGCTGGCGTGGATGCTAGCCCGCGCCGCCCGGCAAGCCGCGGCTGACCACCTGAAAACCGTCGGGAAGCAGGGCGGTTTCCAGCAGTCCATCGCCGGGTCAGTCCGGGAGCAGTACCGGGGAGCCGGCCAGTGGGGAGGCCCGCGGTGAAGCGGAAGGCGCCGATGAACCGCGGCGGCCGGCTCCGCAGCCCGCGGCACAACACCGGGTTCGCGGCCGGCCAGCGGCTGGACATCCGGACCCGCGCGGGCCTCGGCGACCCCTTCCAGGCGCTGTGCGAGATCTGCGGGATCTGGCTGGGCCTGTACGGCGGGCAGGTCCACCACCGCCATAACCGGCAGTCCGGCGGGTCGCGGCTCGCGAACGTGCTGTCCAACGGCGTCCTCGCCTGCGGCACGCCCGTCACCGGGTGCCACGGGAAATGCACCATCGGGACCGGCCCGGTCATGGAGTCGATGAAAGACCGCGGGTTTGTCCTCATCACCGGCCAGAACCCGCTGCTCGTCCCGATCCTCATGCCGTCCACCGACGGCGACCTGCCCACCTGGCTCACCAACACCGGGACCTACTCCGCCGAAGCACCCCTGAAGGAAGCCGCATGATGCCGCTCCCGCCGCAGCTGCTGCCCTCCCACCCGGCCATCGCCGCGTCACACGCCCGGCACCAGATGGCCATGGACCAGATTCGCAGGTCCACCCGCCCGGTGCCCGTCCTGCCCGCGGCAGACACGCGGACCCTGTGCCAGCGCGAGGCTGACGAGTCCGCTCTGCTCCGCGCCCAGGACCAGGCCATCGACCTGGTCACCGGAGACGGGCCGGGTGAGCCGTCATGACCGTGGACATGACGGCCGTCAGCCTGTTCGCCGGGGTTGAGGGCTTCGGCCTGGCGATGGAACGCAACGACGTGCCCGTGAAGGCGTCCGTTGAGATCGACCCTGATGCCCGCGGCGTCATCGCCCGGCATTTCCCTGGCTCTGTCCTGCTTGGCGACGTAACGAAGGTACCCGCCCGTGAAATTCTCGCAGCCGGATTTGTTCCATACCGAGGGATCCTCTGCGGAGGTTTCCCTTGCCAGGATCTCTCCGTGGCGGGCCTCCGTCGCGGCCTGGGTGGCGCACGCTCGGGGCTGTTCTGGGAGATCGTGCGGCTGGCCCGTGCTCTGCGCCCGCGCTGGCTCATTCTTGAGAACGTCCCCGGTCTCCTGTCGGCGGTCTGCCACTGTCCCGGCGACGACACCTGCACCGACAACGGACGAACTGTTCCCGGAGCTTGCGGAGAATGGCGACTCGTCTCCCGTAATCCTGATGTCACCCGATGGTTCCCCAATGTCCCCCACGGGGTCTCCGGCGGTGCCTGTGCAACGGGTTGCATGGCAGCCCACGGGGGCGCAATGGGTACCGTCCTCGGGGCGCTGGGCGAGCTCGGGTATGGGCTCGCCTACCGAGTTCTGGACTCTCAGTTCTTCGGCGTCGCCCAGCGACGCGAGCGTGTGTTCATTGTCGGATGTCTTGGAGACTGGGCCGCACCTGCAGAGGTACTGCTTGAGCCCGAAGGCGGCGAAGGGGATTCTCCGGCGGGCGGCCCGGCGGGGGAGAGTTCTGCCGGGCCCGCTGCAGGAAGCGCTGGAGGAGTTGGCACAGCAGCGCCCCTGACCACCCGGCCGTACGCCGATCAGATCAGCGCTGAGGACAGCCTGATCACCGCCTCGACGCTGCAAGGCGGAGGACGGCGCGGCCACCGGGTCGACGCCGAGGGCGCTGCGGGCGGCCACCTCATCCCGCTGCAGGTCGGCAACTGGGGCGGCAACGGATCCGGTGTCGGCCTGGATGGCGACCCGTCATTCACGCTCGACACCGACGGTTCACCAAAGGCCATCGCGGTCAGCCGGACCATCACCGCGCACCACGGCAAGGGCCCGGACTCGGACGCGACCAACGGCCTCATCCTGGCCCCGGTGGTCGCCGCGACGCTGACCTCCGGCCGTGCGGCAGGCGCTGGCGTGAACGCACCCGGGCGGCGCCAGGAAGACGACGTCACCCTCGTGGCCGGACCGGCCTTCCCGCGCGGTGATCGGCTGGTCGCCCAGCCGATCACCGCGCGGGAAGGAAAAGGCGCGGACTCGGAAGCGACCAGCGGGAACCTCGTGCCGATGGTGACGCACGCCCTG